GAGCAATAACATATCCCAAATCTTCATCAGGCCCATTCCACCATCTTAAACCTGTGGATGTAAAACCACTTGTTGGGTATCCAATAGCAATACTTCCAACTTGTTCTGTTCCCGAAATTGTTGAACCTGTATTATATGCAAAAGGTCTTGATGTTGCCATTTTATATTTCTATTATAGTATAGATTGTTGCATCACCATTTATTAAAATCCATTCAAAACACTGCTCTTCAGTGAAGTCAATAGTTTCTTCCACCAATTCAGATGGTGTTACTCTCAAATCATATACACAATATTTTTTCATAATAATTAACTAAATGTCACAGTTATTGTTTGTGTAGGTTGTCCACATGAACTACCGTTTAATCCACCCCAATTTGAATTTTTAATCATAGGTCTCACTGTGTATGTTCCTGGACATTGACACAATCCTCCCGATGTTAAATAAATTGAATTAGCATCAACAGTTCCTGAAACACAACCGTGTGCAACTCTCCAAGTATTAGCTCCAATTGTTACTGTAAAGTTTGTACCTGTAGTAGCTGTTCTCAAAGCATTTGCAATATCTTGAACTTTAACATCTGTCACTATTACTGAAGTTCCGAGGTTATTTGATATTGACATATTAGTATAAGTACCCGTTAATTGACTCCTGAAAGTTGTCCAAGCGTTTTCTATTGTGGTTCCTGGTGCGGCATTATTTGTAAATGTTTGAGAGAATGTAACACCTGTAGCAGGTATTGGACTAACACTTGGTGTTGGGGTATTAGTAGGAGTTATTGTCGGTGTAATTGTATTAGTCGGTGTTTGTGTTGGTGTTAATGTATTAGTAGGTGTAATTGTTGGGGTTACTGATGGGGTAGGTGTCGCTGTTTTTGTTGGGGTGACTGAAGGTGTTGGTGTAATTGTATTTGTCGGTGTTTGAGTATTTGTTGGGGTAATTGTTGGTGTAGGAGTATTAGTTTGAGTGTTAGTTGGAGTTACTGTCGGTGTTATTGTAGGTGTTATTGTTGGAGTAACCGTTGTTGTTGGTGTAGGTGATGGTGAAATAAATCTTGATGAAAATGAATTAAAGTTTTTTAAAACTTCTGTAGAACTTAATACTCTATTGTAAGTCATGGCAACTGAAACTCTACCATTTAATAGATTACCTCCAGCACCAAATGCTCCTATCCTTGTTGAGCCATTACCCCCAATAGGTGTCTTTTGAGCTGTGTATGTATTATCTTGAACACCATTAACATATAATACAAATCCATTTGTGGTATCAAAAGTTACACACGCATTATACCACACCCCATTACTAAAGTTAGTGACCGATGGGAAAACCGTATAAACACCCCAATTTGAGTGGCCACAATATAATTTATTGGTGCTAGCAAAGAACATAAAGTGTCCACCAGTATCACTACTTAATAAATTATTATCTGAAGTACCATTTAAATAAAACCAAATATTCTTTGTATACGATGATAGTCCAAGAGGTGTTCCTACAACGTTGACGTATTGAGTGTTACCATTAAATGTAAGGTATCCGTTGTTACTTGAATTGAATGTTGGAGTATTAATTAGTGTTCCGTTGTTACCACTAAAACTTAAATCATCCCATCGTGAACCACTTCTTGGGTATGATGAAACATAACCAGCATCAAGTAATAATGTTAATCCGTCAGTTATAATATCAGGGTAATCAAGGTTAACACAAATAAGACCTGTTTGTCCTGTGTACCATCCTAACGCTTCGTTAGCAGTATTAAATGTTTGTCCCGCAAATCCTTGTGTAAAACCAATAAGTTCTGAGTCGTTTTGAGCAACCACTATGGATGGTCCAGCAACTGCCTTGTTTCCATACATGGTATAACCACCTGATGGTGGTATAATAGAATTCCAAAATCCTGTAACACTTGTTGGCCCGTATTCCGCACCTTCATTAATACCCAAAACCCAATCCTTAACTTTAATCGTATTAGGATGAAAGGACGTTGAGTATTTTATTTTATTCGGTGGGATTGGCATTATCTTGCAACTTCTGTTATTCTTAACCACATTGAAGTAGATGAATTTACTATTGTGATATTATCATCCGCAAAACTTCTACGACATGCAACTACTATCGATTTTGCGGTAGTATTAGAGTTAGTGTATCTACCCGTTAATGGAAATAAAACACCTGTACGAAATCCATTAACCGTGCTTTGTACTGAATAGGTTATTTCACCACCATCAACCTTTATTCTAGATATGTATGAATCATTACCTGTACCAGAAGTAAAATCAAAAGATGCTAAATGATAATGTATTACTAAATAACTTGTAGAACTTAATGGTGTATAACTATAAGTAACAAAATCAGTATCCGAATTACTGGTAGCTATAGTTGTAGTACTAACAGTTACCTCAGTATTACTCAAAATAATATCGTTAATTACCTGACCGGCTCTCCACGCATTAGCCTTTATAAATCCTGTAAATACCACATTACCTGTGGTATCTATAGCCATTTTTACCGCACCTCCTGCTTCATTTAAATTATTTGTGATACGAACTAACTGTCCACTTAGAACATCAAATGACCCATTAAAACTATCAATACCAAAGTTTGAATTATTAGCATAATAAAACAAAACACCCGGAGTATCTGTACTATTATTATCAAGAAGAACATCACCAGTAGCTGACCCCGCCTTTGTAAATGTTCCGTTACCAAAAGATGTTACACCTGTAGTACTTATATTACCATTAACACTTGTATTACCTGTAACTGATAATGTAGTACCATCAAAAGTCATTCTAGCCTGAGCAACCGCAGCATTAGATGTCCCATCAGATGTTAATACTCTATTACTACCCGGACTTGTGATTGTGGTAAATCCTGTACCTGATGTTCCGGCAGAACCGGAACTACCCGATGAACCTGATGTACCAGAACTACCTGAAGTTCCTGAAGAACCACTTAAACCTGATGTTCCGCTAGTTCCTGAAGAGCCAGTACTTCCACTTGACCCTGAAGAACCTGACGTTCCACTTATCCCATCTAAACCACTTGTTCCCGATGACCCACCATTACCTGAGGTACCACTACTTCCTGATGTTCCTAAAGAACCACTACTACCACTTGAACCAGATGTACCAGAACTACCTGAAGTTCCACTACTACCACTTGTTCCTGACGAACCTGTAGAACCCGAACTCCCCGATGTTCCTGCAGAACCTGAACTACCACTAGTACCTGAAGAACCACTAATCCCGCTAGAACCTGAACTACCATTAGTTCCCGATGTTCCTGAACTACCACTACTACCTGACGAACCACTTCCTCCACCACCTCCGCTAGTACTTGCCGATAATACAATCGTATTGTTTCCAACTGATGATATATCAACATTAACACCACTAAAATTAATATAACTATATGGTGATGACGTAAATTGACTAACATTATTTATTCTAACTGACGTAAATCCTGAACCTCCTCCAGTTCCTGTCGAAAACTTTCTCCATGCCGCAGTACTATATGTTGCACCACTAACATCTTCAATAGTGTTAGCAGTCCAAGAATTAATAAACGACTGACCCGCAGCAGTTTTATTATTTATCGTTGTTCCAAAATCAGATACTTGAGCGCATCCCGTACTAGCAGTCGCAGCATTAAATAACGTCTCGTAATCATTAATATGATATTGGTAAACTTGGTCAACCTCATAAACATAAGCCAACATACCAAGTCGTCTTCTACCTGATGAAATATTATCTGAAGCCAAAGTAATTACATCAGGTGACCAAGCTGTTCCCGTTCCTTTTGTAAACTCAATAGGAATAGTATTACCCGAATATTCAATACTTCCCGTTGTTCCCGATGGTATTGTATAATAAAGGTCAGATAAACTGAAAACCTCCATATAACCACCCGTATTATTAACACTGAAAGTAGTACCATACGTATTGTTTCTTGGTACACTTTGTGTTCCATTTAGTTGGATAGACGATATTGGATTTTTATATGGGAAACTCATTTACTATAATTATATATCAACCTTACTTCCTCTAAAATAAAGGTCATAAGTATTATCCAATTCAAATGTATTTGATGGGTATGTTGTGTAAACCCTGTATGTTGTATTTGCAATAGTACTACCTGTATAAGTAAATGTATTAGCGTAAATTGTCGGTTCCGTCTTTACACTTGTAAAGACATTTGGATTAACTATTCCCAAATCAATCTCAACTTGGTATTGATTATTGGTTCTGCTAATTGGTATTATCCAAGTGTACCAAGCTTTACATCCAACCGTATTTTCAGGTACTTTTGTTGTTGGGAAATTATATTTAAGATATGGGTTACCGTATGAATCAAGTCCACTACTTGCCGATGGTACTAATTGTTTTATAATATTTGGAAATAATCCTGTTGTCCATCCTGAGAAGTTAACATATTTGTTCATGTCTAAATCAAATGTACTAGCCGAACTACTTGGTTTAGTAGTATTTGTAAATCCATAAAAATTAGAACCAAGTGAATTCATGTAAGAACCAACACTAGCAGAACCTGAGTATGGTTCAATGAACAAATAAGCATAAATAGGAGTGTCAGGTGTAACTGTAGGTGTTGGAGTTCTTGTAACTGTTGGAGTAATTGTTTGTGTTGGGGTATGTGATGGTGTAACTGTTTGTGTAGGTGTAATACTTGGTGTGATACTCGGTGTAGGTGTAAATGATGGTGTAATACTTGGTGTTGGAGTATTTGAAGGAGTTAAAGAAATTGTCGGGGTGACACTTGGAGTAATACTTGGGGTTGGAGTAGGTGTTACACACATATATTCTTGTGTGAAAATACATCCTGTAGAATCGACTATTTTAATTAAAACTTTTGGAGCCGATGAATATGGACTCGGAATATTAAAACTAACAGATGGTGGAATATAATCATATATTGTTGTCACAGTTTGACAAGAGTATTGAAATATGTCACAAACTGAAATAACATAAGGAGGTATTCCTCCCAAACTATTTATTGTTACTAAACTCATTTAATGATAAATAGTTTTTCAACTATTTTAAGTGCGACAAGATATACTATAATCCATTCTTACCGATATAGTTAATACATCATCTTTATAAACTTCAACACCACCAACAACATCTGATTCAATACTGATGGTATTTGTCAATAAATTAACCTCATAAGATTTAATATCAGGTATAGTATTGATTAATGCATCAATAACTGTCTTAAATGCGTTTACTGTCGGTGAATTAGATAAAGATGTTGTTGTAAAGAAAGTACCTGAATAAACCGTTCCGTCAAGTTCTATATCACAATTAAATTTAGCATATTTAAGTTTACAATCCTCATGTCCTGTTGTTAATGAAGAATATCCCTCATTTAACATTTTTGTAAAATTAAATATTGATGAAGGTAGATATGTTTTATTACCAATCGTATACTTGTAAGTTGAGCTAGCAGTTCTTAATGGGTTACAACTAATATCAATTGATTTAGTTGTTTCACAATTACTTGTACCGCTAACAGTTAATACATAAGTACCAGCAGTTAAACCTGTAATATATGTACCAATTTGACCATTAACATTATCACTCCAAATAAAGTTAAAAGGCCCAGTACTTTCATTTAATAAAACACTTATCGTACCACCACTACCATTTATACAATCAGTACCATATAACGCAAATTGATAAGGTGCCAAATAATCAATTGTAGTTGATGTAGTTTGAGTACATCCTGAAAGATTTTCAATAGTTACATCGTAATTACCTGCAGGTAAACTAGTAAAGGTATATGTCGTTGAAGTTGTCGGGTATGAGCTAGCCCCGTTTGATAGTGAATACGTATAAAATGTTGAAGATGTATAACTTGGAGTTACAGATATATTGATAGAACCATCATTAAGACCACAATAAGTACTATTTCCTGTAATAGAAAAATTAAATGATGTATCATTTAATACTGTAATATTATTAGTATAAGTACAAGCACTACTACTATCATTAATTGTTAAAGTATATGTACCCGACTCTAAACTGTTAAATGTATTGGTTTGAAGTGTTGACGTATTAGTTGTTGTCACACCACTATTATTACTTAATGAATATATAAATGGAGGTGTCCCACCTAATAATGTAACAGTTATTGACCCACTATTATACGAACATTGTGAGTTTGAAACTGTTTCAGATACCAATGAAAAACTTCTTGGAACTAAGAAATCAACTGATGTTGAGAGACTACATAACGAAACATCCGTAACTGTTAAAGTATAACTTCCTGACCCAATATTATTAAATGTTACAGATGTACCATATGTTGTAACTGAATCACCATTACTTAATAAATAAAAATACGGAGCCGTTCCACCTGTAATATTAAACGTTATACTCCCATCAGCATTAAAACAAGTTGGTGGTGTGGTTGTATAAGATATAAACGATATCGGTTCAGCATTTGTAATAGTTGTTATTTTAGTTAAACTACACCCATTCGCATCTATAACAGTTAAATTGTACGAGCCTTGAGTTAGCCCAGTTACAAATGTATCACCTGTACCACCAACAGTAGGTGACCACTGATAAATGAATGGTGAAACACCTGTTAAACCTGTAACGTATATTTTACCACTTTGTTGTGAACATGCTGGATTATCAATTGTATATAATCCAAAATCAAGTAAATTTGGATTAGTATGTATTATCACAGATTCTGTTTCACAAGGGCAATTACCATCCCCTGTTACCTGAGCGTAATACATACCTTCAGATAAATTTATAAAAGAATATGCGGTATTAACCGAAGTTGCGGAAGCATAGTATACATAGTCTTTATATAAATTAATTGTTGCCCCAACAAATGTTCCTTGAGTATTGTCAATTACCCCATTAGTCGTTCCTGTGGTTACAACTGTTAAATATGAACTATCAGGTTGACATGTTACAAAATCAGATGTGTTAATATATGCAGTACTTGCTGAAACTATATTAAAATATACAGGTCCTATAACTTCATTAATCGGAATAGTTGAAGCTGTAATATTAAATCCGTAAGTACCCGTACTTAATCCTGTTACAGAATAAGAACTTCCTGAAAAAGTTGCCGATGGTAATACATTATTTACCCAATAGATTGTATACGGACTTGAGCCAACTAAAGTAATTAGCGCAGCTCCTAATGAACTATTTGTACAATCACCTGTTAAACTTATTGAATACGAACTTTCCGCCATTATCCTTGTATCTGTATATCATTTATTACGACTATATCACTTATAACAACATCATCAAATCCACATATTGTCGATATTAATTGTAATTGATTTGTATTACTGTTATAAACTATTTGTACACCTGCTTGATTATTAATTCCACTATTTGAAAAGTAAACTAATCCTTGATTTATAGTATTTATCCATTGTGTTTGAGTTGGGTATAAATTTGGGTAATAATAGGTTGGCCCATTATTATACTCAAATATAAATTCTTCACCAGTATTAATGTGTGTTAATGTAAAACCAAATCCATAACTTGCATTGACAATTGTATAACCATCAGTAAACCCTTGTTCAGTCGCCAATACTTGTGCATCATCATGTAAACCATCTCCAATATTTTGAATTGATGGTACATCAATATCAAAAGTAAATGAGTCACAACCATTAGTTTGGAGAGTACCAGTTGTAACCGGCCCAACAACTTCTTGTAGTACCAACTGACAACCTCTTTGTCTTCTATAAATAAACTTTTGTCTATGGAATATTGAATTTTCAAATTTTGTTCCTGTATTCCAAATAGTTGTTGCCGGAACAAATTGTTCAATTAATTTAATCCAAAAATCACCTAGTCCATTAATATACTCAATCATATTTTGATAACCAAAATTGTAATTAGTTAATCCTGTATCTTGGTACATCGTAAGGTATTTCCAAAATAGTGACTGTAATGTTGGGTAACCACTTGTTTTTCCATCGGATGAAAATTGTCGATTTCTAACATTTATCATGTTCAACCAAAAAGTTTTATAAAACTCATAAAAAGTTTTATTTTGTGGTTGTGGATTAATAAAAGTCCAATCAATACCACCTATCTGTGGATACGGTGAAGATAATCCTGTGTAAGGTATTGGGTAATTTTTGGTTGCCGAAACATACCAAACATCATATGCAAGAGCTTGAGCAGGATTTAAGAATATTTCAACATTCTTAACATTAAGTAATAATCTATCTGTTGAGATTGGGTAATAAGCATTAAATAAATTATCAATGTTTTTTCTCAACCCGATATCTTCATTAGTCCAACTCTTTTTATTATCCTGAACTTTTTTAAGATTAAAACCCATATCCATGAATGGGAAATTTCTAAATCTATCTAAGAATTTTTGACCATATGTGAATGGTTCTAAATTAGTTTGGATATTAACATTTTGTCCAGTGTAGATACTAGTACTATAATTAACTTCTTCAGGTGTTCTATGTTGTACTGTAGACTCAATCCATCCACCTCCTTTTTGAAAATAAAAACTTGGTCTACTTGTTGTCCCTTGAGTAAACACAGGATTTACAGGATAACCCTCACTGTCAACAGGATAATCGGTTAATGTTGTATTTGTCGGAATTGTAACACCTGATTGTGTAAATGCAGTATATGTTACACCCTGAAAATTATAGGTATTACCACTATTTAAAACCGTAAACTGTGGGGTATATGTTCCACCTGAAATTTGTGAATATAATAAATTAAATTTTTCTATATTAATATTTGTGTCCGCCAAATAAACATTCTCATTAAACTCAACAAGAGCTTCAGGTGCCCCAATAAAACCCAATAAAAATTCAATCGACTTTCTTGTTCCTTTTGACCTGTACAAATAAGATGAATTAAGAATTAAATTTCTAAAATATTGATTATTTAAATCTTGTTTTGTTTGACTTGTCGAATAAGCAGGAAACGCATTATCCGTAGTACCATAAACCGACTCTAAAAAGTCAGCATTTGCAATTGGGGACATCCTGATTGACCAACCAAGTGTTTGAGCCAAATTAGTAACTAAACCTGAAGGTATATCATTTCCAATATTGTAATTTACAGAATTAACATACTGTATTCCATCAATATATTTTTTTGTTTCATCAAAACTTCTACCATAAATTTTTAAAGTCTTATCAACCTTTTCATCTACAGTATCAAATTCCTTTAACGCATTTGTCGTATAAAATCTAGATACTAAATTTGTTTTATTTTCATCATAACTTGTACCTAATATCTGTAATTCAGATATATAATTTTCATATCCAAAAGAACTAATATCTATATTCCATACACCACCTAATGGCCAAGTAATTGAACGTACAACATTTGAAATGTAACCATCATCCGATTCAGATGGTGTTTGATATTGGTACGTATATATTGGGTTAGAGTATCTATTTAATAACGCTTCTTCAATTTCTCCTAACTCAAGATTGAAAACTTCATTAACTATTGTATCATTTGGTCTAACAACAAAATTTTGAGAATATGTTGTTAACCCACTAAATGGATTACCTTTAACATATATTGTTAAATCGGTTGAAAAATCAGAGGTTGTATTAATATAATTTAGTTCATAACTTTGTCCGCTAAGAAATAATGAATAACTTCTAAATTGATTTGTTAAGTTTCTGTATTTTGAAACAGGAAATCCTAAACTACTGATATAAACAGTTGCATTAATTCTATAATCAATATTGAAAGGATTACTTATTGTTTGCCAAGGAATTGTTAATACTGTTTCATCTAAATTACCATTATAACTAATATTAACCGCAGTATTTGCAGTTGTTGACCCTGATGTAAAATTTCTTATTTCTAACGCCGCTGGAAAATAATTTAAGACATTATTAATTGCAACTTCTAATCGTTTACTTAATGAACCATAGGATACAAAATTTGTAACATCAGTTTCATCAAAATTTGGGTACAATCTGAAATTATTGTTATAAACAGACGCAGCTAATTCGGGTGTTAAATTTAAATCATCATTATTAAATAATGATGAAAATGTACCAGTTTCAAAATTTCTATTAACCTTTTCGGTAATACTAGTTGAGAATTCAAAACCACCAAGCGTAAGTCCTCCACCATCAGTCAGTTGTAAACCAACAAAATTATCGGAAAAATTTCTATTTTGTGGTGGACATTTATAAGTTGCCATTAAGCTATGATATTATCAAAGATTTTAGTTGTATCAAGATTACTTCCTCTATTTTGTCTAACCTCATATAACAACTCATTAAATTGACTTCTAATTTCATATAAGTTGTATTGTTTGTAAATGTTGTTATTAGTATCATAAATGGTATATATACCATCTTCAATAGATTTAGTTTGATTCCCGTAAAGTGCGATTGCTAACGTTGATATATCATTTTCAACAATTTCAACTTCAATCATTATTGGGTCAAAAAAGGTATTTGTTAAAATAATATTTTGTCCCGCAGCACCAATATAAGGTGTTGCATTTGGTTTGTTTGAGGGTGATGAACTTGGTGAAACCGTACAAAATAAAAGATTAGTTTCACCATCACTATAAACCCATCTTTGTGCTTTATCGGATGTATTATTAGTATTTGCAACTACCGCCTCACAATAAAATGAAGAAGTAATTATTCTAAAAAAATTAGTATTTTTTGTACCATCACTATTCAAATATTCTATTCGATAACCCACTAGTCCTTGTGGAACAAATCTGTTTAAAAATTCTTGGGGTACATTTGTCAAATCAATAATGATACCCTTAACATTTGGTAGTGCTTGTAATACACCACAATCAAGAATTTCAGTTCTAATTTGAATTGGCCTAATTAATAGGTTATAAATTCCAAGATTATTAAATTCTGAAGATGGTAATTTTAAATTATACATCCCACCTAAAATTTCATTTGTTTGCCCACCAATAGCAGGATTACTAAAATAAGGTTGTAACAACTCAAGAGCATCTAATTTTTTCAAGATGAAATTATTAGTGAAATCTCTTGATGGTGTATAATTCATTATTATTTCCACATCAGCTGGACTCACATCCGCCAATCTTACTGTTCCATAATTACCTGTTGCCATTTTTTACCTTATTAGTATAAATATTAATTTTTAGTTTTATTGACTGTTTTGTATGTTGAAAAAATTATATCCGTAATTTACCAAATCTGACATTGTTGAAACTTCACCAATTCTTCTGAAGTTTTCCAATGCGGAATTCTTACCTCGTTCAACAAAAACACTTGAAAATAATTGAGGTTGGTCTATTACATTCATAAGAACTTCATTCTTTGTAATAGCACTTTGAACTAACATATCTGAAGTTAATCCTGAAGAAGCCACGACAAAAATTGATGTCCCACCCGAAAAGTCAATATAGTCTGTATTGTTTATAGTATATCCTGTTTGTTGTGATGTTAAATAATTAACAACACCATACCCACCTCCAGGTAAATTAACCGTCTGACCCACTTGGTATTGTGTTGGCCCATACAATGATAAATCCTCTAATCTTGACGTTGTTACCCCTGTAATAAAATAAGGTACCTGTCCATAATAAGAACCTATTTGATACGCAATTTCATTATATGAATCTGCAGTATAAATAAAATTATATGTCTGAGGACTAGCACTCCAACTTCCACTTGTATTTGCAAAAGTCACAGTTCCGTATGGGTTTGAATTATCCACAGGTGAGTAAGGTACATTAACTGTTTTAGTTGTTGTAACAGTACCCCACATGTTTTCTTGTCTTAATGTAATGGTATAACTTGTTGGGTTAGGTAAAGGATTTCCATAAGTGTGATTTATAAAGTCAGGATAAAAAGAGTTTATAACTTGTGAACTTCCATCACCCCAATCAATCGTATATGTCGAATCAATTAAATAAACTGCACCCTCACTTGAATTATTAAATAAACTAACGGTATACGGACTTTCTGTTGACGAGGTAAATGAAAAGTTAGCAGAAATAACTTGTTGTGTAATATTCCCATCAAATCCATCATAATAACCAATATCTTGATACTTTTGTTTTAATAAAATAGGAAATGTAAGTCCTGTAAGTAATGACGTTCCACCAGTATTACCTTGTAATATACTTGTCAATCCAGTATATACCCCAAAAGTATACCCGCTAGATGTTACTTGTACAATATCTGATTCTAAAAATTCAGGAGATATTTTAATTTTAATTATTTCCATTTTTATACTGTAGGTGGATTTTTATACTCGTACCAATTATTTGTTGAAAGTGGAATTTGTGAATTAAGATTATTTATTGTATATGTCTGTTGAGTAAAATTAAAATTAACTTCTCTCATAAAATAATCAGTAGTCAATCGATAAGGTGTCGATGAATCGGTTTGTTTTTTTGTGGTAAACGTTGTAAATGTCCCATCAGAACCATCAAAAAATTTAACAGTCATATACAATTTTGTTAAATTTAATATTTCAGGATTTTCAAACCAATAAAGATAAAAACCTTCAGGATTAGTTAATGGGTTCAAACTATATCGAGGTATTGATAGTTTACCCGTTCCTTGATTATTTCCCAAATCAACATCTGTTGTATCATTTTTTTTATTTAAAATAACAGTTAGAAAATTTCGTCTTCTTAAAGTATTTTGACTATCGTAAAAATCAATCTTGAAGAATGATTTCATAAACGCAGTTGTCTTATTTAAAACTTGAGGTTGTGTAAATCTACCCGATTCAACATAACTATTTACCCAATCGGTATCACCACTGTTTTTAAAATTAAAAACATACCTAAAAGGATATGGATATGAAAATCTTGCAGTTTCATAATTTTCAGGTTCACCAATTATTTCAGTAATAATTTGTTCCTCATACAAATTAAGAGCGTCTTCCCTATCCAAAAAGTCCCAATTTATATTGATTGGGATGTTAATCCCCTTATCAATATTTGTTTTTAATATTTTAAAATTATTCACAACCATCTGTAATTGGGTCGTTAACTTGTGTAGTGTTTATATTAGTTACATTACTTCCTTCAGGTATTAATCTAAAAATGAAGTTTTCATGTACGTAATGTTTGTTATTTAAAAAAGGCCTATCAACACCTCGTCCAATATCATCAATGAAACCATAAGGATATATATCTCTCCATCTGAAATCATTATTGTAACTTGAAAAGAAAGCGTAAGTAGGTAAATTAACTAAAGGAAAATTTTGAGGATTACTTTCGTCACTTTGTTCAACATAATCTGAAAAAACCCTTATTTGGAATTTATAGTGTGGTTTATAATAATAACCTTCAGTATTTGGATTTGACTCACCAATAGGTGATGTTCTAAATATTTTTTGATTAAAATTTATTTTTTGGTAATATTCAGACAAAACAGTTTCAGTTTGTGTCATATCATTCCATTCACAAATATCCCCATCAAGAGTATCTCCAACATTATATGGTAAATTATAATAAAATCTTAAAATTGTACCACCAGGTGATGTTTTATCATAGAAATTAGTTTGAACGTTTGTTAACGCTAACGTGTTTGTATCGTTCCACCATGTATTTAAATTTGGCCCAAGATTAAACTCCCATCCCTGTTTTAACCCTACCCCATTAACAATTGGTTTATTAAAAAATCCAAAATATCCTCTATTAACTACTGTTGTATAAAATTCAGTAACAGGTCTATTTAAATTATCTAAAAGGTTATTTATATCAACATCGTTTTTAAATGATAAGTTATAACTTTGTGAACCTTCTTTTATTGAAATTCTTGGACTCAAATTTGGAGTTAAAGCTTTTGACTCATATTTTGTGTTTGTACCGAATGGATTATTTTCAAAACCTGTTTTTGTTAATTCTGAATCATTATAACTTGTAATAACTTTGTGTCTTCTTACATAATATTTTGATTTTGATTCAGGATTACCTTTAGTTGTAATTCGTTTCATTAATCCAATTGCCCCATCATAAAAATTACCACAATCAGCATAACCTAAATTATATATTGTGAATATTCTATCTTGATTATTCGCATATGAATCACCTAAAGTATAAACATCAAAGGTATTATTAGTGTTACAAGAAATTGTTAATTCAACACTATCACCTTCACTTAAATTATGATTAAATGGACACGTAAATTGAATTACAGGTTTACCATTTATAAATTCATTACTTACTACAAATGGAATTCCATTCCCAATAATCCAATCAAAAGTATTACCATCATCTAATAAAATTTGTAATTGTTTTGTATAATCACTTTCAAAAGGATATGTTAGATAAAAAAACCAATTGTAAAACGTTGCCTCTAAAGTATTAAATGGTACATGTGGAGTTTGGTTATTTTGAATGGTTGTATATCCAGGAACATTATAATCCGTTCTTATAAACTCAAACTCATGATATTGTGGTAAACCAGCCCAAGCAATTTCAAAACTAGGGTCAGGATTACTGTTTTGTAAAATTCTATACGTTTCAGGACTTACATAATATAAATTTCTATTGATTGGTGAATACGGATTTGTAATTGGTTGTGTTAATCCTGAATAAGCGTTTTCAAAAAGAAGAGTAAACTTACAGGTAAAATTAAAAATTGTTGATTGTTGTCTTTCAGTATCAAATCTGAAGGCTAAATCAATTCCTAAATTTCTGTCATACTCAGTAAGTTCCTTCAGAGTACTATCTAAAGTAACATTGATTTTACTATCAATGTCGGGAGCACTCGCATACCTAGCGGTACCTTTTAATATTTGAAAATTATCATTCAATTACTTCTTCTGTATTTACGTATTTTATTAAAAATCTATCTAACGCACTTCCACCTCTTTTTAATCCAAAATAGAAGTGGTTTGGAGCACCTACTAAAAATTGAGGATTAAAGTTTTGAGTCGGTATTGTATCTGTTGGTACATTATTTGAGTCAAAGTTTATTAAAGTCCCTCTATAATTAGCCGCCAAGTTTCCATCCACCTGAAAATATCGACTAGCATTATTAAATCTATCTAATTTTTGATATTTGTATTGGAAGAATGAATTATTAAACTCCCCTGTTGAATCAGGATAGTTTGTCACCCAATTATTATTTTGTGAACCAAAAATTGTCCCATAGTCCATAGGTTGTCCAGTCTCTTCATTATTCATTTTTATAAGTTTCCATAAATAAAATGGTACTTCTTGTGACTTAACAGGAATTTCAGTAAAATTATATTGTTGTGGGGTATCAATAGTTGCCTGTGGATTCCATATAGTTCGTCTTGGTGATATATAATCTCTATCTTGGGTAATACCTGTTAATAACAATCCAAAAAATGGGAAATTATTTTCGTCACCTAAAATTACAGGTTGGTATACTGAATCTACTGTTTGAGCGTAATTAGAAACACTAAATGGTATTATACCAAACTCAGAGTTAATTGATATCATCTGAGCATAATCAGCATCAACTAATGCAGGTAATGTACTAGTATTGTTATTTTCCCATCTTCTATTTTTAAAGAAACCTCTTACGGTTGGGTCGTCCGAACCTTCATTCACACCCGGTGTCGATGGTATTAAAAATTGTAAAAAATTTGGATTAACTAAACGACTTAATATAAACAAATTCAAAATTTCAGAAACATTATTGTAACTTGTAGATTTAATTTTAGAAACAATATAACCATCATAGTCATCATTATTTACTAACTCCTGAATGAAATAAGCTTTAGGCCCTAAATCTAAAATTGTTGTAGGTGACTGTAAAAATTTATAATTTCCAAAGTCAATAGTGTTACCAAAAGTTGTATTATTTTTACCAATAAATCCTTCAGTCACTGACCAAGGAGAACTTCTGTAATAAAAATTATTACTTGTTTCATGGAAGTATATTGTATCCTTACAAAAGATACTGTACGGTCTATTATCAGAACCAGTAAATACTCTTTTATTGTTGAATGGATAAGCGTATAAAGTACCATTTATCCATTGATTTGAAAATGAATGGGAAAACACATTGAAACATACCGCATTATTAACTTTAACTCTTTGTGACCATTCAACAATCGACCTTATGTCATCAGGAATAGTTGCAATTAATTTTGAAACTAAATTATAACATCCTGTACCATAATTAAAGAATTTTTTATTGCTCGATGTTGGGTTCATTAATTCCTCACAATCAGGTTTTATAGTGGGCACTCCATTAATTAACTCATAACACTTTAACATTACCGCCTTTTCACAATCAGCTAAAGAGTCAGCGACTTCAGCATAAGGTAAAAATTGATTTGTACTATCATTAATTGAAAATGCTTGTTGTGTTACATTAGTTAGTTCAGATTGTTCACCAGAGTCGTTGTATTGGAAAATTGCAAATGTTGGGTTTTGGTGCATCAAGTAACTATTACCACCATTAATTGACTCAGATGTTGATGTCGGTAACCTATCAGTTCTTACAACAATTCTTGAACTATTATTCATATTAATACTTGAATAGATTGTATATCCATTGGCGTTAGAATTAGCATATGAATTTGTACTATTGTATGAAGGTGAAATAAAGCCTCTTTGGAAACTACTGTAACTATTAACTAGTAAACTACATGGTTCACCGAGACCTCCATTACAAAATTCACAATCTGAATTGTAATAAGAATAACCAATATTTAAATAATACAAAGACTGTCCTTCTAATGTTTGATAGGGAATTAAACCATTCCCACTATATAACTCAGGAAAGTTCCAATAATTTAAAGTATAAACGGGAGTTACCGGTTTTGGTAAACTACAGTTTCCTGCCCCACTCGCAGGATTTTGTTGTTGTACACTAAAATAACCTCCCATAAAATTTAACGTACTATTTCTAGTATAACCATTATCAAAATTCAAGTATAATGGATTGTAACTACCATCGGAAAACTGAGGTGGTATTTGACTATTACTACCATTTTGACCAAACGTGGTTATATCAAAAGACGAATAGTAATTTAACATATTAGTAATATACGCTGAAAATAAATTAGTATTATATAAAAAGGCGTAACTATCATAAAATACAGTACTACCCCATTGGTCAGCGTCAGTATTAGTACCCAGTTGATTATGTCTTGTACAAGTTTTATTATTATACGCATTTGGTTGTAAGGGTATATTTAACTTGTAATAACCTTCAATATAACCACTTGGATTGTCTAAAACTTGATTTAATGGAGGTAAAGACCCATTGTTATTAACATACCCATAACCATAACCAAAGGCATTAAAAAATGGGTCAGTATAAATTCTTTGTTTTACTCTAGGTGAGTGAACATCAACACCTCTCATTAAAACAACAATTTGATAATCATCAATATTTGATATTAAATTAGATATTCCAATAATGTTTTGTGGATTCTCAAATCTCCTAATTCTTCCATTATACCCCGCAATATTATTACCTGTACTATATTCATAATGAGTCATACTGTAATTATATAAGAGTCCAAATTTACCACCAAAAGGGTTACCTATAATTTCTTTATATTGACCAACTGTCCATCCCGTAATTACTTGGAAATATTCAATGTCAGATGGAAAACCTGTTGTCTTAGGTAAACTATCAAATCCTGGTATATTATACGTTGTCATCATTTGACTAGCTTGGTTAGGCCCCGTTGTAGGGTTTGTCCATTGTACATTAATATGTGATAAATTAATTGTTGTACCTGTAGCATATACTTGTCTTTGTTCAGAAAAATAATTCGGGTCAATTGACATATCTCTATCCTGAAATGATACTATCTTACCAGCTTCTAACGGACTAGCCGACGGGTCAATAAACAATACCGTAAAATTATCCATATGATATTTTGTTTGAGGATTGTTAAAATCAGGTTCAATTGAAACTATCATTCTTGTTGAACCGTAAAAGTCAGTTGGAAGACCAAAATCAGTTTCAATATCAGTACCATCAAAATATCTACCTTTATTGTTCCAAGAATTTAAATATTCAGAATAAGGTAGCGACGTTGAGAAATGAGAGTTAGTTAATGTTCTAATATCAGTATCTCCGTTATTGTTAACCTCAACTTCAACTTCAATTTCAGCAATAACCCACGGAAATCTATTATACTCAAAATATTGACTTGGATTTACGTCACCAGCATATAAACCAGATATATACTCAGATTCAACATTATCACTACGATAGAGTGTAAAATCGGTTGAGTCAATTAAAATACTTGAATTAAGTAACGTATATAAATTAGGTTGTCCAATAGAATCAAAATTAATTCTTTGGTCATCTAACCTACAATTACATCTTTCACAACCATCTTCAGTATACAATAATAAAGGTAAACCAAGATTTTTAAAAGGATTACCTGTAAAAAATGCACTAACATCTATTGGTGTATTACATGTTCTTTCAGGTCTACCAAATCTTCTTCTAATCCAATTTAACGAAACACATATTCCATAAACAAGAGTTTGAATTAATGAAACAATTGTCGCCAAAATTGGTCCGACAACTAACCATAGAAATCCCAAAATGTGAGCAATAATCATTAAAATCATTGCGATATATCTGAAAATTTCAAAGAATATGTTGTACACTATATATGTAAAATTTACTCTAAAAAATGCATCATTGGTTGGAAATTTGTTATATTCACCTGTACATTTATCATCTAAAATATTTTTAATACCTGTTGTATTCCACGGTCTCCTTTCCGAAACATATCTATCCATTAACTGACTAACAGTGTAAACTTTATTATATTTAAGTTCCATAAATGTATCTTCACAATTAATTGCGGCTGACACATTAGCATAGTCTGTCCAATCTAAACTAAAAGCATATGACTGTTCAAGTAAAAATCTATCTTCATCAATTTTTAAGAAGTTGATGATTGCATCTGAACCATCATCTATTCTATCATAAACAAAATATAAAGATGTAAAATCTTGCGGATATATATTTTGTGAAAGATATTGAGTACCATCAGAGTAATATATTTGAAAGTTTTCAACATTTAACGTACCTGTTAATCTATACACTCGATTAGTTTCATTAGGATTTAAACCTGCGTCTGATAAATAAACATACTCACCATTCTCATTTGGAGAATTTGATGGTATGAAAATAGATACAGGAATACCAATCTGTTCATTAAATTGGTAATCCAAATATGGGTCGTCTGAATTAGTCCAACCATATTCTTTAATATTTGGAACTAAAAAATAAGCTCTTTTAGTAGGTTCGGAAATTTCAGGGCCTTGTTCCCATTTTACTTTAAATCTGTACTTACCTTTTGTCGGTATACCAACTTCAGGATTTTGTGTTATTTGTTGATTACCCTCTTCATCGGTATAAACATAATCAAGGTTCATTGGAACTTCTAGTAACCAAGCTCCATTTTCATCAATTACTTTACCACCATTTTCTAATTCAACTGTTTCCAATATCGGTAATCCGTCACTATCAGTTCTATAACTTTGTCTTATCGCCAATATTTGCCCAGGACCTGAAGTCAAGTCACACAAGTCACCCATTGTTTTTGGGATTTTACATTTGTCATAGATATTATTATACCCTAATTTAGTTTCATCAACTGTTGAAACCAATGAACCCATAAAAACTGCTGTAGGTAAAATAGTAACTTGAGCTTCAGCAGTTAAGTCAAAGTCAGTTCTTGCAATATAATAATCACAAGTTTCTTGTTCACCATAAAATGGTGCAACTTGAACTGTTTTTGATATTGTCACAATTTGAGGTAGTTCACTATAATTTTCAGAAAACTTAAACTGAGCCCCGTTAACTTGTGATTCAGTTGCTCTACCAATTCTAATTAAATCCGCAGGTGTAAATGAAAACTCACCAATATCGGACAAATCAACTTGCATAAATAAAGTATGCTGTCCTGGTGGTACACCTAATATCATAAAGTCACCCGAACCATTTGTGGTAACAACAAACTTAAAATACTTGTCGTAAACCTGAATTACCGACTTATTAGTTAAAGCGTCATTTCTATCAGGAAAAGTCCCAACAGGAATGTGTCCTGTGTAAGAGGGTGTATAAGGTAATAAATTGTATTTGTAACCATCTTCATTAACGTCATTAATTGTTCTGTATGGATATAATGTACTAATTACAGTATCATTGATGTCTGCCTCATCTAAAGCAATAAAAATAGATATTTTAGCGTTAGGTAAACCAAATCCGTTATTGCAGAAAACTCTACCAACAACCACCCCATAGTCAGCACAAGCTCTAATGTAAGTATCATTTGGATTAATTGATAAAGACAATAATTCAAGTGTGTCAAAATTTTGTTCAAGTTTTACCTGAATTACTTTATCAATCCCTAACTCTGTTCTAATTCTGTAAGATGAAGACATGTGTGTTTTTTAATAAATAGTTTACACACGATTTTCAAAAAATAAATGATGTTAACTGAAATTAACTGTTGTTAGATTTTTAACTGACACTTTAATGTCCTTATCAGGGAATCTAATATTAAAAATTTGATTTGGTTCTGCGTAAATAGTATCTTCTATAACCTTAATTTCTTTTGTTGTTGTATTAGAATATGATTGAGAAACTTGTGATGATGAATATAATCCACCAACTCGGTTATACACATTTATAGATGCAACAGTAATAACACCTTCTTCACTTTGTATTAACGCTCTTAATTGTGATATATAAAGATTTTCACCCATACCTCGATTACTTGGACTCATATAAGTATTAATCCTTGATATTATATTTGAAATTACAACACCCTGATTTTGTGAACTATTAAGTACAATAAAAATGTCAAACGCTAAATCAATTACTTGAGCCGAAAGAACTTGGATATAATCATTCATCATTCTGTAATTTGACAAATAAGTTGCAATATTATTTTTTATTGTACCAGATACTACTTCAGTTAACGCTCCTGTAGAATCGTATGACAAAATTTGTACGTTTATTTTATTATCAACCTCAGTAATTGCAACTTTAGCAGGTGCTCCAAATCTTGAAGGCATTTTTCTAATAATCGCTTCGTAATCATTAATAGTTACCGCTCTGTTTTGTGCGGCAAAGTTAAATGTTATTAAATTTCTAATTTCTTCAATGCTTGGATAATTTGCACCACCAATTGATGGTAATATGTTGTTACAAGATAAAGAATTAATTACTGCAGTAACTTTATTTTGGTCACTACCATATACATTAAAGTTCACAGTTCCAAGTTGAGTAATTGAACCAGGTCCAAGATTACTTACCAATCCACCTCCAACACGATACTGAACAAATAATGTTGAATTACCTTTAAGTGTTGAACCTAAAGAATAGTTATTTTGATATTTCGATATGTCTAAAGGAGTACCATTAGTAGTAAATTGTCTTAATAGTTCATCTGAGGATGTATTTCCACCACCAAAAGTTAATTTTAAAAATCCTTGTGGTGTATATTCAGTAATAAACTTTTGGTTTGTTTTATAATAACGACCAACCTTAATACCTGTTTCATCCTGTGGTTTTGTTGGGTCTTCGATAAAAATATTGTCCTGAGCTAAAGCCTCAACTTCAAACCACTTATTAGTTAAGTTTGTAGTATCCATAAACTCTTGTGCTGAAGGAATGTTGTTGTAATTAGTACCGTCTTTTAAGATTACACCAGTTACACCCAATACGTTTTTTTCAGGTAAGAAAAATTCAAAAAATGGTCTTGTTTCAGGAGTATTAATAACTCTCTTAAATACTTTTGTAATACCATTAATAACAACTTCTCTTTTTGTAATTGTATAGTTAATTAATATATTATTAGCGTTAAAGTTAGGAATTACTGTTCTGTTAACCATTCCTTCACTATTAAAATCATTACCAAAATCAACATCGTATAAAGTTTCAAAAGTTTGACCAGCACCAATTACCTGACTACCTTTAGCTAAAATTCCAAAATAAGCAGAGTCTGGTGGTTGTAATGTACCTGTACTAGATTGTACAGCAGGAGCGTCACCAAAAGGTGGAACTTGTATTGAAAAATCAACCAATGAAATCGATGGTCTCATTCCAGGAATTTTTAATCCATAAGTTCGAGCAATATTATAAAGTGAACTTGGTTGTTGTGCAAATTGTAAAACACTTTCTTGTAAACTTCTATCAATATGATAATTTAAGTTATCAGTAACCGCAGCGTTTAAGTCAAGTAATACAGAAAAAACAGAAGCATCATTTACGTTTTGAATTAAATCAGGATAATAAGTTCTAACATAATTTATTAACTCTAATCTAATTGCCTGAAAATCCCTTGTAGTATATGATATCATAGTTTTATATATTAATAATTACAAATCCTGCGGTATTAAATACATTATTTGTAATATTATAATTTATTCTTACTTTTGCGGTGTATTCAATTTCAGGAGTATTAGTAAAATTAAATTCAGTTGCCGACTCATTATTTATTTGTAAAGTATCTTGAGTCTCAACCGCTGGTTCAATTTTAACTGAAGTAATTGTTAATCCTGGTATGTAAGTTTCAACCGCTTCTTTTATTTCTGTCTCTATTTGGTCAAAAGTAGGACTATCAAGTGGTTCAAAAATAAACTCATATAATCTTGTCCCAAAGTTTGGCATAAAATATCTACTACCTTTTCTTGTAAGTAATAAATGTATTAAACTACTTCTAATTTCTTCTTCACTTGTATCTGATAAATCCAAAAATTTACCATTTAGCGAATCTTTAAAAGGAAAAGTAATACCGTATGTTACACCATTTGCCATATTAAATAAATACTGAAAAATTAAATTTATATCAAAACAATAATTTTACCCTCAATAGTTTTTGGAGTTTCATTTTCATATTCAAATTCTACAAATTCTTGTTTAAGTAGATATTCGTTTATAAAATCATTAATAGGGTAGTAACTTATACAATCAATTATTGGTTTTCCTTTGGGTGAGTACCTATAATAACCAATTTCATAATCCCATATCGTCAATAAACTTTTTGTGGGATTTTTTGTAAGAAGATTTACTTTCGTCATAAACATCTGTTGTGTATTGCCAATTCCAATATAGTTTCTTATTTGGTTCAAATCCGTAAAACTCATGAACTTTCATTTGGGTTTTAGTTACATCTTCACCATTCCAGTTTTGTCCAACACAGATAAATCCTGTCTCAATGCCTTCAACTATATTTTTTTCACCTAAAGTAGCATGTCTATTTTCAATCCAAGTTAATCTCTCAATTAAATTTTGATAGAACATATTTGCTTGTCCCCATCTCACTGAACTAAAAAATATTACAGCATCCGCTTCAAAAAGTTCTTTAGATACTTTCCATAGTTCATCTGACTTATTATTTAAACTAGCCCAACATCTATGGTATCCTGAAGGATTTTTTTTATCATCTTTAAGTAAAGATTTTAAAAGTCCACAACTATTACCTTCTTCTCTAGACACATTTCCTTCACAAGGAAATATTTTTAATTCAGAAACATCCATGAAAACTGATTTATCCCCAAGTTCTTCATTTAAATACATTGCTAAGATTTTTGATTTAGGGACATCAATATTTTTATCATCCCAATTATATCTATTTGAACAACTTAATAATAAAACTTTCTTTTTCTTTTTTAGAATGTCTAAAGTTTGTTTTAACTTTTTTTCACCACCCTCCTGAACCATGTTCTCTGAGAGCATCATTTTTCTTATTTTTTCAATTTCTTCTTGTATGATATTAGACATAATAATAAATACCTCTTTAAATAAAAAATCCCGACCTAGCTCGGGATAACACATCGGATATTGTTAATTATGATGAACAACCAAAACAATCAAATTCACTATTCTCAGGTTTTGGAGGTAAATTCATATAACTGTAATCAACCTTTGGTGGTTCAGGTGTTGGTTTTGGTTTGTTAATTTTTGATACGTCCATAGCTAAGTGTTTAGCTCCCGTTGAGATTGCTCTTGTTCTAACGTAATAACAAAGTGTTTTTAATCCTTTTTCCCATCCGTAGAAATGTGATGATGAAATTTTTGATAATGTTGGGTTTGACATGTAGATATTCATTGATTGTGATTGGTCAATAAATGGTGCTCTATCTGCCGCCATTTCAATCAATGCCTTTTGTGATATTTCCCAAATTGTTTTATACTTTTCAATCAGTCTTTCAATTCTCTTAACTTTAAAGTTATATCTTTTATCTTCAGGGTCCAAATAATTCAAGAAGTTAATTCCTTGAATTGAACCTTCATTCATAATGATTTCATTCTTTAAGTCCTCAGACCAAATTCCAATCTTCTCAAAATCACTAATCAAATACTTGTTAACAATCATAATCTCACCACCAATTACACGTCTGTTGAAAATTGCCGAATGAGCAGGTTCTGTCATTTCATATGAACCTGTAATCTTAGCTGAAGATGCCACAGGCATTTGAGCTGTGAATAATGAGTTACAAACTCCGTACTTACTAACATTCTCTTTTAGAGTTGACCAAGGCCATCTTCCTGATAACTCATCTTCATTCAATCCCCACATATCAAATTGGAATACTCCTTGTGACATTGGTGACCCTTTAAAGTAAGCATACGGTTCATACTTACCATCCATACACAATCTGTTACTTTCAGTGATTGCCGCAAAATAGATTGTTTCAAAAATTTCTTTATTTAATTTACGAGCTTCCTCAGATGTAAAAATGTAATCCATCAAATAGAATACGTCTGCAAGTCCTTGAGTTCCAATAGCGATTGCTCTTTGGTATAATCCACCCTTACGTCCTTTTTCAGTTGAGTAATTGTTGATGTTAACAACTTTGTTTAACGCTCTTACAACCTTACGAGTTTCTTCATACAATCCCTGAAAATCAAACTCACCATCTTTTACATAGTTCTTTAACACCATAGATGAAAGAGTACAGATTGCGGTTATATTCTCGTCAGTGTATTGATAGATTTCATTACAAAGGTTTGATTGTTTAATAACACCAATGTTCTGATGGTTTGTCTTTCTGTTAGCACTATCTTTAGAACATAAATATGGAACACCTGTTTCAACTTGTGATTCAATAATCTTATTCCAAATCTCCTGAGCCTTAACTTTCTTACCAAGACCCATACTTACGGCTAATTTATAATTTTCTTCGTATTCATCACCGTAACTTTCTTGTAATGGTTTTATACCCGCCTTAATTATATCATTAGGACAGAACAAATACCAATCGTCGTTGTTCTTAACTGCGTTCATAAAGTTGTCAGGAATCCAAAGTGCGGTAAACAAATCACGAGCTCTTAATTCCTCGGCGCCTGTATTCTTTTTAATTTCCAATAGGTCAAAGATATCTTTATGCCAAGGTTCCAAGTAAATTGCCGCAGAACCAGGTCTACGCCCTTGTTGGTTAAAGAAACGAAGTGACTCATTTACAATCTTCAAATACTTTAAAAGTCCACCAGCGTGTCCACCTGAAGATGAAATACGACTCTCCTTACTACGAATGTTAGACATTGATAGTCCGATACCCGCAGCATCAGATGAGTAAGTTGAAATATCTCTCATGGTGTTTAACAAACCTTCACGAGAATCCGAATCATTGTAATGAAGAACACAAGAAGCAAGTTGTGGTGTTTTAGTACCAGCATTAATCATAATTGGTGTTGCCGGAGATATTCTTTGAGTTGATAACGCTTGGTAATACTCAACCGCTTCCTTAAATGTATTAGTTACCCAAAGAGCAACTCTCATATACATGTGTTGTGGACGTTCAACTACTTTACCTTCCGACAATTTCAGAAGATACATCTCAGCAAGTGACCTCCAAGCAAAATAGTCAAAATTGTAATCATTGTCGTGATTAATAACATTATCAATATTTTCCTCTCCGTATCTTTCAATTATTTCTATCAAACCATCATTGATAATTCCATCAGAATATAACTCTCTAATTGTTTGACAAAAACTTGGATTAGTTTCTTTATGATAAGATGAAATAGCAACTGAAGACGCTAATCTTGAGTAATCGTGATGACTACCTGTAAACGCCGCAGCAATTTCATAGATTAACTTATCTAATTCTTTTGTAGTAATAATACCTTCAGTTGGTACTGAAGTGATAACCTTAATAAAGATTTCATCGGAGTTGACACTCAACCCCTTTGAAGCTCTTTTAATACGGTTATAAATTTTCTGTGGATTAAATGACGAATCATCTCCACTTCTTTTTTTAATTTTAAGTGACATCATAGTTTAAAAAGATAATAAATTAAAAATCGTCAGTAAAGGATAGGGTTTCATTTAACTTGGCCTTTTGATATTCAACGGTACGTGACTCAAAGAAATTACCCTTTGTTTCAACTGCAATTTGTTCCATGAATTTGAACGGTTGTTCTACATTAAATTGTTTTTTACATCCAAACTTTACCAATAATCCATCAACCACAAACTCAAGATATTGTTTCATTAAGTTTTGGTTCATACCAATTAAAGAAACAGGTAGTGATTCAGTGATGAATTCTTTTTCAATTTCAAGAGCTGAAAGTAGAATTTCTTTAATTCTCTTTTCACTCGGTTTGTTTTCAATGTGATTATTTAATAAATGAATTGCAAAGTCACAATGTAAGTTTTCATCTTTGAAAATCAAAGCATTAGCGTTACACAATCCTTGCATGATACCTCTTGATTTCAACCAAAAGATAGAACAGAATGAACCTGAAAAGAAGATACCCTCAACTGCAGCAAACGCAACCAATCTTTCTTGAAAAGATGCGTTTTCAATCCAATCCAAAGCCCATTTAGCCTTCTTTTGAACTGCCGGTAGGTTATCTAATGCAGTGAAACATTTGTTCTTCTCATCCTCATTTGACACGTAAGTATCAATAAGAAGTGAGTACATTAGACTATGGATGTTTTCCATAGCCAACTGAATTCCATAAAAGAATTTTGCCTCAGGATATTGTACTTCTCTGTAGAAATTCTCAGCCAAGTTTTCATTTACGATACCATCTGATGCTGCAAAAAACGATAAAATATTTTTCACAAAATACTGTTCGTTCTCTGATAAGTTTTCCCAATCACGTAGGTCACCGCTTAAATCAATTTCTTCTGCCGTCCAAAACGCGGCTTGATGCATCTTATAATATTCCCAAATATCGTTGTACTTGATTGGGAATATCACAAAACGATTTGGATTTTCTTCTAATAATTTTTCCATTTTTTGTTCCATATTGTTTTAATAATTATACTGTTGTTTGTTTTCTTTTCTCCATAATTTCTTTAATTCTACTTCTATTTCTTTCTTCCTTCTGTTCTTCAAGTCCTAAGAATGTTGTAGTACTTTCTGTATCAATTTCTAACATTTCGTTATTGAACTTACAGTTTTCAAATACTACCCCGTCTTTACCAATTCTTGACTTTGTGATAGCAATAGTTGCAAGATTTAATTCTTTTTGTTGTAATGACTTAGCCACCGTGATGATAACGTGTCCTACCTGAGCTTTCTTAATAGAACCACCCATTTGGTCAGTTGTTACCACATCAGATGAAATAGAACTTCTATTACCCTGTGTTGCCGTCCAACCTGCAATATCCAATTCATGACACATTGATTCAAATGCTCTCATAACTGAACCCTCAGATTTCCATTCATCGTCCATCATCTTTTCAGGTGTTACACAATCAATATAATCCAAAATAACCACATCAATCCTTGTCCCATCGGCAATCAACTTTCTAATCTGATTCTTAATCTGATTCATAGTTAATGTGTCCGAAGGTAACTTCTTCATAATCAACTTGTTTGGCATGGTTTCTTTAATCTCTGAGATTTTAGCCATAACCTTTTCTTTATGATTACCAAGTTCGTCAGGTGCTATACCCGTCCAACACGTAAAGTGTTTTCTCTGAATAATCTTATAGTTATCCTCAAAGAAAATTTGTAAAACATTAAACCCTAAATTAAAAGCGTGATTAGCAATCTTTGTTGTCAGTGTTGATTTACCAACACCAGTGGGTGCTAATATAACACCAATTTCTCCTTTTGCCAAACCACCTTTCAAAAGATTGTCAATACCCGGTATTCCCATAGGGATTGGATGTCTATAATCATCCGCCAATACCTCATCTAAGTCTTGAAACACATCTCCCGTTCCTCTATCCACGTTTCCAACCTGTAAAGCTCCTCTAACCATTTCTTCCAAGGTGTCGTAGTTTTCAAACTCACCATGGTCAATGATTTTCTTAGCTTTATCCATAACTTTTTGAAGTTCTTGTTGTTTACAAAACTTCAATGCCTTTTCCTGAACAAACTGAGTACCCTCTTCGGTAACATTCTGTATATCAGAAATAGTGTCAAGAGTTATCTTTAATAATAACTCCTGACTAATTTCACTCTTAGCTTTTTGTTGAATTGTCTCAAAACTAGGACTGTGTTCAAACTTTGAATAGTATTCTTTTACCATCTGAACAAATAATCTAAAGTATTTGTTTTCAAAATAAGTAGATTCCATCACCTCAATAATTGAGTGTGAAAAATCCTTATCAAGTATCATTTGATTAAGAAGTTGTAATTGGAAGGTCTCTCCCAAATAGTCAAAATTTTTGTCAGCCATATTATGTTTGTTTTTAGAATAAATATCAACGAGCCAGCTGATAACCCATGTATTCGTGTGTTAAATTTCTAGATGACAACACGTCAGTAAGACCAAAAAGGATACCTTTTAGGAACGGGCGTATGTCTACGGTGTATCTCACCTTAGGTGGATAAAGTTTAGCATCAAACGTATAATGACACATTGTCGTATCACCATTTTTGATATAGATGTTAAACGACTCAGGTCCATCAGTAAATGATGTGTTCAATACCTCAGGGTCTTCACTAATCTGATATTGATTGTCCAACATATAGTTTACAGTTTTCATCTTGAAATTTTCTTTCAATTCTGAAATGAAACCATCCATCAAATCAATCAACTCAGCCGAGTTGTGAGCCTTTGGGCTATACCCCTTAACGTTAAAAAAACGTTGTACGATAAAATTGTTGTTTACCGTCATCAAGAATTCCAGTTTGGTAATGTCTTGTTCTTTCATAATTTATGTTATTTTTTGTTTGTTTTTGTTTTTTCTTTTCTTGTTAACTTCATGAACGGTTGGATGAAGTATGTCCATGAGTCGTCACCCTTTGGTAGGTATTTAAATAACCCGTCTTGAACCATATACTTAATTAAGTTCTTGTAACTTCTACCTTCAATATCTAATTTTTCGGTAACAATTGATAGTATTTCTTCTTTGTCTTCATCACTCAATAAAGGATTAGATAAGTCAACAATCTGTTCATTAACTTGGAAAAATTCTTTTTCAAAAATACCTGATTTTGTTTTACCTGTTAAAAGATTCTTTAGAGCTTGATTGTCTTTATTCTCTTTTAATAAATTTTCAGCTCTTGTTAAAATATCGTTATAAGAAACTTCTGTTTCAAGTATTTGAGGAAAAAATTTAACTAAAGTTTTTTCACCCAAAAGATAGATGCCTTCAATATTATCTGATTTATCACCAATTAATATCTTCAATGTCTTTACGTTATAGTGTGGGTACTCAAAGTCGTCAAATTTAATCTTATCCCCCTGTTTAAACGTAGCTTTAACTGATGGTGAGTATATGGACACGTTTTCGGAAATAAGTTGTGTTAAGTCTCTGTCTGATGAAAAAATTAATTTATCTTCATTTTCAGATACTTGACAATAATAAGCAATTAAATCATCAGCTTCTCTTCCACTAATCTCTAATTGTCTTATATAGACTTCTTCCAAATATTGTTTGATACGATTTTTTTGTTTTAGATAGGACATAAAGATAGCATCCTCCATAACCAATCGTCGGTTTTGTTTGTATTTGGGATAAAGAATTCCACGTAAACTCGTGGAATCTTCACCATCCCATAATACTACTACTTTATCAAAGTTTTGTTCGTTAATGAATTTACGAAGTGTATTCATAAAATGATACAACGCTCCAATGTGTTCTCCATTGTGGAAGTAATCCTTCACACCATGAAACCCAATTTTCATTAGATTGTTTCCGTCAACAAGTAGTGTTTTTTTCACGAACTAAAATTAAAATTGTTCGTTTGTAAAAGTTTCTTCAGTCTCGTCAAGAGTTATTTCACCTGTTCCTGTAAGGATTGCGTTCCAATATTGTGAATACTCTTTCTTATATGTTTCAAGAGCATCTTTATCGTCAGCAATATATCCTTGAGCAGTTGCGATAATCTTACCATCTTTATACCCTAATCCATTGATATGGTTCTTTAGGACAGATATTTTTGTTCTGATAGCGTAAGATACCGTTCTACCATTTTTAGTGGCAGTAATGTGGTTAATACCAGCATTTTTCTGATTACCAAACAAGAATACAAGAGCCGATGCCAACCAAAGAGCTTCACCACCTTTTGCTTTAATTGTTGGTTGTCCAAATGGATTGTCAGGTAATTCAACCCAAGGTTGATTAACTACCACCATTGTGTTTGTGTATGGATAATCTTCCTTACGAGATTTGGTAATACGAGCCTGAATACCCATACCAATCTTATCAGCTAATACAGATGCGTTATGTTGTTTTCCACCCTTACCGTCAAATGTCATCTTACAAGGAACTGAACCAACTGAATCCCAAAGGAAACAAAGAGAATAAGGAATATTACCTTTTTCTTGTTCGTCTAATAGTTCGTTAATGTAATCTGTAACTTGTTCAATATAGTCAAAGTTATCATTAAAGATAAATTGACCATCCCATTCTCCGTCTACCATTTTAGCTTCAAGACCAAGTTCTACTGCATGGTCCCAGCTCCATTTTTTCTCGGTGATAATAAAAACAGGCAAATGCCCCTTCTTCTGTACAGACACAGCGGCTTTGACAAGCGCGGTCGTTTTTGAAGAGTTCGAGTGACCCAAGAACATGTTGATGTTACCCAAAGCAGGACCAGGTAAACCGCAACTATTATGGAAAGCTTCACCGACCTCATAAAAGTCTGTTTCTTTATATTTTGTCTTGGTTGAATATTTGTCTTTGATTGCATCTAATGAAAATTCTTTTTTCTTTATTGCCATAAATGTCTATGATTTAATTTGTTTGTTGTTTAAAAATAGCAAAGGTTGGACACTTTGTGTATGTTAGTGTCCAACCTTTTATAAATTAGAATGGTAAATCACCATCTGGTTCTGCTTCTGCCTGTGGGTCAACATATGAACCACCGATAGTACCTTCGTCAGATGAACTATCACCATAAACGTATTTACCTAAATCAGATGACCATCTTGGAGTTTCTCCACGAGCAATTGCTTCCAAATACTCAACAGGTTTCTTAGAGTAAACATCCATCCAAGTAAGTGGGTCTTCAGTCCAAGCCTTAGCAGTCTCAGCGTCTGTGTGAACAGGTGTTGGGTCATCATGCATAACAGTCTGAATAACTGTGTAAGTAGCACCTTTTGGTGTCTTTGCCTTTGTCAATTCTATGATAAGGTCACGACCATTAACAGGGTCAGTGATATCACCTTTAGCTTTCCAAATCGGAATGATTTTATCAAGAATACCTTCGTTCTTGTAGTTGTGTTTAAAACGCCAGAACTTAACTCCGTCCGCTTCGTTATCACGGTCAACCACTTTAACGATATAGAATTTACGTGGCTTATACGCCTTTGCAAGTTCTTTATCAGACTCTTTACCTGTTGACATTAATTCATCATGAATTTCAGTCAAAGGTGAACGCTCGTTATCGTTCTTTCCTGGGTCATAGATTTTATTCCATTTACCCTCAACTTGTACTTCGTGGTACCATACTTCTTTGAAGGGTGATGACCCATCAGGTGTAGGTAGAATACGAAGACGTTTCTGTCCTGAGTTCTCATTTTGCATCAAGATTGCTGCAAAATATTTTTTCATTCTGTCTTCTTGAGACATTTTGTTTGCAGAGTTACCTCCACTTTTCGCTTTTTCATACTGTGCGAGTACAGCATCTAGGGAATTTGTCGCCATTTTGTGTGTATAATTTATTAGTTAATATTCAAGTATAAGTGTGTCAGCCGTAATAGTCAAATTTGAAATTTAGAATTTCAAAGGTTTGTATTGTGTTTCTTCTCCGTAATTGTTAAAAGTTGTTTTAATTTCTGAAGGAGTAAAATCTTCAACTTCATCAGTTGTTAAAACATATTCATTTTTTCCTGACTTTTCAATATCTTCTTGTTTGTCAACAAAAAAGTCAGTCAATTTTTGATTGAATGGCCCTGAGTCTAAACTTCTTAGTTCAAGTTTTTCTTGTGGAGTTTTTTCTCTGTATTTTTCAATCTTAGCTTCGATATCATTTAATTTAGTAAAAATATTTTCCATATTACTTAACTTACTTTCTAAATCAGTTAATTGGTTAAATAAATTATTAAAATATTCTTCTTGTTTTGTTTCAATATTTTGTTGTGATTTTACTAAATCAGTAATTTCTAATTCTTCAGTTTCTGATGATTCATTTTCGTCATCAAGTTTTTCAACATCAGGGTCTGATGCCACATCAATAGGTTCTGCAGTTGGTGGTGTTGCCGCTCCCATACCAGCGTCAGGTGCCGGTGGTAAAGCTTCAGCATCAGGTGCCGGTGGTAAAGCCGCGTTAGGGTCACCTTCAGGTGCCGGTGGTAATCCCGTTTCTTGTTCGGTAATATAATTATTAATTTTATTATATCTTCTTAACTCTTCAATAATTGTTTCTGAAATTGCCATCTTAACCGTTCAGTAATTGTTTGAAACCTTGTGTTGTTTCTACGTTTATTTTTTTATTAGTATTAAGAGTATTGTTAACTCTTTCAATTAATCCATCCTTCATTCTGATTGTATAACAATCACCAGTATCTAAATCACACACTTCTTTAAAACCATTTCCTTTATCAGTTTCAGTAATTCGTGTACTCTTACCCAAGTATCTATCTAAAATTTGTTTAGTGTTCATAATATTATTTTATTATAAATATTCATCAATAATGAAATTACTCATTAATAGGAATAATACTTTGGTAAATATCAAATCCTTTTTTAATTTTACTTAACAGTTTTTGATAATTTTCTTTATTTGTTTGTGAATAGTCATTAAAAATTGTTGGAGTGTTAACTACTTTATTATATGGAAAATATTCAATCCAAAATTTAGAAAATTCAGTTGCAAAAATATCCTTGTCAGTTATATTATTTACTGTATTATTAATATTGTCAGGATACGCAGCAATCATAAATTCATATAAACTGTTTTCTCTTTCAAAAACTGCATATGTTTGTGTGTATTGACTAGAGTTATTAGTTAAACACATGAAATTTGAAGTGAGGTAATTTTTAAGTTCACCAGGATAATCGTAATCTAATGTTACCCCCGCAATATTATTACCAAAAAACTGTAAACGATGTGTAGTTTCATTTATAGATAATCCAGATTCAATCCAACAACTAATAAAAATACAAAGTCTAACCTTATCAGTTGTAGGTAATACTTTAATTGCCGAAACAATAACATCCGCACCTTCATTTTTATTAGTTTCTGAATATTTTGTATAATTAGAATAAGCTTCATCTTTATTACAATTTGGTGTATTAGACATTATTTTACCACCAATTATAGAATTAGTTATACTATTTTTTATTTGTACAGAATTATTAGGTATACCTGTAGTAGACCCTCCTTGATTTTTAAATGTACTACCTAAATTAGTTAATAATTGTTTTTTAATTGTTTGGAAAAGTGTGTCCACTTTTGGTAATGTTGCAATAGCTTGTCTCGTACCTGTAAATGATGTTGAAAATTCTTCTAATCCTATATTATGATTAACTTCAGTTATAAAATAAGAACCAGCGAATAATGGTATGTTTCTTAAAACAAAATACATTGATGGTTGAATCATAACATTACCCATTGCCTCTACGGATGCCGCATAACTTCTAGTTTTATAAATGTTGTATAAACTAACACTTTGTGTCGATGTTTGAATTCCCGCACTTGAGTTAGCTAAATTATACTCAGCCATTAGGGATTCACTTGTAGCCTTACCTAAATCCTGACTTACATTTATTTTTTTAAAAACTCCTTGATTTTGTAATTCAAAGTCAACCGCAAAACCAACTATTCTATTTTCTAAAGAAAAATTTCTTTTTTGAGATGCGTCAACTCCAACAGAATTTTCCGCACATATTGTAATATCTAAACCATCATCTTTATATCCATTAAGTTTGGATTTATTATCCGTTTGTTGTGAAGGTTTATCTACAAATATATTTAACATTTTTGGTTTTGAACTTTGATAATCAACAGTATCAAATGTTCCAAACAAATTATTTGCAAATTCATTTGGTTCAGTATTTTTTGAAGTTTCATCCTGTCCAGTTGGGGTTTGTCTTCCATAAAAATTAATGTATGACGGCATTAAAAAACTAACAAAATTATGGTCTTTGATTATTGAACCAACAACAGTAAAAACGTTAGCTTTAACATTCGCCCCTTTTAAATATGAATTTACTTTTGCAATATCAACAAATATATCACCAACATTTCTGTTTGCTCTGTCAACAAATAAGTAATCTTTAAATAGTGGAGCGTCAGAGTTTTCATCAATTTTTGTATAATCATTTCCAGCTATCCATTTATCATTAATTGCTTTAAACATGTCATATAATTCAACTTTACTCTGGAACCCTTCTAAAACCGAATCAATTTTTTCAGTATTCGTATTACCTCCACCTAATCTTTTTTGTAAAGATGTGATAAAATTTGTGAAAGTTTCTCCCGATAAGTTATCAGTAACACTTAAATAAGTGTCTATTTTATTTCTAAAAACATCAATATTCCCAGAATTACCCAAAATTGATGTTGTCCCATACATTTTAATTAAATTTCTAAATAATTTAATGTTATCAACTGTGAAACCTATATTAAAAACTCTAAAGAAATTAGTTAAATAATTTTCATTTGTCACTGAAGTATTTGTATCATATTCTAACCCATTAATTGTTGAAAACCCAACGTAAAGTTCCATAGTCTTCCATTCGTTTGGATAAAGAGACTTTGATTCATTATAAGTTAGACCAAAGTTAGTCGGTACTGAATTTGGAGTTGTTTCATAGTTTGGGATATTATATCTATTTACAATTGCCGGTGATGGATTTGATGAAAGTATGTTAAATAAATTTTTATCAAATCCCGTAGGATTTCCTCGTTTAATTAGTACATCATATTGTAATGAATTTGTTATTGTTGTATTAACATCATAACTTTGTGAAGTGGCAATACTTTTAACAATTTCGTTATAGTCAACACCAATAATATTTTCAGATTTTTCATTATAGAATGTTATTTTTTTAAGTATTGACTCAAAAGAATAAACACTTGAACTTCCCTGATTTGCAAATTTTAAAAATTCAATTTCAAAATTATTTAATTCTTCAGTATCAAAAACAGAAAATAATTCCTCAATATTTGAATAGACAAATTCACTAAATAACTCAAAACTTACCTGTTCTTGTTTATCAGGATAAACTTTTTTAAGATATTCATTATAACCAGATTTTCTAATTGGTGTTGTATTAAAATACCCATAGTTAGGTGCCCCCCAAAATAACCTTACCGAACCATTATGAACACTTGGGTTATTTGATAGTGATATTATATTATTTTTATTATTATCAAAACATTCTTTTTCAATTTGATTAGTTGTAGTACCAAAAGAAGGGCATATTGTATAAGACTCTTCACCTTCTGAATTACTAACTTTAATTAAAACAGTCCAAGTTTTTAAATTAATATTTGTTGATTGTATGTTTGATTGATTAGCATTAAATAAAATAATTTCTCTTTTATCAAGTGCAGTTTGTAATGCGTTTTGTATCTCTAATGAAGTAGTAACTGAGTTTGGGTTGTATAAATAAGAACCATTGTGTAAAAAATAAAAATCATTTATCAGTTTTGGATAAAATCCAATATGATAATTTATTGTTGATGTTTGAGTATTTTCTAATGTAATTGACGTTGTATTAAATGTTTCTGAAGATAAAACATACGTAGTTGATGCTAAATTATTAATCGGGTCAAAATTATTCAAATAATTAAAATTAGTCCAAATAGATGTAATATAATCAGTTCCATTATTTACATAATTTTTATATCGGTTCCAAATTGAACCTAATTTTAGAATCCAAAAATATGGTAACCTATGAACACCACCAAATTTTTTTAAACCTGCAAAAATAAAATCAGAATATGTATTTAAATTATTTTCAAATGACAAATATCTTTCTTTTAATGTTGATAAAGGTAAGCTGTTTAAGAAAAGATAAGACGCTTCTAAATAAGCACTACTTTGACCATTTAAAGTCGTGTTAATACCTTTTTGTATAGCATTAACAAAATAAGGTGTATTAAGAATCGAAGTTGTTTGTTTATTAGTTAAATTAGAGTCAATATAATTAATAAATCCTTCTGTCGGTAAAAATTCTGTAGGTTTTCTATTATTGTAAAAAGTTTGTAAATCAACAGGTGTTGTTATCTCATTAGACCTCCAATTATAATCAGTATATGGTCGTAGTTTGGTTTTATCACCATTAGTACCTACAACTGAAGATTTTTCAAAATTTGTAATTTTTTTAAAATATGTATTATAATAAATTGAAAGTTCCGTCGAATTAATGTTTTTAAACTTTGAATTATTTTGTCCAGCAGCTAAATTAACGTAATCCCAATTTGAATCAATATATGGATATGTATCAGTAAAACTAATATCATTATGGACATTAGAATTTAAATAATTTACCATGTATTTTTCTTTATCATTGGTTATTTGAATTGTTGGTAAATCTTCAAATAAAATTTTATTCGGATTTTCATTAACTTCTCTTTTCAAATAATCAGTTACAAAATACCCTTGTGAATAAATTGAATAATCCTGTTGTAAATTAACAAGTTCAGAAAAATAAGAATCTTTAGTAAAGTTCGATGTTTTAAAAAGAAAATTTAATCTTGGCGAATTTTCTCGATTACCCGAATTTAAGGCGTTAAACACATTCAGACTTTCTGTTTCTGCTAAGTAATTTAATATGTTTTGATTAGTAGAACTGTCATTATTTTTTTGAAATCCATTATATTGTGTTATAGTTTGAATTCTTTCCCAAACCTCATATAAAAATTTACTTTCAGCTAAATTACTATATGGTTCATTACTTGGTAAAGTATCAAACCCTGATATTAAAATTCGATTAATACCTTCGTTAGTTGGTATTGGTGGAACTGGTGGTGTTTCTCTTTGTAAATAACCTTTTAAAAACTCTTCAACAAACTCGACTTCAGGCCAAATAGTATAGTTATTACCTTTAGTTACTGATATAACTGAATTATCACCAGGATATTGTATTTCAAATTTTACTTGACCATCAATATTTTTTTCAACCACAAATTGTGGCCAAGGATATACAGGTGATAACTGTGAAGCGGAATCGTTTTTAGTTACTAATTTTTTTATTTCACTATTTCTAACATCAAACGCCTTTTTATGAACATCTTGCATTAATCTTAAAAAGGCTTCTGCCGATGCCATAATAACCGCAACGACATTTCTTATCGTTGGTGAAAATCCTAAACCACTTGTTGTTTGTATAAAACTAGATAATTCTTTAGTAAGTTTATCTTCAATTAATGTTTTTCTATCATTTAATATCTTATCTAACTCATATGTTAAATCTAAAAATCTACTTGTCCCATCAAATTGAAATAAAAATCCAATTTCACTTTCTTTAAAAAGATTTTTTAAATTATCAATTTGATTTACAATTGATGTAACTTGTTCTTGATTTACTGTTTCCACATTATTTCTTTGTTTATATGTTTCAACATAATCAATATTAGTATCATCAGTTCTTATATTTTCAATATCTATTGGGTTTTCAATTTTGTATTCACCTGAACCAAAAGTTGTATTGTTTTTTAAATTTTCATTATTTTTTGTAATAATTGATTGTAATTTAGAATATTGAGTATCAATATCATTGATTACAACTGTATCTAATTTTTGAAAATTTGATAACTTATAAGTGTAGATTTTATATCTTACATTATTAATTGGGTTTGAAATAAAGAAATTCGTTGTGTCTAAATTTAAATTAAACCACGAAGTAGTAAAATTATAAATTTCTCCACGATATTGTGTTAAATCTTGTGAGTATGTATCAATATCATTAAGTGGTGTTAGATTTGATTGACCAAACTTTGCTAAACTATAATTGATAAAATTATCTAACTTTGTTGATAACTGTTGTACCGTTAATTCGGGAAAATCTTTTGGAATTAATCCTAAGTTTTTGTAATCTGTGTAAACATCTCTAATCTTTTCATACCCAAGTTGTGTTATTTGTTGAGTATTAGTTTGTGTTTGATTTCCCGTATTTTCACCTTGAGGAACATTAGTTCTCTTGAGATACATCTGAGGAACTGCAAAAAGTTCCGCCATAGTAATATCAGTTAAAACATTAAATTTATATCCAATCATTACTAAACTAATATCAAAGTTACCTGTTGATGAGTTAAATGAAGATGTAAATTTTTGTAAAATTAATGGATATTGAACCGCTTTACCGTAGTAACCTTTAAGTGTTAGATAAAATGTCGGGTATGGTAAATTAAAAAACGCAGAATATGGTGAATTTTCACCACTTTCAAATAATGCTCTACCTTTAACATCCTCTAAATTTATTGTGATTGTTGGGATATAACTTAAACCTACTCGGTATGAAATTGTTTTTATTCCAAGAAGTTGATTAGCAATTTGGTTTTGATTAGCCGTTCTGTCTTGGATTGATGTCCATTCAGTAGTTAATGCTCCTGTCCCTGTAGGATTTAAGAAATTCATACTTGCTAATGAAACTGTTTTTACAGTGGTTTTGTCCGCACCTGAAATTAGTCTACTTCTTGGTTCAAGGTCACATTCTAAATTAGCGTAATAAATTAAGTTTTCTTGTTTTATATTCCTATCTTCAGCGTTACCATATTGGTTAGTAACCTTATTTGGGTTAATAACAAAAATGTTATCACATGTACTTGGAAAAACGTATATATTCTCACTCTCCATAATAATAGAAATATTCTTTCACCGATGTTTTATAATCTAACAAAGAACTCAATAAAGGGAATGGTATATTCAACACGGCGTTATCAGGAATATTTAATTCAGAACCACTGTATTGTGGATTTGACTGTAATATTAACCAACCATAAAACGGTGAGTTATAATATAACTGAGAAACTTTATCCAATCTTGATACACCTAATTTATAGATGTATTTCTTATCAGTAGTTTTTAATGGAATGTTAACAAAAGGAATATATGTAGTTGTTCCATCAACAGTAAAATTTTGGTATCTATTGTAATATTCGTTAGCCATCAGTCAAAAATTATTTTTCCGTTAAAGGTCGTTTTATCTAAATTAACATTCACATTCGAATACAAATTTTTCAAATTTTCGTTTTGTGTAGGAGTTGCACCTGCACTTGTATAAGAGAAATTTCTTGTTTTTCCAACAATACTTTGGTTTGAGACTTGTGGATTATAATTTTTATAACTTAAATAGTCAGGTGAATTAAAGAAAGTATCAACTTTATTTGTTTGAGCATTTTTTTCAATTGTAAAACTTGGGACTAATCCATTAATAGTTGTTTCAACAATACTTTTTGTTAACTGTATAGTGTCTGAAACTAAATTTAGAGTTAAATTATTAATTAAACTTTGTCTTGAGTTGTTGTCAATTATTTCATTACAAAAAAGAGTAAAAAATCTATTTAAATTACCTGTAATATTTTGACTTGATATAGGTATAAATGTTGTACTTGGAGTTGTCACGTCAATAATAATATCATTAGAATTCAATAATGTATAGTATGATTGAATATCAGATGCTAATTTAATATAGTCTGTTCTTATTGAAGTTAGTGTGTCACTTACTCCGTCAGGTAATCCTGTAAGAGTATAAACATAAGGACTACCAAGAGATGTAATTTTACCATCCGTTGATGAACATATTAAATCAAGTTTTCGATAATTTTGATATATACTAACTTGTGTATTAGAAACACTTTGTATTTGACTAGATATTTTAGAAATTATACTATTAACCTGATTTGATACTTGTGATATATAATTAGCTCTTACAGCTCTAATGTCTGATGTTGATACATTATTAATGATTAATGCTGAAATTAAAAAATCAGTTCCATTAGTAATTTCAGTACTCAGTTCATTTGCAACATTTAAAAGATAATTGTTGTAATTAAACATTTTACCAAGTATCTTAACGTTTGTAACTGGAGTATCTAAACTATTTAATGAACCAATTAAAAATTGTTTTTCAGAACTCACCTGTTTATAAACACCGTAATTTGTGGTTTGAATAATTTTTGTCACAAAACTTTCAATATTATTAAAATAGTTTTGAGTATAAACAACCGTATTATCAAATAAACCACCATATAATAATGTACCCGTTTCAACACCACCTGAAGTTTGTGAATTAGTAATATTTCCAGCTTGTGTACCCCCATTATTTGTTATTTGGGTATTAAGTTGGTTACTCATAGAAGGTGTTGAATTTGCAAATGCAGCATTTGCTTGACTAACATTACTTGATTGTTGATTACTTAAAATAAAAGACTCAACTTCCGTTTCGTCGGTAGCGTCAGCTCTTTCATCATATACTTCAGTATTTGCATAGAAATTAAAACTCAAAGCGTTTTGAAGTTTTTCAATTGGTTCTTTTAATCCATGACCACCAATCATTTTAAAACCAAGTTTAACACTAACGATTGTCGGTTGTACACCAATTCCTTCAGGATTAAAATCTAATTGTTCATAAGTAAAAGATAATGTATCGGGTACAATTTTACAATTATAAAAATCACCAACTCTTAAAATTAAAATTGGAGGTCTACCAAAATTAGTATTAAACGCATCTTTGTTTTTAACACCCCCTTGGTTATTAGTTGTTGTCGGTATAGTTCTACCTGGTCTTACACATTGATTTAAAAATGTGATTCTTGAGTTAAAACCTTCAGGTGTTATAGAATGGAATAACGGATTAAAAAATTTAATTCTTTGTTTAATACCATCATATAAAAATGGGTCAGAGTTTTTTATTGTTTCAAAATAATCTTGTTCATTTAAAAGTTCTCTAATAAGTCTTTTTGTAACATTTTTTAATTTACTCTGAAAATCAGCGACAGGTACTTGTTTTAATCCGATAGTATTATTATAACCCTCACTTACCGATTTAGCTACTCTCGTACCAAATGGTGTATACGGTTGTACTGTAATTTTACTAATAACCAAAGCACTACAGGCGACACGGATTACATTATATTCATCGGCAATATTATTACCATTACAATTATAAGTTTGACTACTATCTTTAGGTTTGTAATTATCAATAGTTCCAGAGTTAACATCAATTTTTAATCTTTTAGCTTCAACATAGTCTGAAATGTTTGTACCTTGGTACGTAAGTTGATTAAAATAATCAATAATACTTTGTTTTCTATCTTCACCTAAATTTTGTGATTCAGGCCCTGAAAAATTTCCAACACCAAAATTAGTTGCCTTTAAATCTATTTTAACTTCATTATCATTCACTAACGCATCTGCAATTTCTTGTGCCAATTCAATAAAGTTTTCATAATTTGGGGTTATTGTGTTTTCTAAAAAACTTTTAGAAGCGTCAACACCATCAAAAAATGCCGAATTTATATTTAGAACAACTTCATATTCATAAATGTCAGGATATGGTTGATTATAATTAGAGTCTCTTGGGTCTGAATCAAAATACAAAGCGTTACCAACATATGAACTTAAATTAGGTAATTCTTTTGGCCCTGAATTATCCTCTTGTGGTATTTGTGTTAAAGCGTCTACTTTATCACTTTCTGATGTATCCAAACTTTCCAAGACCTGTTGGTAAACTTCGTCAATAGTACCTAAACTTAATGAACTAAATTTCTGAGCCAATTCATATATATCATACCTCTTACATCCCGCAAAAAATGACTCAACTATTGATGTTACGGTTGAGTTAGATTGATTTTGTAATTCTTTATTAACAATTAAATTTAACACGGACGGATGGTCAACAATAATTTTAAAATTTAAACTACCCGACCTTTTAGTATTTTTATAAGTGTATATTGGTTCAGGTCTACCAATAAAATCTGTTTCATTAAATGATGGTGTAGAACTATCATCAAAAGTTAAATCATATGGTGGAAACCACATAACTCTACCACCATTAGGCCCTTTTTCAGCGGATGGAAGTTGATTATATTCAGGAGTATCTTTCCAAGCTAAGTTTTCTAAAGACAACATGTATTTCTTTACCTGTCCATTAATAACATTTGTTCCACCATTTTTAAAAGGTGTTATATTAAGATTGTAGGTACTATCTAAAACAGAATAAGTAAACCTTCTAATGTTACCATTAGTTTCTAAACCTGAGTCATTAGCAACTGTTTTTTGTAAATTAGCATATGTGTAATAAGGTTTATCTTTTGTAAAAATTCTACAATATTCTTGTCCTACCTCAGTACCTGAGTTATTAACATATTTTTTAACTTTTGAACCTTTGGTTAATATTTTATAACCATCTGAAAATACTTTAGACGCTTGGTTAATCGCATTTCCAACATGTCCTAATCTATCCGCTCCTTGTGCCGGTGTTGAGTTAATTAATCGTTGTGTAACGTCTAAAATAGAACCAGGTCTAAATGTATAGTTTGTAGATAAAACTTGATTATAAGAAGATGCCAGTGGTGCGAAATTTGGATTGTTACTTAATAATTGTCCACCTTGTCCAACATTTCTTCCAATCTCAGGTTTTGTAAATTCAGTAATCCAAACAAATCCACCATCAAAAGAAGGTTTTTGTTCGTAATTTAATCCAGCTAAACCGAATTGAAAATTTTGGTCACCTTCATATAATATACCAACTTTATCAGGCCCATATACAGGAGCTTGTGTTGGTATTCCAAAAGCGTCAATAGGTGAAGCGTTTGGTGGTGATACAATATTTGTAATATCTGTTTCTTGTCTACCAACATAAAGGTTTCCTATTGAAGTAAAATTATCAAATAAATTATTAATAAAATTACCTACCTGTGTAGATGTTATAGCGTAGTTAGGTTTAAACCTATTATAGTTAAGAGCATTAAATAAAACAGACTTAGTACCAGCTCCCGTGTTTTGTAAGAACTTAATTGACGGATTTGGTCTATTAATAATATTACCACCACCTAAATTACCTAAAGCTTGTAGTGGTCGTAATCTTAAAAGTTCAACATCTGAAAAATAACTTCCCTCAATAGGAGATGCGGGTAAATAAGTACCACTTAACTTTTGTATAAAAAACGCCGCGTAATCTAATAAACCATCAGGTTTTGTAATTGTATAATCTCTATAAATAAAAGGTTGTTGTCCTGTTGCTAATAATGTTGCATTAAATGGATTAGTAAGAGTGTCAAGATTAATCGCCCCAAGAGTATTTCTTTCAATTTCTCTAGCAATACGAGACTGAGTCGCCTCTCTTAAACTTTGAGCTGCTAATTGTTGTAAAAACGAGTCGTTTGCTAACGCTGCTTCACCAAATAATATTTCGTAAATAGTATAATCTCCCTGAACAAATATGATTGGGGCGGCTCTACCATCACCATAAACTTGTGAACCGGCAGATAACTTTCCAAGTATTAAATCCGATGTAACAAATAAATCTTCATAACCTTCGGGTGGTAAGTATCTATTAATAACTTCAACATTATTAATAAACTGTTCATTGTTCGACACTATTCTATCTGACTGTAAACTATATGGTTGTGAAGTACCTAAAGGGTTATTTTCAATACCCGTTCCACCAGGAAGGACTGTATTATCAACAATCAAAGCCCCATCAAAAAACTGACCTGCGGGACTATACAAATTCATTCTTGTACTATATGCTGGTTCAATATATAAATTTGAACTTACACTTTCAGAATCTGCTGGTGAATTGTCTTGTAATTTAATTGGATAGTTTTGTAATCCTTGTGGAGCAGTAAAATTACCCTGAACACTATACGGTGCTAAATTCCTTGCAACTAACGCTTTTCTAAATTGTTCCGAATTGTTGAATGATAAGAATTCTACAGCCATCTATACTTTTTTCTATAAATAGAATAGAAATAATTTTATGTTTATACAGTTAGACCATAATCAGAACCAACTACTCCAATTTTATCTCTTAATGTTCTTAAAGTATCGTCATTATTAAATGCCGATAGTATTGCGTTTTTAACTTGTAAATCATTTGAATTGGCATTTACATCTAATGTAATTTTAATTTCTTTAGGTGATGATTTAGTTTCAGGTGTTGTATTATTAGCAAAAACTTGTCCTGAGGCACCTATTGATTGAGCTAACATTTCTTGATTCACAGCCATTAATAAATCACCTTTGTCTAAAGAAAATTTACTACCATTTGCATTTACAACAACATCTTTTTCTTCAGGTAGGTTAGTTCCAGTTATGAAGTTTAAGACACTTTTTATTATCGGAAATTCCACTGCCGCAGTTGTTAATACATCACCAATTGCTTTAAGGTCTACGCCCACAGTAGTTAAAGTTTTATCTACTATTTCCATTTTACTTGCCACTGAACCTAAAGCAGCATTAAATGGGTTCTGTTCAATTTTTTCACCTAATTGTGTTGCAACATCAATATAATTTTCACCTATTCCCAAACCAATATCCGTAATAAGTTTTTTTATTGCCTCATCTGTCATTTGCAACTCACCTTTATTTAATTTAGTTAAAGTTTCATAAGTTGTTGTACCAAATTCTCTTTTATTTGATTTATCTAATGAAAATTTTGAAAAACCAACCTCATACGCCTTTATTTGTGCTTCAACCGCGGATTTCAAATAATCTTGACCTTCTTTGGTTATTGCATACTGAGTTTGTATTGTCGCATTTAAGGAAGCGTTTTGATTAACTAATGTTTCAGTATAGCTTAACTGTTGTTTAGCAACATCAACTAATTGTTTTTGTGGGTCGTCAAGATTTTGTTGTTTTTTAAGTTCATTTAAATAATCATATTGTCCATCTTTAAGCTCACTCAATCCTTTTTCCACTGTTTTACCAGATTCTGGGTCGGTAAATTTAACAGTATATTCACCTTTAGCTTTATTAAATTCCGCAAGATTTGCAACCAACATTTTATCTTCTTCAGTTGCGTTAGGCATTAAACCTGAAAAGTCAATTTCACTCATTTTCTTTTCAATTTTTGCAGACTCTAATGCCATTTTTTCAAATTCAGCTCTGTCAATACCTAAAGCAGTTGCGACTTCACCAAGTTGTCTTCTTGCTTCAGGCATAATTTGAAACTTACCTGTTTTTTCATCAAATTTTGTAAAGGTTTTGGATAATTCGGATAATTGGTTTTGTAACTCAGGTACATTATTTTGAGCTAAATCCATTAATTTTAATGGGTCAAGCAACGCACTTGAAGTTGCACCTAACCTTTGTAAAGTAGATGCAACGTCTATTGCAGACTCAGGTGAAAATAATTTGTCAGCAACCGCCATGGTTTGTGAAATATCAACTCTCATTGCTGCCGCTTTTGCCGCCATTTTAGCCATACCTTCAACACCAGTACCAAACCCGTACCTATTCATTTTGTCTAAATTATTAACAACCATTGCCGAAACTACTTGAGCATTGACACCCATACTATTTGCAGTATTGTAAACTGTTCTCATTTCTTCTTCAATATGGGTTGTCTCCATACCAGCGTTTCTAAAAGAAGTTTCTAATGTTTTTGCTGCAACTCCTGTAACTTGCGATACCGCAAATAACTTTTCAACATTTTCAGTACTTAAAACAATCGTTCTATTTGTTGCTTCAATGTATTCTTTTTGTAATCTATTGATGTCTTCTTGTTTACCACCCATTGCAGTTACTTCTGTAACTGCTCTACCTAGTTCTTGTTTTAAAAGCTGTGAATATTCCCTAGTAACACCCATACTTTTAACCAATGAACCCATATTTTGGTCCATTTTAGTTAGATATTCCGCAGAATTTTTAAAAGCAAATGCTTGAGATTTAGTTACTTCTAAAAAATCATTAGCAAGCTGGGTCAATCTAACATAACCAATTTGTTGACCTTGTAAATTATTAGGGTCTGTATTTCCGTCATTTGGATTGAACATAAAATGTTTTATTAATAAATAACTTAACTTTGATTTTTATTACTATTTAAATCAATCAACTTGTTAATTAAAAACTTTCTTTGGAAAGTAGGCATTTTTAAAAAGTCCGAATACGACATTGTTAATTGTCGTGACAGATAAATGTATTCGTCTAAAAGATATTCTAAATAATCAGAAGAAAGGTCGAAAAAACTCTGCCCCAAAGGTAATACGTGCAAGTACCTTTTTTCCAGATGGGGCTATAATTTCTTGTGTTAAATCTAATCCTGGTGAATTTTCTTGTAAAAATCTTGTAATGTACTTTGAATCCATAATTGGCATCCTTTCTATAAACTTAACAATTTCCCCCTTATCGGTATTCCCGTCTATTGATACTATTTGTTTTTGTAATCTCCAAGTTACAACTGGAACAGTCATGTTTTTTGGATAAGATAATTCTCTTTCGTTTAATTCTTTAATTTCACCAAAATTAAGAATTTTTAATTTTACATTTACGTTAGATTTTGGAAGAATTGTTTCAAAATAACCATTTTCATCAGGGTTAACTAATGGTTTAATAAAGTTAATTTCATCTAACACAATAGAAACTTCAAAAGGTTTTTGTGTTTCAGGGTCAATTAAATTTAATTTATACTCAGGTGTAAATGATGTATTTCTTAAAAACAATAAAATTGCTTGGATGTCGCCATCTAACATTTCTTCAATCTTCAAATCAGGTTCATAAACTTTATTTCTGATTAAATTATAAATTATTTGGTCTCCACCAACGTTACTAGCACTTGCTAAAATATTTTCATCAGCAGCAGTTAAAAAACCAACTTTAACCGACTTTTTTTTATTTTTATAAAATTTTCCCTGACTCGGTAATTGAATTACGTCGTGAGGTAAGTTGAAATTCATTTGATTTACACTATTATCTTCCATAGTTTTTGTTTAAAACATAGTTTAAAATTATCTTTATGTAAATAAAAAACCCACATTTCTGTGGGTTTTAATATAAAGTTTGTAGTAATATTAGTAAAGTAATACACAATAGTCGGGACGAAGAGTTAAAGTGATATCAGCCAATCCATCTTCAGAATATGATACACTACCAAAATCAACGTCAGTTAAAAAACATTGTATTAATGACCACTTTTCAATAACAACACCTGTTGGGTCTAACATTTCAAGTTCTACGTCTTTTTTGTAACCCGCGGCATATCCCATACGACCTGTAACTTCTTCAGCATGTAATCTTACCCACTCCATCATAGCCTGAGCTGCTGATGGCCCGATTGGGTCAAGAAGTTTAACCTGAATAGTGTTCCACTCATACATACCCGCAACATATCTTTTGGTATTCAAGAATGGAATATCATTTGATTTAATAGTAATTTTAGGTCGAGCCGCAGATTGAACAAACCACTCGTTTATTCCCAACGAATCAGGAAATCTCAAAATGAACCTGTTTTTCTTTTTGGGTTCATATGGAAAGGGCATTTTGGTTAACAAATCAGCCATATTATTTTGTTTTTAAATTTTCTTTTATTTTATTATAAATAGTCTCAATTAAATATTTTTCTATTTACTTTGAACTTTTTTTCAGTCAAACTTGCTATAAGTCCAGTTTATAAATATTAATATAATTTCTTTTCTCCTCCATGTGTTGATATTGTTTGAATAATATTTTCTGGGTCTTTTGATAATTCATCTTTAACTTTTTCCAAATTTCTTAAATCATCATCTGAAAAACCTATTTTAGGTATAAATCTATTACTAATATCATCTTTAAACATTATTGGTTTTTTTAATAAGTTTGCCAAATATTTTACATACTGTTGAAACTCTCTTAAAGCTTCAACCTTTCCTTTTTCAGGACTTTGGGCAGAACCGGCTCCAAATGTTACAGGATAATACTTATTCATATCCATATAAGCATTTATAAGTTCTTTGTCCGTCATATCTTCTTCACCTGCAAACTTTCTAAACTTTCTTAAATTTTTAACTAATTCTTTTTTAGATATCCCCTTAAAATTAGTTTCAATCATATTTTCAATCGCCCTACGTAAAGCCAATGGTGAATGTCCTCTTGCGGTAACTATTGAAAAGATTGAACCCCCATTAATCGCTTCAACAAAGTCGTCCCATGCTGGACCTTCTTTTGCCATCATTGCGTCAATAATGAACCTCTTATCCCCTTTGGTTCCAAAATTTCTGAACGGGTCGTCAGCAAATCCAACAACTGTTTTATTTTTATATTCAAAAGGTTCAACTCCAACTTTTACACGATATTCCGCAAAGTCTTCCGTTGACATACCAACTTCTTTATTATCTTCGGTACGAAGTATTATTTGTGTCGGCATTGTAAGAATATTATCATCCCAATCAAAAGCATAATATTTTAAATCGGGTGTGATTTCTTCATCAAATTCTTCTACTAAAAATATTTTCATATCTATAAATATTATGTAAAATAAAAACCCCCACTTTCGTGAGGGTTTTCAATTATTTTATCGTTGATTAAATATTTTCAAACGACGCTCCTGTTGGAGTGATTAAGAATTCAATATCTATGAATTCAAGAGCTTTAGTTGGTTTGATATAAATCTTACCTACTAATTGGTTAGCATCTAAGTCTTCAGGTGTGTTTTGAACAGTAACTCTGAAGTCATACAAACCTCTGTCTCTACGAATTGCATCTAAGATTGGGTTAACAGAATCTAAGAACTGTTGTCTTACCAAGTTATCGTTTTGTTCAAACAATAATCTTACAGCTACTGCTGAAATCAACTTACGAGCTTGTAACAACAATCTTCTTACGTTTATTCTGTCAAGAGCTGACTCTCTAATTTGAAGAGTTTTGTTACCCCAAATTACAGTTCCAACGTCGTTAAAAGTTGCGATTGGGTTAACTCTTCCCTTGTAAAGAGTGTCTCTATCTTCTTGAGTTAATCTCTTTCTTGCTCTAATAGCATTTACAATACCTCTTGTGTAACCCGCAGTTGCGAACCATGGGAAAGCTATATTGTCAGTTAACGCTAAGTTTCTTGTAACTTCAGCAGTTGCTGGTATATAGATTTGTGTATTGTTTACAGTATCACGAGTAAGAACCCATGGATAGTAAGTAGCAGTGTAGTTAGAGTCAATTCCTGTATTTTCTAAGTTGTCAACCGCTTCTTGTGGGTAAATTAAGTTATCCATTGAAGTTGATGGTTGGAACAAGTTAAAGTCAGGAGTTGTACAAATGTAGATTGAGTCCGCTCTATCGTTTTCAACAATGTCAATTGTTGCTGAAACTAAATCACTATTGTTAACATAATCAACACCAGGAGTTACAAGAACATTGATGTTTGTTATTTCAGGATTTGCAAACGACTGTACACCTAACAAGTATGCGTAATAGTCAGTATTTGCGTAATCAACCGTGTTATCACCAACTGTGATTTGTTTAAACGCTCCCCATCCTGTAGCATCTGTGTACGGTGCACAAGATAGTGCTCCTTGTTTGTATCCTGTGTTTCCTAAACGGAATCTGTCAGCATTTGTTCTATATTCTCTGTATATATCCCATCCGTCAAATCCTGCTTGAACAAGGAATGTAAACTTACGAGAGTATAAGAAGTAATATGGACTTGTTTGTGACGTAGGTTCTGAATTAAACGACCCAGCTCCAACTTCAAATGCCGTTTGACCACTGTTTTGGTAAGCATTTGCTATAACAATAGAAGTTGCTCCTGAATCCATGTGGAAACCTTTTGTAACATTTGGCCAATATACATGAGAAGGTGGTGTACAAGTTGACGAATTCGGATTTGGCATCCCTTTGTATTGGAAGAAATCAGGGTCATAACCTGGTGCATCCGATGAAAATGCTACCGCTGAAGAAATACCTAAATAAGTTCTTCTTATGTTATCACCAGCACTTGGTGTACTGTTAGAACCATTAGATGAATTTCCAAACGGTGGGTTATAAATAACTTCACCAGGATAATCATATTTTGTCTTGAAGATTTGGAATGGTGATTTAGCACCTGAGTATGTTCTTGTAACAAAACCTTCAAATCCACAAGGAAGAGCATCCACTGGAGCTTCCTGATTTACCTCAACAAAAATGTATTTTGACTGTACTGCGTATTCACCATCAGATGAACCAACTTTTTTAGCTACGTAACTATTTTCAGCAGGGTCCATACTACAGTTTGTAAACTTTTCTAAAACAACAGGATTTGAATCTGTGTCAAAGAAATCACGTACAATAAGGTCAAATGTACCATTGTTAAAGGATATATTCGCAATAGATACTTTAATTTCAGTATTAGCGTCATTACCATCAGCAATTGTATAAACTTTAAACAATCTATAAACTAAATTACCACGTAATTCTGAAACAACCCATGGAGATTCAGGTGTTTGGTATTGTTCAAGGTAATAAGCTATAGATGATGTATCATTATTTCTAGCTTCAGGTAAAGAAATTAAACTACAATTTAAACCACGAATATAACCTTTGTTATAACCGTAATTTAATAATGTTGGATAACGCTCTTCAACAAACAATGGAACTTCAGTTCTATCTTTAGCAAAGTTTTCAACACCAAATACTTTAGCAATATAGTTAGCGTTACCTGCATTAAACGAAGTTTCAAATTGGAATGCTGAATTTTCATAAGTTAAACCTGAAATTAAAAATGTACTAAATGGATTTTTAGTAACTCCTGAATAAGAACCTGTACAAATCATTTGAACATCCGAAGTACCTGTTACTTGATAATCAGGCCCGTCTTGTGTAGTTGAATAGTTTGTAATACCTCTTGAACGTAAAGTTGCAACAACCAAATCATTATAACCTGAATAAGTTAAACCTGAGAAGTTATAAATATTACCTGTTATAGAACCACTATAAGAACCTGATGCACCAGTTATTGTACTAATTCTACTAAAGAATGAATAACCATCGTAATTTTCACCCGTTGTCGGAGGTGTGAATGTCGCATAATACCATACATCATTAACTTCAGAACAATAATCAATACTTGACGCACTTATTGCATTAACTCCAAATACGTTTGTAGATGCCGAATATCCTGCCGCAATGTTTGCTGTAACTTGAGCTCCAGAAACCGCTCCAAAATAATAGATAGAAGATGCTGAAGTAGCATTAGAACTAATTACACCTGAAATTTGACTTTGGAGTTGTGCGTAAATTGTTGATGAACCTCCACTATATGTTGTATAAGGAGTTGTTGCATTTGCTATACCGGCAGGTAAACCTGTAATTGTTACTGTTGCAGTTGAGGCAGTTGTACCAACAAATGTTGCTGTAAATGTTGTTGGTGTACCTGTAAGAGCAACCGTATTACAATCAACATTTGCGACAGTTGTAATAGACCAAGATGGACCTGCGTCATAACCTGATAATCCTAAAATTCTTGTTACAAACAATTGGTTAGATTGTTGAAGGTATGATTTAGCGATATAAGCCGCTTCATACTTTGGGATTTGTGTGTTCACAAATTTTTCAGGAGTAGTACCGCCGAAATAGGTTTCAAACTCTCCATAACTTGTGATGAAGATTGGTTCAAAAGCCGGACCTTTTAAGGTTTCTCCAGCTATACCCAACGTGGTAATCCCAACACTTTGTGAAACAAAAGATAAATCTCTTTCTGATGTATATACACCAGGTGAGACGAAAACTTTGTTTGATGTTGCCATTTTTATTTTAAATGTTTTTAAAAATTTATTTTATTAATAAATATTGTGTTTTTAACCAAAAACTAATAGGTATAATAACTATTTATCTATTGGTAGGAATAAATTCTACCTTTTTTCTACCTTGAAAATTAAGAACATTAAAATATCCCCTGAGAGTCATGAAACCTTAAAAACCTATTGTAATAAACATGGCTATAAAATTCATAAGTTTTTAGAAAAACTAATTAAAGAAAATTGTGAAGAAAAAAAGGATATCTATGGTGAACATTAAAGAATTATTGATACAAGATTAATAATACTAATAACACTATTATTTGTTTTAACAACATTCAATGTTAACACATCCCCACTATTAATTTGAATATATCCTGTTGATAACGGTATTGTACTATTCCCGTAATATAAACCATTAATGTATATTTCATAAGAGGTAACATTTTTACTACCCTCAATTTTTATGTTTGCGGTATAATCAAACGTTTGAGTATATGCGGTAGTCCCAATAGGATAATTAGCATTAAATTCGTATTGGTCAGGATTAGGTGGGTTAACGTTTTTTCTTACTTTTTTCTTTCTGTTATCCATCTCAATTAAAATTAAACTTCTACTAACTGCAGGTTTAACTTGATATTCTTCTTCATCACTTAAGAAACCCTGTAAAGTAAAAGCGTAAGATTGTATGTAGTATCTTCTTTTTTCCACATCCATAATTGATTCATCTGAAATTTCATCTAAAGTTATTGGAATATAATGTCCTTTTATTTTAGTATAAGCTTGACGAGATGAAAATTTTTCAATAACAGTTTGATTGAATTTATTTAATTCTCTCATCCTATTACAAATAATTTTAACTGAATATTTTATATCAACAGGAACTGGCTGAGGTATTGTGTATATATCCATACCTTTTCTTTGACCATCCCACGTTGGTACCGCAGCGTAATAAAATTGTTTTCTATTAGGTATTGTATATTTTAAAGACGGTAATGTACCAAATTTCACTTCAGGTGTTCTTACTGTGGTAATAATCGGTGGTTCAACATTTTTATCAATGTTGTTAAAATCCCAAGTTTGTGTAAACTGAGACCAATTTTGAGTGGTCATTAAAATATCAACAACTTTTATTATTTTACCACTAACAACAGTTTTTAAATCATCTTTAACAAAATCCAAAAACCCCCTATCCAAATCTTCATGTAAAATAGACTTAGGCAAGTAAGTTCCATCCTTGTTAATATCTTCAAGAAGTTCTAATCTTCTCTCATAACCAATAGGTGGGTATGTAAGGGGTAAAGTTTTTTTAATTTTTGGTAATCCCATTATAATCCTCTAAATTCGTTTTCCATTACAGGTGATGCATTTATTGTTCTATAAAAAGGTTTGTATCCTGCGTATGTGTGTTTATTATCTGAAACAACACGTCCGTCATTATTAACCACGTAATATCTAACTCTACTTTCAGTTTCGTAATAACCAATATAATCACCATATTCAATATCAATTTCTAATTCATCTAAATGTTTTTGATAAACTGAAATCCTAGCGTTACCTGGTTCCATCTGATTAATCTTACTTGTCCCAAGAAATTTATTTTCAGGTGCTACAATTTGTAAAAACGCCTTAAACTCAACAGGTGGTAAAAATTTAACACCGTCAACGGAAGCCTCACCATACACATCATCAACATTTGTTTTCTGTTTGTCAACACGGTATAGTACAAGAGTGAAGTTCATATCACCTTCTAACCACTCTCTCCCCATACTAATATCTAAGTTATAATCTTCCGCTCCGAAAAATTTACCTAATCTTGTTATTGGAACTATTCTATTTGACATATTGATAAATATTTCTTTTTTGATTATTATTATAGTTGTATAGTTAATTAAAATAATTTGACAACTTCCACAGGACATTTAAGTATTGAACAACAAGCAATATCTATTCTTGAAAATTATCAGGGGTCAAATAATTATATTCTTAAATTAAAGAAACAGATTGAGTCAAATAAGAAGTATCTCCCAACGAGGGCACAATGTGATTACGTTATTGACTTCAATTTAATAGTTCCAAAAGTTGCTAAGAAATGGGTCGAGATTGACTCATACTTTTCACAAAAACTTGTTGCTGATAATCCATTTATTAAGGAACCTGATAAAATCTATGTTGAAAAGATTTTAATTGAGAAAGATAAATCATATCACATTTGGGGTAAAATTTTTAGTGGAGAAACTATTCACGATTTTTGGATACCAAAGGCTGCTGTCATTAAACAATACACCGAAAACTTGGTTGATGTTGATTATACAAAATATGAAAACCGACCACCACTTGCTCACCAAAAAGAAGCAATTGAAAAGTTATTAAAAAACGACAAGTTTATCTTGGCAGATGATATGGGACTTGGTAAAACAACAAGTACTGTTATTGCGTCGTTAGAAAGTGGGGCGAATAAAGTGTTAATTATTTGCCCGGCATCACTTAAAATAAATTGGGAAAGAGAAATCAGAAACTATACTGATAAAACAATTTACATATGTGAAGGTAAGAAGTATGAACAAGCTGATTATGTAATTCTTAATTACGACATACTTAAAAACTTCCACGACCCAAAAGATAAATTAAACTCAATAATCCTTAATTCAAAATTTGATTTGGTTGTTATTGATGAAGCACATTATGTTTCAAACGCTCAAGCTCAAAGAACAAAGATTATTATGGATGTAACCAAGGACATTAAAAAACTTTGGTTATTAACGGGAACACCAATGACTTCTCGTCCTATGAATTATTATAATATTTTGAAACTTATTGATAGTCCTGTAAGTCAAAATTGGCAAGCATACGCAATTAGATATTGTGGTGGATATCAGTTTAGAGTTGGCGGTAAAAAGATTTGGAATGTAACAGGGGCATCCAATTTAGAAGAGTTAAGAGAAAGAACTTCTCGTCAAATTTTAAGAAGATTAAAAACTGAAGTTTTAGATTTACCTGAAAAAATTATGACACCTGTTTACCTCCGTTTAAAATCAAGATTATACGAAGGGTTGATGGGTGAGTATTATGATTGGTATAACAACAGACAAGACGAATCAAAGTCATTATCTGTTCAGTTTACAAAATTGATGAAAGTAAGACAAGTTATCGCCGAAGAAAAAATACCGATTACTATTGAACTTGCTGAGAACATTATTGAGCAAGGTAAGAAAGTTATTATCTTCAGTAACTTTACTGAACCACTTAAAAAGATACACGAACATTTTGGTAAAAAATCTGTTTATTTAGACGGCTCAACATCAAAACCTGCAAGACAAGATGCCGTTGACAAGTTTCAGGAGAGTGATAAAATACAAGTTTTTTGTGGTAACATGAAAGCCGCAGGGGTTGGATTAACACTCACGGCAGGTGAAGCCGTTATTATGAATGACTTATCATTTGTTCCCGCAGAACATAGTCAGGCTGAAGACAGAGCGTACAGATACGGACAAAAAAATTCAGTTTCAATATACTACCCACTATTTGAAAACACGATTGAAGGTGTTATCTACGACATTCTTATAAAGAAGAAACAGATTATTGGTACGGTTATGGGTGATATAGATGAAAATTCTGTAGATATTGTTGAACAAATACTTAACGAAATCAATAGTAAGTAAGTATTTATAATTAATGAAATCGTTAAATTTAGTATCAGAGTCATTAGTTAGTCGTATATTAGGTGAAGAAACTCAACCTGAAACCAAATTTTTTATTAACGAAATGAAAACCATAGGTATTGATAAATTACCATATGGTTACGCATCATTAAGAAGATTTATTGACCCTGAAACAATGAAGTTTCATTATCAGAAACATTACAAAGGGTATGTTAAAAAATTAAATTCCGCTCTTCGTAAAAAAGATTATGGTGATGTTGAATTGGAGAATATTGTTAAACAAATTTCAAAGTATAATACAACAATAAGAAATAATGCAGGTGGAGCATTTAACCACGCATTATTTTGGAAGATGTTATCACCCACACCACAAAAACCAAGTGGTGAGGTATTTGAAAAGATTGTTAAACAATTTGGAACATATCGCAACTTCAAAACTAAATTTGAAGAAATTTCAAGAAAAAGATTTGGTTCGGGGTGGTGTTGGTTAGTGTTAACCGATACAGGTAGATTAAAAGTAATGTCTACTTCAAATCAGGATAATCCACTTATGAATATAATAAACAAGGGTGGTTTTCCGTTGTTAGGTTTAGATTTATGGGAACACGCTTATTATTTAAAATACCAAAACAAAAGAGACGAATATATTGAAAATTTTTGGGACGCAATTAATTGGGAATTTGTTAACGAGTTATACAAATCAAAAACTGAAAAGAAATTGAACGAGTCAACTTCACAAAAAAAACTTTTATACGAAAACGTATCTGATTATTCAGATATTTTTAGTAACAACAAAAATGTTCTTTGGACTTATAGAAGATGTATTGACAATACGTTGAAAAGAGTTTTATCTGATAAATGGAGTGAAAACAATCAATACTCTGAAGGTTCATCTTCAGGTATCTACGACTTGGAACAACCAGGTCGTTCAGTAATTAATAAATTAAACACAAATTATATTGGGTTTAAAATTTTAGTTGATGATTTAAACGCAGTACTTACAAAACTAAATAAACCCACATTAAATTTTATTGGGGTAACACCTTCACAACAAGTAGAAGAAATAAATAAATTTTGTTCTTATTTGGAGTTTTTTGGTGAAAGAATTTTTAAAGGGTCTAAAACTCTTGATAAGATTATGAAACTTTTAAATAGAACACATGACAAAGGTGGTCAACTTGAGGAGTATGTTGCAAAAAAAATCAATCAAGAATTTGGTGAAGGAACTGCTATTGTAGTAGGTAGTCTTGGCTCAAAAGAAGATTTTGCGGGTACTGATTTAACAGTGAATTTTGATAACAAAATACAAAATGCTCAAGTAAAACCAATTTTAAGTATGGAAGTAATTGAGGGTTTCTATCATATTAAAATCAGAGGGTTTGTTAAAAAATTTAATACCGACTTATTAATTTTTTCAAATATTAACAAAGAAGTTTATATTTTTAAAAACAAAACGGTAGCTTTTAGTTCAAGCATGTTTAAAATTCCGGCACAAGATTTAATTTATACTCTGAATTGATATTTATATAAAAATATCACTTCATGAATACAATAATCGCAGAACCTTACAGAAGTCAACTATATACAAAAGTTAGACACGTATTAGGAGCCCCAATTCGTTCAATTGAATTAGAAGATGAACAAATGGACTCAATCTTAGAATTTGCAATTGGGGATTATTCCCAATATGTACAAGATTGGTTAATTGAATCACAATGGACTTCATTATACAATTTAAATTTAGATACTCAATCTTTATCAAGGGCATTTGTTACAAAAAGTTTAGATTACGAAAATAGATACGCTCAAGCATACTCTAAAATAGTGGGATTACAATCTAACCCACTTGGTGATTGGGAACTTAAAAAAGATTATATCACATTAGTACCCAATCAACAGATTTATGAAATACCCGCAGGTCGTGAAATTAATGAACTATTATGGTTTACACCAGCAACTCTAAATAATATTTTATTTGACCCATTCAGTTTTGGTGGTTTGGGGGGAGGACTTGGTGGTGGAACTGGTTTTGCTCAGATGGGTTATATGTCAGGAAGTTATTTTATGATGCCAGCATTTGATATGTTATTAAGAATGCAAGAAATTAATATTCAGAGAAGAATTATTGGTGGTGATTTAACTTATAGAATTACAGGATTACCTAATGGTAAAAAAGCAATTCATTTAATGCAAACACCTGGTGGTAAATTTGATTTTGGTAATTCATCATTAAGAAATCACCAAGTTTGGTATTGGTATTACGATGTTGGCCCTGAGGATAGAGATGCTTGTTTAGCTGCTAACCCTGATATTATTAAACTTCCCTCAGATGTTCCTTTCAACTCAATTTCATGGGCAGATTTAAACGAACCGGCTCAACAATGGGTTAGAAGATATTTTGTTGCGGGATGTAAAGAAACATTATCAAAAGTAAGAGGAAAGTATTCAGGTAATTTAAAAACACCTGACTCAGAATTAACTATGGATTATGCTACTTTAGCAACTGAGGGTAAAGATGAAAAATTAAAATTAATTGAAGAATTAATCGGAGCAGACGGAAGATTGACAAGATTACGTCCTGAAAAAATAATGGAGAGAGAAGCGTTAATTGCTGAAAATCTAAACAAACAAATGAAGTTTAGAGCGTTCCCAAGAAATCTGTATGTAATATAATTTTATGAGTATTCAAAAATCAATTCCGATGAGAAGAGTTATCGGAAACCAAGTATTAACAACTTCTGAAGTATGTATGATTTCAGATGAAAAATATACGACAGAAGGAGAAAGTGTTGTAATTACTAAAGAATTAGATGAAATTGAAATCATTTTAAATCATAGTAATACCGACCACGTAATAGTAAAAGCTCTTACCAATACAAAAATCAAACCTATAGAGGGTTTGATTGATGAGGAGTTTAATGAAATTAATATTGAAAAAGGTGCTTGTGTTGAACTATATTACGCATTTGGTTCGTGGTTTATAGTTTCGTCAGACGGGTTAAAACAATCATAAAAAAAAGGAATATGTATTTTTAACATATTCCTTTTTTCATTATACCATTTCCTCCCACCCTTCTTCAGCTAAATTGTAAATATATTCAGGGTCAATTCCTCGTTTGCCCCAATATACCATTTCTTGGTCTGTAATAGTTAACAAATCTTCAATACTATCTTGGTCACCAGATTCAAAAGGAATACCATTTGTTAATCTACATTGTTCTTTGGTAAACAAACCTCTGTCTTTAGGGTCGGTAACAATTAGATTATTTCTAACTTCTTCATTAAACACAATTAACAAAGGTTCAATTCTTTTGTTAAAGGTAACAATTGCTCTCGCAACATTATATTCACCTGTCATAGTAGGGTTATTCTCTAAATCTGAGGGGTCAATACGATAACAATTAAGTTGGACGTGTGAACCTAACACAGGTTCTTTACCATGAAATAAACTATACTGTTCTTTTTCTTTCTTACTCATTTTTTCATTTACCTTCTGAACATCCCCGTGTGAAGCTTTAATTCCATTATTTACATAGAATATTACATCACCTAAACTAACCGCGATACCATCTCTAATTGCCAATTCCATATGTGCCATCATTGACATCATATTACCCGCTTTTGTTTTTTGGCTTGAACGTTTCTTATAATCGTCAATAGATAGTTTCACTTTTGCTCTTTGAGCAATCTTCATTAAAGGAATTTGTTGGTTAAAGATTACTTCCAAATATTCATAATACCACTCAACAAATGCCTGTCCATTACCTTCTAACAACATCTTAATACCGTTATCCAAAAAGTCCTCAATGTAAAGTGGTAGTTTCTTACTCTTGATTGAGTTACCTGTAAGTTTAATCTTACCATTATGTTCCATTGTTGCGTAGTTCTTACGAGCAATATTCATACAAGATTTCCAAGTTCCATCACAATCAAGACCCATTGCACCTTTCATAAAGGTGTCATTAAACTCTGCAACATCCGCATCGTAACCTTTGTATTCCTTACCTTCTTTAACTAACCAATTCTTACCCTTACCGATGTATCTTCTATCATCCACACCACCTTCAGGTAATGAGAAGTTCATACCATCCGTATCACATACAAGTGGGGTGTAACCTCTCTTCATAAAGAAACGTAACATCTGACGAAGATATTGTCTTCCTGTACAGGTAATCTGTTCACCCATATACATGTCACCCCAATGATACACTTGTGGGGCGGATAACGCCCCGAACATTGAGTTGATGAAAATCTTAATTGGTAATTGTTTTCTGTCGTAAGATGTTGCTTGTTTTTTATCTATATCCTGATATTCTTTTGCTAAGTTTTTATACTTGATACGAGTATTGCGGAAGTAATTTAACATTCCTTTCATTGCCCCTGTAATATCACAAGTTGGGAATACATCGTGGACAAGTTGTATTGAAGGATAAAGTGACGAAAAGTCAAGTTTCAATACATCTGTTGAATATCCTACTTTAAGTAATCGTGATAATCCACCAACAAATTCTGTCTTTTCATTCTTTTTAGGAATTGCCAACATGTTCTTATATGACCATGCTCTCATTTGGATTTCCCATAATGTTGCGGTTCCCATCGTTGAAACTCTTTCATATGTTGTTGGAACCAACGAAGCAAGTAGGAATGACCCCTGATTGAATTCTTCATCAACTGTTAGAGTTTCCTCCAAGTCATCGTCAAGATATCGTTCAACCAAATCATCACCTGTTGTTTTAATATAAACATTTGAATGTTTAGAACAAGCGTCATCAATCTTTGGGTCAACACCTACTTTCTTATATTTTCCGTTTTGAATGTTTAACCAAAACTCTTCTTTCTTTGCGTAGAACGGCCCGATATCTGTGTGGTCAATATAAACACGGTCAGGTGCTTCCGCCTTAATGTATTGAGTAATATACTTCAAACCTGCAGATTTGATGGATGAATTGATTGCTTGAGCTCTTCTAACTGCGTGTAACGTATCCACCACATTATAACCCCACATAGATGTCTGATTGAATCTCTCAACCTCATTTGCCAACTTCAACATACTTTCAGATTGTTTGATTGGGTTGATTGGATTTAATGTCTTAGCAATTTTCTTAATATCTAATTTTAAAGCTTTGGCTCTTTCAAATATCCAAAACCAGTCAAAGTTAAACCCGTTGTAAGACGCAATAATACTTGGTTTAAGTTCATCTATAGTATCAAAGAATTTGATAATACCTTCTCTTTCTTGTTCTTCAGTTGAACATTCAATTACTTGACTAAAACCTTTATTGGTTTTCATTCCTATCATAAAGATACGACCATCCTTTGGTTCTAATGCGGTTGTCTCTAAGTCAAATACAAATCTTGTGATACTATTGTAATCATCAAATCCTTTGAATAAACGTTTTTCTTTTGTAACCAAAAATTGTTCAACTGGAGGTAATATTAAAACTAAACCTTTTGTAGTCTCACCCCACGGGTCAACACCACCATCTCTAAAAAACTGAATAAGTGAACGATAACCGTTCAATGATTTAACCATAAAAGTTAAACCTTTCTCTAATCTTTCGTTACCATCAGTTCTTAATTTTTCAATGACAATTTTATGTTTTGTCATCGCCTCTTTTTGTAATGCCTTTGAGGATTTATAGAAGTTTAATCCACGTAAGTCACCTACCCAAGCAAATGGGATGAAAGTATCTTTTTTAATTTGTTTTCCGTGAATTGGGTGTTCTAAAATTTTCCAAACACAATCTTTGACGTAATCGTATTCTACACTGACGATATATTTTTCGTCATCGTTCCCTTGAAGGAACTGTTCAATTTCTTCGTTTGATATCATAAAATTTAAAATGGTGTATTTGCTTCCGAAATTAAGGTCGGAATTTACCTTGTGTGGTAAGATTAACCAATCAAATATTATAAGTCAAATTAAATTTAAGGTTGTTTTTGAATTTGTATTTTGTTTTCTGCGGTGAATGTTCTAGCTGAGAATGTATAAACACTTTCACCTGCATAGTCTATAGTTTGACTCACACCATTACAATCTACATAATTTAAAGTTAAAGTTGGTGGGGTTGTATGACAATATGTTGTCGCTTGGAAATTATAACAACTTGTTGATGTATAAGTTCCTAAATCAATTAAGTCAAACCCATCAGGTGATGATGGACCTGATATCCATCTTGGTGGGTAACTCGCGTAAGATATAACTGTCATATAACCAATATCACTAAGTGAACCTAACGTTTGACTAACATAATTACCATTTATATTCCTATATTGAACCACCATACTTGATGATGAACAGTCACTATTTTTTTCATTACCAATCACGTACATTTTTAAAGGTTCTGCCGGTGTTGATGATGGAGTTAAACTAGTTGTAGGAGTTACCGTTGGTGTTTTGGTGACTGTTGGTGTGTTAGTTGGGGTTGATGTTATTGTTGGGGTTTGTGTAACGGTTGGTGTATTTGTTGCGGTTTGACTTGGTGTTACAGTATTAGTTGGTGTCTGAGTCACAGTTGCTGTATTAGTAGGGGTTTGGGTTACGGTAGGAGTATTTGTTGGTGTAGGTGTTGGTGTTTCAGTATTTGTTGGTGTAGGTGTTGTTGTTGGTGTTGGTGATGCATAAATTGTTGGAGTAACCGATGGTGTTGGTGTGATAGTCGGAGTAACTGATGGTGTTGGTGTAATGGTAGGTGTCGGTGTTGGTGTTGGTCTACTTGGGTCAAAACAAGTTAATATTAAAGTTTGGTCATCCTCAATTAAATGTAAATAAAAGTTATTATAACAACAATTAGGTATTGTAGTATTGTTAACTGTAAATGGAAATGTCTGACCTGATGTAATCAAATATCTTGGATTTGATTCTGAAACTTCATAATATAAATTAAATGTTCTATCGGCAAAAGTAGTTGAGGTAACAGTAAGATTATTACCTGAAACTAATAAACAAATATCGTTAATCAATCCGTCTGAACAGTCAGGACATCCATAATCAAAAAGTAAAAACGGACTTTTTAAAATGTCAAAATTATGTATTACCTCAGGATAACTCAATGGTTCCGTGTACATTCTAAATTGAGAAATTGCCCCGTCAAATGTACCACCAAATGTTGGTTCTAATAGTATATTGGTTGTTAAACCTGATAATGAAGTTCCTGACAATGTTTGATTTGGCATAACCTCAGGGTCTTGCATGTATGTCAACCCTGTTAAGGTTGTTGGACATCCTGTAAAAGTTAAACTTTCTCTTAAACCTTGTGTCCCACCACCCCATGAAATATTAAATGGTACACCTAATTGTTTTTCTTTTTCTGTATTTAATGCTCTTGGAATAACTTCTTCAAATCCATTAATTACATAGAATAATCTTCCATTAATATAAATTTTTAAAACACCCAATCTATCTTCTCTTTCAATTAACCATCTTTCATTTAGATTAACTATTTCTACTTGTTCAGCAGGTGTTGACCCTGTACGTGTTATTGGTGGTTCAATTAATAATACCGTATTATTAGATAAACTATCAACATATTCTGTGTCACTAATTAATCCTAACCCTCCTCTGTAATATAAATCACAAGTATCAAAATAAGTACTTCTTTCCCACACACAATCAACTAAAATCCAATGTTCTTTTGTTGTATAATCAGAATTTAAATCTTCACAGTAATCAAAAATTTGATTTGATGAACAATATTCTGTGATAGTATAACCTGTTTGATATGTAATTCCTGTTGTTGGACAAGTACCTGTTGTAATACAACCTCCTGTAAATGTTAATACTTTAACACAAACTTTTGGATTTTTAGGGTCACCTGACAATCTCAATGAAAACGAGTTTGACATTGAGTCGTATAGTGGGTCTTTATCACTATTTGGAACTTGTGTGGTTGCGTTACATCCACAGTTACAATCGGTATTATGTTGAGCTTTATAAACTAAAGGTTCATATACTTCAATACATCTTGAATTGGTCACTCCTGTGTTTGAACAAGCACAAGTTTCTAAACATCCACTTAAAACACTTGTAACTCTTGTATACCCACTATCTGAAACAGGTGAACCTGACGCATGATGATAAAATTTATTTTCAGCTCTTGCTCCAAAATAGAAAAAAGTGTTTTCATTTTCAGGATATGTTAAGTTTAAAGTTGTTTGAGTATTTGTTGGATAAAATTCATCAACATACCTTGGTCTAATCAACATCTCAACAGTCCACCCTTCGTTTGTTCTATTTGGGAATGTTTCGTAATCATACCCAAACAAACTAAAGAATCCTTGGTAAAAACCACCATATAATTGATTGTAATATGTTATAGTATAACCTGATTCTGAAACCATATTATACAGAGTTTGTTTTGTGTTTCCTGAAAATCTTTCGTTTGGAGGATTTGTATAACCTGTAACTTGAAATAATTTTGTTCTTCTATCAAAATGATATCTATCCCACTTACTCGACCCGGTAAATAATCCCATTGTATAATTAATTGTTTCACCAGTCATCTGTGGAACTAAACCATTATCGATACCTGTTAACCCAATATCACATAATGTAGAAGCCGTTAAACAATTTAAATCTTCATTTAGTGGATTGTAGTAATTTAATGAAACTAAAGTGTTACCTGATAAAAAATCACCATAATTAATTGTTAATTCTTGTGATGATAAAGGATTGTTTAAATCAAAATAAATAGGTAATCTATTACCATCATTATAACCAATAAGATTAGTTGAAAATACAACTTCTTCGTTATAATCTTTTTCATCTGATGCTAAGCAAATGTCAAAAATTTTTGGGACAGGTTTAACATACCACTTTTTAAAATTGAACTGATTTATATTCTGTTGAGCCATTCTATTGATAAATAGTTAAATCAAAGTATTTATATGTAAAAAGCCAAATGGAATTTAATAAAGAATATTTTTCATCACCTTATTACTTCTATATTAAAGAGGGTAAAGATACTATTTCCGTTTATTTTAGTGTCAGCAATACTTTAACTGAAGCTAGAAAAAAAGATGAGGTTGTAAAATTTAAGAAAAAAGATAAAAAAGAAATTGAAAAAACAATTTCAAAAATTCAAAAAGAAAAAAAATTAAAAAATAATTCTGACGTTAAAAAAACTTTAAATAAGAAAAAAGATGAGTTAGAAGAATTAGTTGATTATGATGGGTCTTTTTTGAGTTCAAAAATTCCAATTTATAACCCATATCTTTCACCAAAAAGTACAATGGACCAAGAGGTTGTTGCAACAAGACAAACAAACAATCCTATTACTCGTGGATATCGTGTTTATTGGGGTGAAGGTGAGGAAGAAACTGACGAGGTAATTAATGAAACTGATTTTTCTGACGCATTTGGTTATGAAGAAACAAAAGACAAAAACGGCCCTGAGACATTTAAAACATTTGTTAAAGAATTAGGTTTAGATAAAGATGAGGCGGCTGAAAGAACAAGACAACAAGGTAAAGAACCTGATGCTAAAAAACATAGAAAAAAATTAGAAAGAGTTCCCAAAAAAATTAAAAAACAAAAAGGTTTTATTGATAGAATGACCATTTCTGAAAAAGAAAATTTGGAAGAAGAAAAGAAAGCTATGATGAAAAAAATGGTTGAGGATATTGTTCTTAAGAAAAAATCAGGTGATAAGGAAATGGCTAAAAAAAATGGTTTAAGTAAAGTTCTTACAAAAAATTTAGAAAATATTAAAAAATTAGCAGACAAAGAAGGTATTGAAATAAATGACTTGGTTAAAATATTGAAGAAATGAATAGTGAAATGTATGGAAATCAATACGAAGTTCCACACAACGTATTAACGTCTTTAGAAAATTTTAAAGACGAAAAAACTATACATAATATTTTTACAAATGGTTATCTAACATATCAAAATATGAAAAAAATACTTCATGATATTGATAATGGTAAATTTGGTGATAAAAATTTAAGTACTTTAAAATCATTTATAACACAAAATTTAGGTTCCGATAGAGGGAGTATTGATAGACAAAAGAGAGATGCCTCTGATTCGGGAATGCAAAACCAATATTTATCAACACATAGAAAAGATAATGTTAGAGATTTAAATAGACCGTCTAAAAGTCATCACTCTATTTACGAGAACTATAATAAAGAAGTTGTAGATAACCTTAAAAGAATAAACGAAATAATGAAAAAATTATAAAATTATGGCATCAAAAGTCCCAATAGATTTAAACCAACCAGATAACGCTTTAAGTGCAATTGCTGAAAAAGTTAGAAAAGATTTGGTTACAAGAAATGATTACAAATCAAACGCAAATGAATATGGGGTAACTAATCCTGACGCAATCTCTGATGGAGATGGTAAAGGAAGAGGAACAGGAGTATTCTTAGACATATTTAATGGAGGTACATCAACTGACCAAGTTACTAAAGTTGATAACATCAAACTAAACAAATATAGTTCAAAAAAACCTTATAACTCACCTTCGACAGAATGAAGCTTTACAACGTCATAAAACAACTTATTTTTGAAGCAAGTAGTGAAGAAATTACTAATGCAATTAAGAATAGGCATGTTGCAACAATTTACTATGACGGGGAAGATAATGGAGGTAAAGGACTTCGTGTTATTGAACCTTTTTGTTACGGAACATCAAAAAGAGGTAACAAAGTAATAAGAGCGTGGGAGAGAGAAGGGGCGTCACACACCGCAACCATAGGTGACCAACCATTACCAGGTTGGAGATTATTTAGGGTTGATAGGATTGGAAGCTTCTCGTATGACCCACGTGAAAAATTTGATATAATAAGACCAAGTTATAATCCTGAAGATAAAGGAATGGTCGGATTAAAAGTATGTACAAAATTTGAATTAGAAAATGAATGATTTAATGCAAAAACTAATGTTGTCTAAAGAAATTATGAATAGACACGACGAAATGGACAAAGGGAATCCATCTAAAAGGTCATCAACAACTCAACAATTAGTTAGAGAATATGATGAATCACCTATACCTGCAACATATAATATACCACAAGAATTTTTACAAAAAGAACAACCAAAGTCAGTCGCACCAAAAGTTATGACAGAAGATAGAATAAAAAATTCTAAACTACCTGACGCAATCAAAAGATTAATGATGGAACACCCAATAGACCAACCACAACAATATCAGGCAACAATCTCAGATGATATTATTGAAAAGGCGGCAAGGTTAATGGGAAATAAACAACCTGTTTCAGAGTCAACTCAACAACAACCAAGACAACAAAATACATCATTTAATTTATCCGCATCAGATATAAAGAAAATTGTTAGGGAAACTGTTGAAGAAGTATTAAGTGAGAATGGATTAATGGTTGAGTCAACTCAAAAATCTAATGAATTAATGACAATTAAAGTTGGTAAACATATCTTTGAAGGTAAAATTTCAAAAGTTAAAAAAGTTCAATAAAATTATAAACATTAAAAATTCAGTCCTCCTTGTGGGGACTTTTTTTTTGTTATAGTTGAATTATAACATTCTTTCATTTATCTTTTTCATTATGAAAGAAAAAATTAAAGTTTTAGTTATACCTTCTGACACTACTGGAGTTGGGAGATTTAGGTCAATCACACCACACACTCACTTACAATCAAAATATGGGGAGGATTTTCATGTCGACATTGAATTTAATCCTGATTTAACTAATATAAATTATTTTAAAGATTACCAAATAATTCATTATCATCGTTCTCTTGGTCAAGATATGGATAAGTCTGTACAAATAGTACCAATTTTAAATTCAATGGGTATTATTACTGTATGTGATTTAGATGATTACTGGTTACCAGGAAAAGAACATCCTCTTCATCAGTTGATTGTTCAAGAAAAAATACACGAAAAAATTGTTGCAAATTTAAAAGTTGCTAAATATGTAACAACTACTACTGAGTTATTTGCGGATGAAATAAAAAAACATAATAAAAATGTTGTAATTTTCCCTAATGCGATTGACCATAAAGAGGCTCAATTTAATGAGCCGACTGAAGAATCTGACTTGGTAAGAGTTGGGTGGTTAGGTGGTTCATCACATTTACACGATTTGATGTTACTTGATGGTATGGTATCTAAACTTTCTGATATTCAGAAAAATTTACAGTTTGTTGTTTGTGGTTTTGATACACGTGGTATGATGACTGAGATTAATCAGGCAACAGGTGAACAAACAAGAAGACCAATTAAACCACACGAAACCGTATGGTATGATTACGAAAAGATTTTTACAAATAACTATTCAATAGTTACACCTGAGTATAAAAAACACTTGGAGTTATTTGTTCAGACACCTTATGAAAATGAACAAAACCAACCATATAGAAGAGTTTGGACAAAACCTGTAACATCTTACGCTCGTAATTACTCTAAATTTGATATATCTTTGGCACCGATTAAACAACATATGTTTAACAAAGTAAAATCACAACTTAAAGTTATTGAGGCAGGTTTTTATAAGAAAGCGTTAATTGCGACTAACTATGGGCCTTATACTATTGATTTAAAACATTCATTAAAGAATGGTGAGTTTACAGATGGAAACGCTCTTTTAGTTGATGACGTAAGAAATCATAGTGATTGGGCAAAATACATTAAGAAATTAGTTCAGAACCCAAACATGAGAATTGATATGGGTGAAAGACTATATGAATATGTATCTAAACACTATAGTTTAGATGTGGTAACAAAAACAAGAGCAGAATTTTATAAATCAATCGTATGATAAAGCACCCATTACACAAAATCTTATTTATTGACATTGAAACTGTAGGGGTTTCAAGTAATTATGAAAATTTTAAAAAGGATTATCCTGAACTTCATTTCCAGTTTGTTAATTACTTAGATTGGTTTCAAAAAAGGTTTCCTGAAGACGCTGAAAAAAGTATTGACGAAATCTTTGTTAATCGAGCGGCTTTAGTTCCTGAGTTTTCAAAGATTGTTTGTGTTTCAGTAGGATTTCTTGACCCTAAAGGTGATATTAAAAAACAAAGTTTTTTTAACTCAGATGAAAAAGCGTTACTTACAGATGTTAACACATTATTAAATCGAGTTGATAAGTTAGGTTTTATCCTTTGTGGACATAATCTTAAAAACTTTGATATCCCTGTATTGGCAAAAAGAATGTTAGTTAATGGTATTTTACCATCATCAATACTTCCATCTTATGACACTAAACCGTGGGAGATTAAAGCAATTGATACAAAAGAAATTTGGCAATATGGACAATTTGGAGCGATAAGTTCATTAGAATTAATGTGTGTTTCACTTGGTATTGGAACTTCTAAAAATATGGAAGTAACAGGAAATAAAGTTCATAACGCATTTTGGAATGAAAACAAATACCAAGAAATTCAAGAATATTGTGAAAAAGATGTTGAGGTATTAATAAAAGTTTTAATAAAATTAACAAACTTATGAGTGAAAAATTTGATTTTGCAAGAGAATTAGAAGAATTAAAAAAATTGGTTGATGACTTTAGCCAATTACAAGAACAAGAATTAAATGATGAATTAGGGTTTGATATTAATGAATTTGAGGATGCAAATCAATTTATTGGAGATGGGAAAATTACAATAAATTTTGTTTCAACAAATGAAAAAGAATTAAATTACGCATACGAATCAGATAGTGGGTTTGATTTATATGCCAATGAAGAAGTTAAAATACCTGCGTTTGGTAGAGCTTTAGTTCCGACAGGTATTTCAGTTGATTTACCCCAAGACTTTGAGATACAAGTTAGGTCAAAAAGTGGTTTAGCAATCAATCAAGGGTTAATGGTTTTAAACTCCCCAGGAACTGTAGATGAAGGTTATACTGGTGAAATTAAAGTCATTATTTTTAATACAAACAACCATGAATTTGTAATAACAAAAGGTATGAAAGTCGCTCAAGCGGTAGTTGCAAGATGTATTACTGGTAGATGGGTTAATTTAAAAAAAGTAGATAAAATAGAAAATAAAGATAGAGGTAGTAAAGGTTTTGGGAGTACAGGAATATGATAACAATTGGATATAGTACAAGAAATTCTAATCCTCAATTTCAAGAGTATCTAAAAAAATCTTCAGGTCATCCAAAGGTACAAATTATTGAGAAAGTTAATAACGGTGAAAAAAATCTTTCAGAAGTTTATAATGAAATAATTTCAGAATCAATTTTTGATATTGTTGTATTATGTCATGACGATATTTATTTTGACACGTCAAATTGGGCTTCAAAATTAGTTAAACAATTTGAAAGAAATGATGATTTTGGAATTTTAGGTATGGCAGGCACAACTGAAATGCCTAAAAGTGGAATGTGGTGGGAAGACCGTACAAAAATGTTTGGGATAGTCAATCATGAATCTGAAGGTAAAAAATGGGAATCAAAATATTCTGATTCATTAGGTAATGATATAAGAGAAGTTGTGGTTGTTGATGGTGTTTTTATAGCATTAAATAAACAAAAAATTAAATCTAAGTTTGATGAAACCGTTGATGGTTTTCACATGTATGATGTGAATTTTTGTTTTAAAAACAATATTGAAGGGGTAAAAATTGGTGTGTTAACTAATATTCGTATTACTCACAAATCAATAGGTATGACCAATCAAAAATGGGAAGATAATAGAAAACTTTTTGTTGAAAAATACTCAGAATACTTACCTAAAAAAATAAAATTTACCGAAAATAATAAATTAAAAGTTTTAATTAGTTGTTTGTTTTTCCAAAAATTTACAGGTTCTGAAATGTATGTTTTTGAATTGGCAAAAAATTTAGTAAAACAGAATTGTGATGTGACTGTGGTTGCGTCTGAAACAAATGGGCCTTTGGTTTTAATGGCAACTAAATTAGGTATTAAAGTTAAAAACATTAAAGATACACCAGGTTTTAAAATGGGAGATGGTAAATGGGTAACAATGACTGAAAGAGGCCCTGAACCTTCAGTTCCAAACAAATTTTATCAAGTAGATACCCCTCATTTTGATATCATTCATTGTCAACATAAACCAATTGTTGATATTATGAATATGTTATATCCAACGATTGATAAAATTTGTACAATTCATTCTGAAGTAATTGAACTTGAAAATCCTGTAATTCACAATAGTATTAAAAAATACATTGCAATACGTCCTGAAATTAAAAAACATATTATTACTAATTTTAATATTTCGGAAGATATTGTAGACATAACTTACAATCCAATTGATGAAACTAAATTTTATAATAAAAATTTAAAGTCTGAAAATTATATTTTGTTTGTTGGTTCTATCGATTACCTGAGGAAAAATACAATATATGATTTAGTAACGTTATCAAAAGAAGAAAATAAAGAACTTTGGTTAGTCGGTGAAAATAAAGACACATATTTAACCAATTTATTAAAAAATTCACATGTTAAACATTTCCCACCAACGTTAGAAGTTGATAAATATATTCACAAATGTACAGAAACTGCAGGTATTTTATTAGGTAGAACTACCATTGAAGGTTGGATGTGTGGTAAATCAGGTTGGATTTATAATGTAGACAATTATGGTAATATTATTAATAAAAAATTATATAATGTACCCGATGATTTAGAAAAATTTAAATCTTCTGAAGTTTCAAAATTTATTAAAAAGAAATATATAGAATTATTAAACAAATGAAAAAAACAATTATAACTATCACCGGTATTAGACCCGATTTTATAAGAATGTCTGAAATTTTTAAAAAATTAGATAACAATTTTAATCATATATTAATACATACAGGACAACATTATGATAAAATGTTATCCGATGTATTTTTTGATGAGTTATCAATACGTAAACCTGATTTTAATTTAGAAATCGGCTCAAAAGGAAAAGAACATTTTCATCAACAAGCTGATTTATCTGTTAAAATTATTGACTTAATTCGTAATGAAAATATAAATCCTGATTTAATAATTTTTTTAGGTGATTCAAATTCGGCTTTAGCATCGGTACCTCTTAAAAAAGAGGGGTATAAAATCGCCCACATTGAGGCAGGTATGAGGTCTGGTGATAAAAGAATGCTTGAAGAAATTAATAGAATTGTTTGTGACCATTGTAGCGACCTTTTGTTTGTTTATCATGATAATTACAAAGAAAAATTGATTAGAGAATCAATTAATCCAAAATCAATTTATGTTGTAGGAAATACAATTAAAGAGGTTGCAAATAAAATAGAATTAAATAAATCTAAAAAAAATAATAAAATAATTTTAGATATTCATAGACCTGAAAATTTTAATAGTAAGGAACGTTTAAAAAACATATTAAACTATGCTAATATTTGTTCCCAAAGATTTGGGATACCTGTTGAAATGTTATCATTTAAAAGAACTATTGATAAAATATCCGAATTTAATTTAGATTTAGAAAATATTAAAGTAATTGATTTATTATCTTTTAAAAATTATATAAATGAAATGTACCATTCTAAGTTTATAATTTCAGATTCAGGTACAGCTCAAGAAGAACCTTGTTTATTTAATACTCCAGTTATTGTCCCAAGAGATTTCACTGAAAGACCTGAATCGGTTGAATCCGGATGTTCATATATGATTAATGTAAATGAATTAGATGTTTCGTGGATTGAGTCATTTAATTATCTGTCAAATTATAACTCAAACACAGATTGGTTAGGAGATGGTAAAACATCAGACAAAATTATTGAAATATTAAAAGAAAAATTATGATTTCTATTGTTACCGCATATCACAATCGAAAAAAAATATTTATTAAAACATTAGAAAGTTTTAAAAAAAGTAGTTTTACTGATTTTGAAGTTATCGCTGTCGATGACTGTAGTCACGAAGATGAGAGATTAGAAGATTTGGTAGACAAATTTCCTTTTTTAAAAATTGTTAGATTAGAAAAAAAAGATAAATGGTATGTAAATCCATGTGTTCCTTTTAACGTTGGATTTAACCATGTATCAGGTGATAAAATTATTATACAAAATCCTGAATGTTTACATTCAGATGATATTTTAAATTTTGTAAACGAAAATTTAATTGATAATGATTATTTATCATTTGCTTGTTATTCTTTAAGTGAAATTCAAACATCGGCAGTGTTACAACTTAATGATTTTAAATCATTTATTAACCCCTCAACATATAAAAAAATATCAGTAGTTAATGATGGTGATGAAGGATGGTATAATCATTCATTATATCGACCAAAATCTTATCATTTTTGTACCGCAATAACTAAAAAAGATTTAAAAGAATTAGGAGGATTTGACGAAAGATTCGCAACTGGAGTAGCGTTTGATGATGATGAATTTATACATAGAATTCGTCTTAAATTAAATGTCAGGTTTATTGATGATTTTGTTGCTCTTCATTTATGGCATTACGGAAATGATAAAAATGCAACAGTAACAAATAGAGTAAACATGGATAATAAATTTTGGGAAATGTGGAATAAAAATAATTACTTATTCAATTATGTGACTAAACTTGAAAATAAATACTCGATAAATAATGGCTAAAAAAATATTTGACTGTTTTAAATTTTTTAATGAAATAGAATTATTACATCTACGATTAATGGAATTAAATCCTGTTGTAGATTATTTTGTATTAGTTGAATCCAACAAAACACATACAGGAAATCCAAAAGAATTTCTTTTTGAGAAAAATAAAGAAATTTTTAAAGAATATCTTCATAAAATAATACATGTTAAAGTTGAGGATTTACCAACTTATTCTCCTGATAATATTTGGATACCCGAAAATTACCAAAGAAATTGTATAATGAGAGGTTTAGTTGACCATGCATCTGAAGGAGATAAAATAATTGTTTCAGATTTAGATGAAATCCCAAATACCGACTTAATTGTTAGTAATATTGAAAATAATCAATGGGTAACATTTAAACAAAATTTATATTATTATTACGTTAATTGTAAACAAAACTGTTTATGGGATGGCCCTATTATGGCAAATTATGGCAGTTTCCAATCACCCCAACAATTAAGAAATACTGGGAGAAGTGGTTATAATAGTAAATTTCATGGTGGATGGCATTATAGTTTTATGGGAGGGCCTGATAGAGTTAGGTATAAAGTTGAGAATATCGCAGAATCTTCATTAATTATTAATAGTGTTGGTAATCCATCTGACATTGAGTATAAAATGAAAAATCAAATTGATTTATGGAATCGTACTGATGATTACGCCAAAAAAGAAATTGTTGATATAACAAATGATAAACCAAAATCTATGGATAAATTTTTAGAATTATATCCTAACTTTTTTTATAAAAATTAAACATATGAAAAAAAATATTGAAATAATCTCATTGATTTTTAAGTCAATTGACTATCTCGAATTAATTTACAATGAACTAAAAAGTAGTAAATGTAAAGTTGATGGGTGGGATATTAATGTAAGAATTGTTGCAAATGATGCAACAGAAAAAATTTTAGATAAATTAAAAACTTTAGATATTCCGTATACAATATATAACGACCCAAAACCAAATGATTATTATTTAAATCGAGTTTATAGGTGTTGGAATTTTGCAGGTAAAACTAGTGAATATGATAATATTTGTTTTGTTAATTCAGATATGGTGTTTAGTGATGGATGGCTTGAAAATTTATTAAAACATCATGATGGTATTAATATACCGACATCAAGATTAGTTGAAAGTGGTAAAATGAGAAGTGGGACTTATGGTATTAGTATAGACTGTGGAAAAAGTCCTAAAAAAATTGACTACGAACTATGGGAAAAAGTTAACACGTCAATGAGAGAAGATAATGCATACTCAGGTGGTTTATACATGCCATGTATATTTGAAAAGAACCGATTTATTGAGAGTGGTATGTATCCTGAAGGTAACATTTATACTGATGGAGTTGGTACTTTAAATGGGTTTGTTCAAAGTGGGGATGATTGGTATTTTAGAAAATTAGAAGCGACTTATGGGATGAGACATGTTACAGTATTTGACTCATTAGTTTATCACATACAAGAAGGTGAAAAAGATGAATAAATAATGAATAAAAAATAAAAAATAGTGAAAAAAAAACTAACCGTAATCGGAATAATATCCGCAACTTTAGAAGAAGCGTTAAAAGGGTGGGAATATAATTATATTTTAAATGATTTATTATCCGAATTTGAAATTGATGTTAAATTAATTTCAGGTAATTTAGACGTTTTTATTGAGAACTCTTTAATAATATACTCATCAGATGACCGTGAATTAAATAAAGATATTAGAGATTATTTTGAAAATTATAAAAATAAAGGTATAAAGTTTAATTTATTCCACATTTCAAATGAACAATTAAATCATAATTGTGACTATTATGATTATGCTAATGTAGTAATAAGAAATTATTATGACCCAAAAATTAATAAACAAAATGTTATAACAGTACCTTTAGGATATAAATCAGGAATTAAAAATAAAAATCAAAATTATCTTAAATTTAATCAAAAAAAATATAATTTTTGTTTTATTGGACAATTAAAACAAGATAGATTCAATGTAGTCACACAAATTTCAAAATTTAATAAAGTTTTCATTCATATTACTAAAGGATGGAATTGTCCAACATCAATTAATTCAACCGAAATGGGTGAAATTTATTCCTCAACTTTATTAGTTCCATGTCCAATGGGTAACATTAATTTTGATACGTTTAGAATTTGTGAAGTATTAGAATCAGGGTCAATTCCTATTATAAAAAAATATAGTGGAAATAACTATTTTGAAAACATTTTTGGGGAAAACCCAATCCCAATTGTTAATGATTGGGATGAAATTATTAATGTTTATAATAATATTTTATTAAATCCTGATTATGAAATAACAAAAATAAATGAATGGTATTTTGAATTTAAACAAAAATTAAAAAATATTATATATAATAAACTACAACAAATGTAATATGGAAAAAATATATTCTAAAATTAATGGTGAACTTCTTCATCAAGTTGTAAGATTATCTGATGTTATTTCTGAACGCACCGATTTAAGTGTAGATAAAAATTATTTACAATGTGCGAGTTTAAAATTATCTAAAGGACATACATTTAAACCTCACAAACATAATATAATCCCAAGACATGATGAAAATTATATACCTCAAGAAAGCTGGTGTGTTATAAAAGGAAAGGTACAATGTATTTTTTATGACATTGATGATAATATAATTGCGGAACCAATATTGTCCGCAGGAGACATTAGTTTTACATTCAATGGTGGACACAATTATTTGATTTTAGAAGATGATACTATAGTATACGAATATAAAACAGGGCCGTATTTTGGTCAAACCATTGATAAAACTTTTATCTAATGAAAATAGGTGATGATGTTGTTTTAGATTTAGATATAATAATAAAAGAAAAAAATAATTGTGTTATAGGTAGTCATGTTGCAATAGATAAAGGATTTTATTGTACAACAAAATTACATATTGGTGATTATACACATATTAGTCCTTATGTAACAATTATAGGTGGTAAAAACTCAGATTTTACGGCCAAAGGGTTTAATAACATAATGGCCGGAGCTAGAATTGTATGTGGTTCAGATAGATTTGATGATAGTGGATTATTTGGTGCGATGATACCTGAAGAATTAAAAGGTACTCAAATAATTAAACCTGTTCTTATTGAAGAATTTTCTAATATCGGAACAAATTCTATTGTATTACCCGGCTCAAGATTAAGACGTGGTGTTCTATTATCCGCAGGTAGTTTATTAATGGGAGATACTGAAGAATGGGGGGTATATAAAGGAAATCCCGCAGTTTTAGTTAAAAAAATAGATAGTACAAAAATACTTTACAACGCAAAAAAATTAGGATATAATTACTAATCTTATGGAACAAGTAAATATGGATATTGTGACAGAATTTGAAAAAAGGATATCACAATTTTACAATGCACCTTACGCAGTTGCTGTAGATAGTTGTACACATGGTATTGAATTATGTTTAAGATTAACAAATGCTACTAAAATTAATGTCCCATTAAGAACTTATTTGTCCGTACCCATGTTGTCTAAAAAATTGGGAATTGGATTAGATTGGAGAGATGAAAAATGGGAAGATTATTACACTTTAAATTACGAAGAAAAAAGAATAATTGACGCAGCGGTATTGTGGAAAAAAGACAGTTATATACCAAACACATATATGTGTTTAAGTTTTCAATTTCAAAAACATTTAAGTTTAGGTAGAGGAGGGATGATTCTTTTGGACAACGAACAAGATGCTATTCAGTTAAAAAAAATGAGTTATGATGGTAGATTACCCAACATCCCATGGAGAGAACAAAATATTGACACAATGGGTTACCATTATTACATGACTCCTGAGACCGCCAAATTAGGATTAGATAAATTGTCTAATGCTATTAATACAAATCCTAGAAAATGGAGATATGAGGATTGGCCAGATTTGACTAAAATGAATTTTTTTAAAAGTTAAAAATAAAATATGATTAAACGTGCATTTATAACCGGTGTAGGTGGCCAAGATGGGTCATATCTAGCGGAATATCTTTTATCATTAGGATATGAAGTTCATGGTATTATAAGAAGAAATTCTACACCTGAACACCAACAAAGTAGACTTGACGAAATACGAGACAAAATAAATATATATTATGGTGACTTGTTAGACCAATCCAACATTGAACGATTATTAAATGAAATACAACCTGATGAGATATACAATTTAGCGGCTCAAAGTCATGTACGTATTAGTTACGATATTCCACAATTTACATCACAAGTTAATTCTTTAGGTGTTTTAAATATTTTAGATGCTTATCGTAGAATTTGTCCTAATGCGAAATTTTACCAAGCAAGTAGTTCGGAAATGTTTGGAAGTTCGGTAGACCCTGATGGATACCAAAGAGAAACAACTCACATGAATCCAGTTTCACCATATGGGTGTAGTAAAGTATTTGGGTATAACATTGTTCGAAATTATAGAAACGCATATAATTTACATGCCAACAATGGTATTTTATTCAATCATGAATCTCCTCGTAGAGGTTCTAATTTTGTTACTAATAAAGTAGTTAAAGCTGCGGTGATGATAAGTTTAGGGTTATCAGATAAATTAGAACTTGGTAATATGGACTCATACAGGGATTGGGGTCACTCCAAAGATTATGTAAAAGCAATGCATTTAATATTACAACAGGATAAACCAGTTGATTTAGTTGTTGCAACTGGGGAATCAAGGTCAGTTAGAGATATGTGTGAATATGTTTTTAGTAAATTAAATTTAAATTATAAAGACTATGTCATTCAAAATGATAAGTTTTTACGTCCTGAAGAATTACCATACCTTAAAGGTGATTCAAGTAAAATTAGGTCTTTAGGATGGAGTCCTGAATATAGTTTTGAGACAATGATGGATGAAATGATTGATTATTGGTTAAACATTTATAAAAAATAAAATAAATTATGGATAATAAAATTGGGTGGTTAGTTAACGATACACTTACGTGTATCCCAAATACAAGAACATTTTGGCATGACCTATTAGAATGGTTTCCAGGTCTTCAAGATAAATGCGACGGACATACAAGTTACGCAATATTAGCAAATAAAATAGAATCTATTAGAGAGCGTCCCGATTATATAATTAGAAACGGAAGTTATTTTCGTAAACTTAATATCGATGTCCCAACATTTTGTCTGATACAAGATACTATGGATAATCCAATGCAAACTGAAGTTATAAATTCATGTACTTGTGTAGTTTTTGCTTCTAAACAAACGTATAATCTTTATAAAGAAAGAATTAATCCAAAAAATGTAAGAGTAATTGAACAATCATCTGACTTTAATTTTTTTAAACCTATCCCTGAAAGACATCCTGATGTTTTACCTAATTCAATTATATTCATAGGTGATTCATCTTACGAAAAAAAAGGATTTCATAGAGTTTTAAACCTTATTGAGACAATGACAGATTTTAACTTTTGTTTAGTAATGAAAGATAATACAACTATTGACGCAATTCCTGAACATAATAGAAATAGAGTAAGAATATTTAACAGAGTTGACACAAATACAGTTAGACTTTTAATAAATTCATCAGTGTGTGGTATTTGTACCTCAGGAAATGAAGAAGGTCATTTTGCGGGAATTGAGATAGGTGCGTGTGATATACCGATGGTTGCAAGACCTATGGGGTGTTATTTAGATAGACAAGATGACAAAACATGGGGATTAGTTTCTAATGATGAAGATTTTCCTGAAACAATAAGATATGTTACCAGCAATCGACAACTTTTTTCACCACGAGAGTATTATTCAAAAGAATATACTTTAGAACGTTGTCGTGAAAAATGGACAGACTTAATTACTGAATTTGTTAAATAAAATAAATATGAAATTCACAGTAGAAATAAAATCAGGTTTATGTAATGTTATTAAATCTTTTGTCACGGCTTTAAGTATTGCGGAAACTAATATCTTACCAAGATTTGATGCTCACTTTGACGCTAATTATTATGAAATTTTAGATGATAGTTTAATTTGTCATGGTACACATGAATTTGGGGAGTCATTTGTTTCAGCAAGATTCCTTATTTTAAAATCAGAGGAAAGTGAACAACCAGATTTAATTAATGACGCAAAATCATTAGGTGACCACCCAAATATTGCAAATAAAAAACTTTCTTATTTGTTTTCAACACACTCAATTGATTGGTTTTTTGATAGAAAACTTATATCTGATACAGTGTATGACAGGATACAAAATGGAATTAGTAAAATTAAATGGAAAAATGAAGTTTTGTCTGAGGTTGATAGAATTTCGCAAAATTTTGAATATCCGTTACTAACAATTCAAATAAGAACGTGGACACATAAATTTGACCCACCATACTGTACAAGTATTCGTGATGGAGTTATTCGAGATTATAATTTTGAAACATATAAAAACGCAATTGATAAATTCTTACCAAAAGTAAAAACAATTTTTCTCACTTCAGATAATGATAGTGTTTTACCTGAGTATTTGGAATACTTAAAAGATTATAATGTAATAACTTATACTAAACCAGATAACATTACACAGATGCAATATTCTGCCGCAAGTATGTTAATAGCTTCAAAATGTGATATGTTGGTGTGTAATCGTCTTAGTACATTTTCAGAATGTATTTGGTGGTTTGGTGGATGTAAAGCCGAAACAATACCTGTTTTTTAAACATAAAAAAATATAAATAAACAATAATAAATTAAAACAAAAAGTATGTCTATGTTCGCATATGGAAAATCCCATCATTCAGATTTAATCATTCAATTAGTTAAATCAATTAACTGTCAGACTTATTTAGAATTAGGTATTTACGACGGTATGACTATGGCAAGTGTTGCCCAAATAGTTCCTAGAGTTATAGGTGTAGATATTAAAGATATCAGAATACATAAAAATATTGGTGAGTTTCATCAATCAACAACTCAAGAATTTTTAAATAATTTTAATGAAAAGGTCGATGTTATTTTTATTGACGCTGACCATTCTTTTGAATCGGTTAAAAAAGATTTTGAATTGTCATTAAGATTACTTAATGAATTTGGTATGATAATTTTACACGATACTGACCCAATATCAGAAGAATATCTAAGCGAATTACGTTGTGGTGATTCATATAAAATGATTGACTGGTTAAAAGAAAATTATCCTGATATGGATGTTTTAACATTACCTGTATCAGAAGCGGGGCTAACAATAATTAGACGCTCTAATGAAAGAAGAGTAAATAAATTTATAAAATAATGAAAGAAAAAGTTTTATTAGTAGGTGGTGCCGGTTACATCGGAGGATTAACATCAGATTATCTTATTAGAGAAGGGTTTGATATAACTATTTACGATAATTTATTATATGAAAATAGGTATTTAAAAGATGTTTCTTTTATTTATGGAGACATTAGAGATACTGATAAACTTTATGAAGTATCTAAAGATTTTGATATTATAGTTTTAATGGCTGCTTTAGTTGGTGACCCGGCTTGTAGTGTTGACCCATTTTTAACTGAAGAAATTAATTATAATTCTATTAAAAATTTTTGTGATATTGTTTCACCCGATAAACATTTAATTTTTATGTCTACGTGTTCAGTTTACGGAGCTCAAGATGGTATATTAGATGAATTAAGTGAAACAAATCCATTATCATCATATGCATCAACAAAACTTAAAGCCGAAAAACACATTTTAGACAAAAATGGGACAATTTTTAGATTAGGAACTGTATTTGGTCTTGGTGACACATATTCTAGAATTAGAATGGATTTAGTTGTTAATGTATTAACTATGAAGGCGGTAAAAGAAGGTACTATAACTATTAATGGTGGTGAACAATGGAGACCAATAATTGCCGTTAAAGATATAGCAGGATATATTACAGAGGCGTGTAAAGAAAAGTACCCAGGAATTTTTGTTTTATCAAAAGAAAATGTTATAATTAAAGAACTAGGTGAACGTGTCGCTAAAATAGTACCTAATACTAAAGTAACGTACACTGAAATATCTTTTCAAGATGCTAGAAATTATCGTGTTGATAATTCAAAATCTTTAAAAGTTTTTAAATATAAACCAATTACAACCGTTGAGGATGAGGTATTAAGAATGGTAACTTTATTTGAAGAAAATAGAATTGAGAACCCTGAAGATAAAGTTTACCACAATGGAGCGTTTTTAACAAATAAAAAAAATCAAAAAGAATTATTATGGACACAAAAAAATTAATGAATGGTGGTATCTCTGTTGATGATAGAGGTTCGGTTAGATTTGTTAATGATTTCAATTTTGAAAATGTAAAAAGATTTTACCAAGTTGAGAATCATAGACAAGGATTTATAAGAGCATGGCATGGTCATAAAAAAGAAGGAAAATATGTTTATGTATCTAGTGGTACTGCGCTTATTGGAATTGTTAATATGGAAACTGAAGAAGTTACAAAATATATTTTAAGTTCAAAACAACCAAAAGTATTATTTATCCCACCAAATCACTATAATGGTTTTAAAAATTTAGAAGATAATACTTCAGTTATTTTCTTTTCTACCACATCATTAGAAGAAAGTTTAGGTGACGATATAAGATTACCACATGATAATTGGAATATATGGGAAGAAGATTTTAGATAAAAAAATAAAAAAAATAAAAAAATTATGAAAATTTATATTTTAGGTTCAAAAGGGATGTTAGGTAAATATGTATACAGTTATTTATCTGAAAAATTTAATGTTAGTGAAATTAATAGAGATATTCTTGACGCTTCACATCAAACAGAAAAATCAATAGAAGATATATTGATAAAGAGTGGTGTTAATAAAGGTGACGTTATAATTAATTGTATTGGTACAATTAAACCTAGAGTTGACCAATTAGGAGATTTAAATGCGATTTTAGTTAATTCAGTATTTCCAAGAATGTTATCAAATATTTGTGAAAAAAATGAATGGAACATGATTCACCCAACAACTGATTGTGTGTACTCAGGTAAAAAAGGTAGATATAACGAAAACGATAAATATGATGTTGATGATGTGTATGGTATGTCAAAAGCTATTGGTGAACCAAATAATTGTACAATAATAAGAACTTCAATTATTGGTGAAGAGGTTAATCAACACAGGTCTTTAGTTGAGTGGGTTAAAAGTCAAAAAAATAATAAAGTTAATGGGTTTCTAAATCATTTTTGGAATGGTATAACTTGTTTAGAATGGGCTAAATTAGTAGAAAAAATTATAGATAACAAAGATTTTTGGAAAGGAACTAAACATTTTATTTCACCAACTCAAGTGTCAAAATATGATTTAGTTAAAATGTTATCAAATTCATACAATTTAAATATTGAAATTAATCCAGTTGATTCAGAATCTATTGTTGATAGAACGTTATCAACAATCTTTGATATAAAATACGATATACCTGAATTGGAATTTCAAATAAGTGAAATGCAATTATTCTCAAAAAAGTTATACACAAATTAAATAATGACAAGAAAAAAAACAATTAGTAAAGACAGTCAATATATTCCTACTGACTCTAAACCAAAAATGTCTAAGAAAGACCAAATTAGTGGTATGATTAAAAAGAGTAAGGATAAATTCTTAACTCAAAGTCAACGAGAGTATTACGATAAATTAGTTAGAAATCAAATTACAATTTGTTCAGGTCCTGCAGGTGTTGGTAAAAGTTTTATAGCAATGAAAGCGGCGGTTGATTTAATTGCTGACCATACTTCACCTTACGAAAAGATTATCATAGTTAGACCCGCAGTTGAAGCAGAAGAAAAACTTGGTTCTTTGCCTGGTAACGTTGAAGAAAAACTAGACCCATATATTTTCCCATCATATTATCTTTTAAATAAAATTATAGGTAAAGAAGCGAGAGAAAAATTAAAACAAATGGAGGTTATTGAAGTTTTTGCTTTAGCCTACATGAGAGGGATGAATATTGATAACTCTATTTTAATATTTGAAGAAGCTCAAAATGCCACTCCAAAACAAATGAAATTATTATTAACTCGTATTGGTACTGACAGTAAATTTTTTATCTCAGGTGATTTAGAACAAACTGACAGATATAAAGATAAAAAACATTCAGGTTTGTGGGATGCAATTGAAAAATTTAAAAATATTTCCGAGATTGGAGTTCATGAGTTTGGAGATGAAGATGTTGTTAGAAATCCATTGATTACTGAAATATTAAAAAGATATGAAGATAGGAATTGAGGTTAATGGTGTATTAAGAGATACCATAAGTAAATTTAAAAGTGTTTACGATAAATTCTTAATTCAATCAACAGATGGTATTGAAGAAGATGAAAACAAATTTGAATATTCAATAGTTGAGCCAATCGATACTTTAGATTTATTTAATCATTTTTTATTTCCTTCAAAAGAAGAAATGTTTTCCTTTATGTTTGAGGATTGTCCTATGGAAATTTTTGGACACTCACCATCAAGTGAAATGATGACATTTGCGGATTTAAATGAAATTTATGTTAAACATAGAAATGATATTGAATTTACAATTATTTCCGATGAGATTTCAAAATCAAAACCAGCTACATTATTTTTTTTATCAAAGTTTAGTTGTCAATTTGAAAGAATAATTTTCTATAATGAAATAACAAAAAATCAAATTCTGAATGATTTTGATTTAATAGTTACTTCTAACCCTGATATTCTTATTAATTACAATAACAAAGTTATAAAATATAAAACCCTTTATAACGAAAAAATAAACTCGTCTAAAACAATTGAAAAAATTAAAGAATTAGACGAAATAATTACAAATTTAAAGAATGTTAAAAATACTGGGGGAACATTATTACATTGATTTAGAGTCAGCCCAATCAATTATTAATATAGACACACCAAACTCATCTGGTTCAACAGAACAACAAATAGGGGTAGTTCAATATGAAATTATTAAAATGATGTTAGAAGTTATTTTAAGCGAGACAGAAGAAGTTGATGAAACTTTAGGTGAAAAAGCATCTGCATCAATACCATTTAAACTAGCCTTTAATACCTTATTAAATAATAAAATAATTCAAAAATACTAAATTATGGAAGAAACAATTAAAAAAATTGAGGACTCAATTAAAAATTTAAGTGAAAAAAAATCAAGAATTTATTTTTTCGCTCAAGATACTTTAGGGAATGCTAAAGCGTCAATCAAATACATTTATGATATGGCATTAACTCTTAAAAATGCCGATTATAATGTTATTATTTTACATGAAAAACCTAATTACTTTGGAGTACAAAGTTGGTTAGGTAATAAATACGATTCCATCCCTCACCAATCAGTAGAAGGACAAAATTTACAAATAGCTCCTGAAGATTTTATGATTATTCCTGAAATTTTTGGTTATGTTATGAGTCAATTAACAAACTTACCTTGTACTAAAATTGTATTGTCACAGTCGTATGATTATGTTTTTGAGACCCTCCAACCTGGACAAACTTGGCAACAATTTAACTTTACAAAGTGTATCACAACTTCAGAAGAACAAAAAAATTATGTCTCAAAATTAATGAGAATGAGTGCTATTGACGTTATTGAGCCAGTGATTGATGAGAATTTTGTTGTTTCTGAAAAACCTGTTAAACCAATTATTTCGGTTGTGTTTAGAGAACAAAGAGATTCAATTAATTTTATTAAATCATTCTATCAAAAGTATCCACAGTTTAGATGGATTACTTTCCGTGATTTAAGAGGTCTATCCCAAGAAGAATTTGCAAGTTCGTTAAGAGAATCTATGTTGTCAGTATGGAATGATAGAATTAGTTCTTTTGGTACCTTCCCATTAGAATCTATGAAAAGTGGTGTCGCGGTTATGGGTATAGTTCCAAAACTAGTCCCAAGTTGGTTGAGTGAAGAAAATGGAATTTGGATACAAGATGAAATAAAACTTGTAGACTATGTTGCAGATTTTGTTCAAAATTGGTTAGAGGATAATGTTTCTGAAAACCTTTACAAAAATGGTGTTGAAACTGCGGAAAAATACAGTGACGTAGAAAAATTTGAAAAGACAATTTTATCAACGTTTGAAGGTTACCTTCAGGTTATAAAAGAAAATTTTGAAACTGAATTAAATAAACTACAATTAATTGAAAATTAATATTATGGAAAATATTTTAGATTTAAGTGTTATATTACCTATTAAGAATATGGTAATGAGAGATTTTGAAGACTTTTTTAAAAAATCAATCGAGTCTGTACTATCTCAAGATTTCTTACCAAAAAACTTAATTATAGTTCACGGTAAAGATAAAAATTTATCAAATTATTTGGAAAATTACGATTTTCAAAATCTTACAGTCACGACTTTTGAATTCGATGGTGAACCAAATTTTTCAAACCAAGTTAATTTTGGAATTACAAAGGCTGAAACTAAATGGGTTAGTATTTTAGAAGTTGATGACGAATACTCAAAAATTTGGTTTAAAAATGTAAAAAAATATTTAGATTCATATTCTGATGTTGACGCATTCCTACCTATCGTAGTTGAGGTAGATAATAAATTAACTTTTCAAGGTTTTACAAACGAAGCAACATTTGCGGCTAATTTCTCACAAGAAATGGGATATCTAACAAATGAAACTTTATTACAATATCAAAATTTTCAAACGTCAGGAATGGTATTTAAAAAATCTTTAATTGAGGACTTTGGTGGATTTAAACCAAACATCAAATTAACATTTGTTTATGAATTGTTACTTCGTTTAACGTACAATTCAGCGAAAATTATGACTATACCTAAAATTGGTTACAAACATACTAATTTAAGAGAGGGTTCTATTTTTTGGGAATACAAAAATGGTGAAACCAAACTTGAGGAGGATGAGGTTAAGTTTTGGGTATCTTCAGCTAAAAAAGAATATTTTTTTAGTGAAGACAGAAACATAAAATTTGTTACTGAAAACGTTTAATGATATTAAGCGCGAGCTCAATAGAAATTAACGTTACGACGAAAAAAAAGTCTAGCGGTGAAAATTACTTTGATATAAGAGAAGAGAACGCAGTCAGAATGTTTCTGACCGCTTCTACTTTTGAAGAAAAAAATAAGATTTATAATGAATACTTGAGACATCCTTTGGATAAAATGATTTCTTCAATTATTCGTAGATATAAATTATACAGAAAAGATATGGATTTTATTGAAATCCATACCGATACTCACTCTTTTTTAATGACTAAAATAGAAAAGTTTAGTCCTTCTAAAGAAAAAAAGGCGTATTCATATTTTGGCACAATTTGTAAAAATTATCTAATGGGTCAAATTTTAAAAGACCAAAAAGAACAAAACCGAAAAATTTCCTATGAAGATATTTCAGGTGATTTAGAAAATTCTCCTGAAATGGTTTATTATTTAGATGTTGAGCCACTTGAAGAAGTTAATTTAATCCCGATACTAATTGACTATATTAAAGAAACTATTGAAATTGATGATTTAAATGAAAGTGAAATGAAATTGGGTATTTCATTAGTTGAAATTATGGAAAATTATGAGACTATTTTTCCAGCAACTGATAACAATAAATTTAACAAAAATATCATTTTATTATCGCTCAGAGAGATGACAAATATGTCAACAAAAGAAATTAGAGCGTCAATGAAAAAGTTCAAAAAAATATATACTGCTCTACTTCAAGTTAATCCTGAATAAAAAATGTCATAAAATATTTATAAGTATGACAAAACCAAAAAAAAAACAAATAAATTTTACACAGGACTCTATTTTAGCTCTGATGCAGGAAATTTATAATGAATTAGTCGAGCAACGCTCTACTGCAATTAGAATTCAAAATAAAATGATTTCTATGATGAAAGAGCCTGAAGACATGACTGTAATAGGCCCCGTTATTGAAAAACAACAAAAAATCATAAACGATTGTGTTGAGAAAAAACTTACGTTATCTAAACTACAATCAGGTATATGGGAAAAAAGAAGTAATTCAGAAGAAACTTTTGATATTTCATCTATGGATGATGATGTCCTACAAGGTTTAATTTCAAAGGATATAAATTCAGATATTGAAAAATTTAATCTGTAATGGCCGAAGATATTAGACAAGGTTTTAAAGAAAGTAAGGAGAGAGCCAAAGCCCTCAAAACTTTTACGCAAGTACAAAAAGATTATGACGGTTTTATACAAAACAATACTGATAGATTACAAAAAAAAGCGGACAAAATTCAAATAAATTTAGATTCCGCAACAATTTCAAGAAAAATTAAAGAAAAAACAAGTAATTCATTTGAGGAATTAATTGATTTAGTAAGTCAGACAAATACTAATCCAACGAGTGATTTTTTTATTGGTCTATTACAAGACCAATTACAAAATTTACCAACTTTAATTGAGAATATTATACAAGAATGCGTTTTTAGTTCATTAAATTGTTCTAATGAACAAACTTTTTTAACAAATCAAGAATTATATATTCAAGTAAGTGAAATTGATTTATTTAACCAACTTAAATTAAACCCTAATAGTTCTATTGGGGCTTCAATATATGAAAAAACACCATACGAACAATTATCTTCAAGAAGAAGTACTAATAGGTTTTTATACGAATTAATTCAAACACCTTCAGTTCAACAAGTTTATTACGGTTCATCAGGACAAGAATTATTCAAAATATCTTTTGAAACTTTTAACGGAGTCACCCAAGGAAACTATTTCAAAGTTGTTTTATATCAAAGAATAAATGCTCCAAATAGAGTAACAGATTTTATTATTGATTATTATAAAACTATTAAAATGTTAGATTTTAATAATGCTGTAAATAAAATAGTTGATTTAATTTTAAACATTACAAAATTTAACTCAAATACAGGGCCTTCAAAATATAATGATTGGTTAAAATTTACAAGGATTCTTGAGAGAATTTTAGGAATGTGTTTTGATTCTAATGAAGAAATAGACGTTGGGGGGATATCAAAATATCCTGAAAACGATGATGTTACTGATACCTTTTTTGAATTTACACCAAATGAAATTTCACAAATTGAAAACGAAATTTCTATCATAAGACAAGGTTATGTTGAATTTATTGATTGTAATAATGTTCAACTACCTATCAGTGAGGTTGATTATGTTTTTGACACTATAAGTGAAGTTAATGAGGACGGAAGTAATATTAATTCCATATTTCAAGATATATATTTTAACTTATCTAATGATGATAGATGGCAATTACAAGGAATTTCTCTTGATTACGCTTGGAACCAAGGAATAATTAAAAACTTTGTTAAAGGTGCAATGATGTCTATTTTATCACCAAAAGTTCTTTTACCTTTTGTGGTTATGTCTAAAGCTCTTTCAACAACAGTTTCAAATTTAGATGACAATATTGTAAATGATATAGAAGCAAATTCCCCAGGAATGATGCAATTCGCTAAACAAAATAAAAAAATGATAATATGTGCAACTTCAAAGATAGGTGCATTATTTGTTGAAGCACTATATCTTCAGTTAAAACAAGATATTATTAGATTGGTTAGAGCAATAATATTAGATTTATCTAATACAAAAAATGAAATGAAAATAAACGCTATTAAGGCGATTTTAGACAACACTGAAGCAATAATTAGAGGAGTGGTTAATTTGGTTAATGATTATCGAAGTTGTAAATCATTAATTAATTCAATATTTAATTTATTAAAATTAACCCCTATTCCTAGAAAATATATTTTACCAACACCATTTTTATATTTAACTGAATATCTACCGGGAGTTTTACCTCAAAAAGAAGTTGTAGAATATATTTTACAAATGCAGAGACTTGGTATACAAACAGGGCCAGGTATTAATGGAGAACCTGATTTAGGTACTCTTGAGAAAATTGCGGTCTTTACCGCATCTTTTAATGAAAGGACTAAAAATGGTAAAATTGAAGGTGTTATAGTTACTGAAACAATTTCACCAACAGGTCAGCCAACAGGAAATGTAAGAGTAACAGGTAAATATTTTTAATATGTCAGAAAAAATAAAAGAAATATTAGTCGAGTATAAAACTAAATCAAATAAAGATTTAGTATTAGTAATGGATTTTTTATCAAAAGAATTTGATAATACAAAACATTTAGTTATTGAATTAACAAAAAAAATTGATAAAATAGAATCAACGTATAACAAAATTTTAAAAGAATATGAGTCAAGGAAGGGATGACCAACAAAAACATAGAATATTATTTGGAGGTACCGTTACTCATAATGAAGACAAATATTCATTAGAACGTATTAGAGTTAAACCTGATTTTGAAATTTACCAACAAGTAATTGATTCACTTAAAGATATTACAAAAAATGGTAAATCAGTTTTAAATGCTCAAGGTAATGACATTTTAGAGGAGTTTTTTTACGAAGATATCGACCCTTTTGTTTATATTCCTTTAATTCCCGTTCAATTAAATATTGTCCCTGAAAATAATGATTATGTTCATTTAATTTATTATAATTGGTCTGAAAATACAGGAAGGAAAAACCAATTTTATATTAAAGGTCCGATATCATCTGCAATGTCTGTGGCTCGTGAAAATTCAAATCAGACAAAAAGTATTATGGCTGCAGGACCTAATGTTAAACCAGGTTTACCATTAAAAAATTCAAATGGATACTTTTTTGAAAACACTAAAGGGGTATTTGCCGAACCAAAAGACTATGGAATTTATTCTAAAGGAAGGTCTGATATTATTTTAAAAGATAATGAAGTTTTATTAAGGTCAAAAAAAACACCAATATTAAAAACAAATGAGTATCCCGTAACAAACCCTAAAAGGTCTTTTTTACAATTATCTAATTTTGATAGTAGAACTGTTGTAGGAACTCAAAAAACAATTACTCAAAATTTAACAGTATCTGAACAGATTGTTAAACTTGTTGAGTATGAAATATATTTAGGATTAGATACTGAAGGCCCATTTTCAGGTAATATTAACATATATAATTTACCAGGAAAATCTACTAAAACTTTAACTGATAAATTTACACAACAAACAATTATTGAAGATGTGGTATATGAGTATTTTTCACACTCATTTAATAATATTGATACGTTACAAGAAATCGCCGATATAATTAATAAAGTGATATCAGGATTAAATGATGGACTAATTAACATTACTTATTTAATTCCGAGAGTTACTGTTAATGTTACTGATGTTAGATTTCCATTTTTCTTTAGACCGTCATTATCTTTTCAGCGTAAATTATTAACAGGTACTGACCTTGAACAAAAAAATATTAGCACATTACAATCATTAGTGGCATTTCCTAAATCACAAAAAAATTCTAGTTCGGGATTAATATCAAGTAAAAATGTATATGGATTAAAAAAAGTTTCAAAAAAAGTGAAATACACCCCAAACGTAATTCAAAATGGTGATTTTGGTTATGCAGTAATGGGGTCTGAAAAAATATTTTTAATATCTAACAATTCAAATATTCCAGGATTTGAAAGAATTCAATTAAAAAATTCAGATGTTTATGGAATTGATGAACCGACTTTGTCAGGAAATTATTATAATTCAACAAATTCTATGGTTAGAGGAGAGTCATTAAAGGATTTATTATCATTAATTGTAAGGTTTTTATTAAATCATCAACACCTCTATCATAGGGAACAACCATTTGAATTAACAAGAGAAACCTCTCCTGTATCTAAAACAAGATTGAGGGCCGAATGGAAATTATTTGATACTAAAGTTCTAAATCAAAATATTCGTATAAATTGATATTTATCTAAAAAGAGTAAATGTCAATCCATCGTTCATATTTTAGTAAAAACAATACCATACTTTCAAACAGTTATGTTAATACTGGTAAATCTCCGTACACACAACTTTATTTTGGTTCATCAGACACGGTAATTGCGTCACCAGGATTTAGTAGATTTATATTTGATTTAAATTTATCAGGTCTTACCCAAAAAATTCAAGACGGAGTCATATCTACAGGATGTACTGGATTTTCAGGAATAACTCATACATTAAGAATGACAAATACATCGTCATTTGATAAAGAAGGGTTATCTAATGAATATACCAGTCAAGGAAGATTAAGAGCAACTTCATTTGATTTAATTTTATTTAGAATTCCACTGACATCAGGTAATACAGGAACTGCTCAATTATGGGATGAAGGTGTTGGTTACGATTATTACGATGTCCAAAGAACATTAAATTCTGGGAATGGTTTATTATCACCAATTGCATTACCTCAAGATAAATCATATTCACAAAGACCATCTAATTGGTTTCAAACAACAACATTAAGTGGATGGAGTACAAATGGAATATATAATAATACAACGGGAGGTAATGTTGATTATTCAGATTTAATCATCGTTGATACCCAACACTTTGAATTTGGTAATGAGGATATTGAATTTGACATGACAAATGAAATTAATCAATATCTAACAGGTTCAACATCAGGATTTACAGGATGGGGAATTGCTTATTTACCTCAATTAGAAAATTTAACAGGATTAACTGAAAACTATTCTGTTGGATTTTTTACAAGACATACTCAAACATTTTACGAACCGTTTTTAGAAACTTCGTATAATGATTTAATATTAGATAATAGAAATTCTTTTTATTCACATAACAATAATCGTCTTTATTTATATTCTTATATTGGCGGGGTTCCAACAAGTTTAGATAATCTACCTATTGTAACTCTTGAGAATAATCAGGGTAATGTTGTTGGGACATACACAGGTTGTCAAATAACACAAGGTATTTATCAAATAACAACAAGTGGAATAACTGTAACAACACCATGTATGTTTACGGATACTTGGTCTAATTTAGTTTATGACGGTATTTCATTACCTAATGTGGTTAATGATTTAACTGTATTACCTTATCAAGGGTATTTTACATTAGGAACACAAAGTAGAGACCCTGAATTATTTGGTTTTGATTTTTACGGTATTAAACAAGATGAAAAAATACTTAATACTGATGTTAGAAAAGTTGGTGTGATTATTAAAAAGGCATACACATCAAATCAAGTATTAACCCCTGTCACAGCATATTATAGAATATATGTTAACGAGGGAACTACTGAGGTACAAGTTCAAGATTGGACTCAAATTAATAGAGCTTCTAATGAATACTATTTTATATTTGATACAAAAGATAAAATACCAAATGAATATAATGTTGATATTAAAGTACTAACATCAGGAGAAGTAGATACTTATAAAAAAACACTAACATTCCAAATAGTTAATAAGAAATGAAAAAAGTAGTATTAAAAGAAAACGAATATATTAAATTATTAAAATTTGTATTATCTGAAGCTTTGTCACCAGGTGAAGATAAAATTGACATGATTTTAGATAAAATTAGTCAATCAGGAATGGAATCAATCACACCTGAAGAAAGAGAAACTCTTGAAAAATTTACTAAAGGTATTTCAATAGAAGATGAACCGTCATCTAAAGAAGATTTTATGACTAAAGCTGGTGGTTTTTGGTCTTTTGAATTCCCAGGTATGCCGTCATTTAAATTTAGATATGAGTCAACTGAAGATACTGAAGATGAAAAAATACATACAGGATATCTAACAGTTGATGATAGTGATTACTATGGTGAAATTTATTGTGATACTGAGGGTAATTTTCAAACTTGTATGTTTGAAAATACAACTGAAGGAACTAACGTATTTGAAGATTATGAAGGTTTAGAACACGATATTGAAGTGTTTTTAGATGTAGTCTGTAATGACCTAAAAGAAGATGATATGATTGCGTAATATGAAAAATTTAAATAACATAATTAAAAAAGTTCTTAAAGAGGAAAATCAAAGATATATGTTTTTCTCTAACTTAGAACAAATGAAACGCCAATGTGAAATACTACTTGGTAAAGATAAACAAATGATTGAATCTATTTTAGATAATGGACACGATTGGGCTCAAGACCATATCGCTGAAGCTAAAAATAATATGGACCAAGTATTTGATTTTATCATGAATGAAATTGAAGGTGATGATTTTAGTAGTGAGGACGCAGTTGATGTAATGTATGAAGGTCGTAAAAAAGCTGGTACTAAATTATGTGCTCGTGGTGTTGCGTCTGCAAAATCAAAATATGACGTGTACCCAAGTGCTTATGCGAATGGCCATGCTGTTCAAGTATGTAAGGGCAAAATCAAAGGTCTTGACGGAAAAAAACATTGTTCAGGTGCGTATTGTTAATTAAAAATTTTGAATTATTAAAAAATCATAGTATATTTGTAGTCAAATCATAAATGAAATGACTATAATAAAAAAACTGTGGATTAAGTATCGTCTGTATTTACGTAAATTAGACCGAAAGGATACCGAATTTGACATCTATATGTCTAACGTGAGGAAATGTTCCACCATATGCCGTAAACTCATTCATTCGGAAGATTCTGAACTTATAATCGCTCCAATATCCGATAAAAAATATATCCGTAATGATAAATTAGGTATTTTTGTTACAATGGATGGTGGACAAGTTACAATAACCAATCATACATACAGTTATTTTATTAAATTAAGTAAGATTCAATGGGAAAAATTGGTTATCTCATTCCGTAGAGAAATGGAATATAGAGCAATGGAGATTGAAAAAGAATTGGAAAGTCAAATTAATCATTCACTTGATAATATTTATAATAAAATAAATTGTTAATATTAGAATCATGTCAAAGTTAGATATCCAAATTAAAAAAGTATTAAAAGAAATGTCAGAAGAACCAGAATACGGAAGACTTGATAGAGGTTTAGTTCAAGATGTTATTGATAGAATATTATCTGATGAAACAGGTGAATATAAAAATGCATTAAGAGAATTAAATTCTGAATATAATACAGGACAATACTCAAGACCTGAAAGAACTTATGAGCCACCTAAACCAGGTATTAGAGTTAGCAAAAGTATTTATTAATCTAAAGCTTTCCTGATTAAAGATATTAAGACCGATTCGTTGGTCTTTTTCTTTTTAGGTTTGTATGATGTCATAACAGGTTTTTGACCCTTACCTGTTTGAGTATCTTTTTTTTCAGCCTTTCTTTTTTGTTGACAAGCCGATTGTTTTTGTGAATCAGACATTTTAGCAGCAACTCCTACCGCTCTACATTTAGGATAACCCTTTGTATCACCCTCAGGTCTACCACATGGTGGATGTTTTCCATCTTTTTTACTACAGATATTAACCCAAGGCCCCTTAGGTTGTTTACTACCTTTTGGTTTTTTCTTTGTACCAAACCAAACTCCTAAATCTTCTTTTATAGTATGAACATCGTGTGTTGGAATCTCATAACCACTATCTTTATGTTTTTCCCAAATACCGACAGTTTTTTTAATATTATTTTTAAGATTTTTTTTCTTAGCTTTATTTGTTGTTTGATGGTTACTGTCATCAGTAAATGGTCCTAATTCTTGTTTTCTCCATTTTTTTAAACCTATTTCAATAGGACCTGAATACTCACCAGCACTTACAGAACTATTAGTACCCTCTTTTATTTTTTTATTATCAAAAACTTTTTTAAGTAGTTTTGTGTTAACAGGGTTATCATTCAAATTACTACCATCTTCATCATTCTGAATAGGATGTTTTTTGTCTGACTTTGAAATTGCGACCGACATTTCTTCTTTTCTTTTAATACCCTTAGTATCAATATTACCATCAAGTGAATCAACATATACTTCAGCATTATCATAACCATTTAATTGTTCAGTAAAGGGCTCTAAAATATTCTTATCCCACAACTTTAATCCAGGTCTTAATGGGGCTCTATAACTACCCGCATCACCTGTCGAAGTAGATTCAACAATATATTCGTTATACTCTTTGAATTTTTTTAATATTTCTAATATAACGTTACTTTTCATATGGATTTTTTTTTACTATCTTTATATAAATATAACATACTATGGAACATTTAGAAGAAGATAATTTAAATCAAGAAATAATAGATAAGTTTAATTCTTTATCTTCACCAGAAAGTATTTTTGACACAATACAATTTAATTCTGAAAAAGATTTAAATAACTTTATAAATAATTTAAATGAAATTGAATCCAATCAATGTCTTATACAAGCAATTGTTGCGGCATATAAACGTGGTGCATTTACTTTATTGGAATCTGAAGTAATATCAAAATCCTTGAGAATTATTAAAAAATAAAAAAGGTCAGATTTCTCTGACCTTTTTTTATCTACATTAAGATAGATTATCTTAATTCATTCAAATCGAATGTACGAACACCATCAACGATGATACGTCCATAGAAACGGTTATTAACCATCTTCTTAGCGTAACGTGTCATAATACCCTTGATAGGAGTAAAGTTGAATGGGTTATACATTGTTGGAGTTAATTGTAATGGTACGTATGGAGCGTAGATATATCCAGTATCCAATAACGAAGTACCTTTGTGACCAATCAACACAGTGTTTGGTGGGAAGTATGGGTCACGGTATACTTGGTAACGACCACTTAATGTACCAACTCTCTCGATACCCATGTTGAATTGGTCCTGCTCAGGAGCCGCGTTTGATACGTGGAAGTATTCCAAGTCATCAAAGATAGCACTGATTTCAGAAGATACAACAATCCAGTTAGCTCCACCTCTTAAAGTAGACTTATGGATTTGAGCTGAAATTTGGTTGATTGCAGTAATCAACGTTTGATTCCAGTCCTTTTGAGTGTAAGGAGTTGATTGGTTGTTCAGACGCTTCCATCCGTTGTAATCCCAACGTAATGTCCAAGCTGCACCTTTACGTAAGTCACGTAAAATTTCACGGTCAATTTCAGCTGCCACTTGCTCAGATAATAAAGCTGTTAATTCAGCTTCAGCATCGATGTTGTGGAACGCTGCAACGTCTTGAGCAAGTTCTGGAGACCATTGTGCTCTTAACTTTCTTTCAGTTACAGAAACTGTTACTGATTGAAGGTCGAAAGAAACTTCACCAATTTTGTCTTCAAATTCTAACTCTTGGTAACGCTTCCAATATGCAGTAACTGCAGTGTTAGTTGTAACACCCGTTAAAGTAGTTGTGAAAGTAGTTCCAGTGTAACCATCAGGAGTAGATGCTCCACAAGAGATACATGCTGGTGTTTGTAAATCAACTTCTAAGTAGATAACACCATCAGCACTACATACATCATAGAACGAACCTCCATTTCCAGGAGTCGCTCCACCTGGCCATGTTGTAGTTTTGTTAGTACCATATTCAACAATACCTTTACCGTATTTTTGTGTAACAACACGGAATAAAAGTGGTGTAGAAGTAGTAACATTACCACCAGATGCGTTAATTCTTGCTGCTAATGCGGAAGTTGGTAATAAAGTTAAATCAGAAAGGAATGTTTCAGTATCCATTTCTTGTCCATCAGGGCCAATTAACTTACCGTCACCTACTGATGTGAAACCAGACATTACTAAAAGTAATTTTCTGTATTCACCTGAACCATATCCAGATACTACTAATGAACCGTTTGACCAAACTACTTGGTTAGTTGCACCAGTAACCCAATACCAACCACCTTTTGAATAATCAAAAAGACCTGATGGGTTTAAACCTGGTTCATTTCCTTCATAGAATAAATCATAAAGGTTCTTTGGATACGCAGTTGAATCAGTGTAACCAGCATTTGGGTCACCAGGATAGTTTCCAGGAGAACCTACAGGTGCTCTGTGTCCAGCTTCTCCTGAAGCTCCTTGTGTTGGAGTTGCTGCAGAATAACCTTGAATTTGAGGTACAAAGTAGAACAATTTACCGATTGGTAAGTTCATAGCTTGTACAGATACGATTTCGTTAGCTAATAATTTAGAGAACACACGTCTGATGATAGGGAATACCACAGTTTCGAATGAACCTGAATCAGCAGTTGAAGCCGCTTCGTTAATTAAGAATGATGCTTGGTTTTCATACAACTGAGCAACGTTTTCTTTTAGGTGGCCTCTAAGACCTTCAAGGAACCCTAATTTGTCCCATTTGTTTATAGTGTCTTCTTTGATAACTTTCAAGTGCTTAAGACCGATGTTACCTACTAATCCACTTTCTAATAATGCTCCCATTTTATTTTATAGGTTTTTTATTTTTTTAAGTTTATTTTATTATTTTTGACATAATGTCTTTCATTCTCAAGAATTGAGGATTTTCGTAAGTTTTTGATTCAATCAAATTCACAGCTGAACCTGATTGTGGAACTTTCTCCATCACTCTTTCGATTGATTCTGTCATCGGAGCTTTAGTGGTTGCACCACCTAACTCGTCTTTTATTGTCTTATAAAGAGCTTTAGATTCTTTAAGAGTGTCTGCGGTGTCAAATCTTCTTAAAATGTTAATTTTTTCTTGCTTTGACGTAGAGTGTTCTGTGAACAATCTTGTAGCGTATGCCAAATTTGAATTAAACACAGCAACTTCGTTAAGTTTGTCTCTAAACATATTTAGAGCTTTTCTGTATTCTTCATTTTTAGACCTTAACATTTCAACTTCTTCCATAATTTCACGACTTTCAAACGTTAAGTTTCTGTTAGGTGTAATACCCTTTCTTAAACCACGTCCTTTTTTAGAACCAAATCCGTAAGTACGAGCAGCTTCTTTAGCTTCCTCTTTTGTTCCGAATCTTATAGGTCTCTTGTCTGTGTCCATTGAAGCTTCTTCTTTGAACTCAAATTTAGGTTTACCTGTTCCTTTTGTAGGATTTGCGTGAGCTTTCTTTTCGTTGAAACCACCTTGTGTTTTTTTGTAAGTAGATGCTGTTTTAGCGTTTCCTAACTTAACACCTTTACCAACCACTGCTTTAGTAGATTCAGTAAATATGTCTTCTTCAAGTTCATATTCTTCTTCCTCTTCAGCTTCTTCACTCATTTCAATTTCATAAACAATTTCATCTAATTCTTCTTCCATTTCTTCATATTCAAAACCTTCATACTCTTCTTCTTCAGATTCAGTTTGAATAAGGTATTCATCTTCCTCATCTCTTAAATGAATAAAATCACCTTCTTTTTTAATTTCAAAACTGTCATCAGAGCTCATTTGTTTGAACGCTTTAAGAACATCTTCCATTGAACTGTCAGTTAAATCAGTTACTTCAGTAGAATTAAATTCATCGTTACCACCCATATCAGATAAATCTGGCATGTCAAATTCTTCTTCAGAATCTTCGTCATCCTCAGTTCCAAATTCGAAATCTTCCTCATCAGACTCATCTTCATCAGACTCATCATCAAATTCTAATTCGTCTTCTTCTTCCTCAGAACCATCTTCAAATTCTAATTCGTCTTCAACTTCAAATTCATCTTCTTCTTCAGCCTCATTTTTCATAGACTCTTTTACTAATTCGCTAATTTCTTCTTTCATTGTAGAATGAAGTATTTCTTTTGCGTTTTCATTGATTGCTTCTTCCAAATTTTGTATTTGGATTAATGCTTCTTCAACTAAGTTTTTTTCTGCCATTGCGTAGTTATTTTATTAAATAAATATGTAGATGTTTAGAAAAATTATTTTTTTTTGGTTTTTAAATAAAAAAAGGGGACTTTCGTCCCCTTTTAAATTTTTTTTAAACTTTGTAATTACTCAAACACTTCGTCAATTTTACTTTCACTTACTGAAGTGATTCTCCAATCATAACTAAATGATTTGTAAGCTTCAGTAACTTTAGCTTCTACATCAGTAACAGAATAACCTTTTACAAGTTTTTCTTCTCTTACTTTTTTAATTTTTCCTGTGTTCTCATCTGGCAAATCATATTGAATTTTTGCCACAAAGTATTTTTCGTCCATTTCCATAATTATTTATTTTTTTAAATAATCGGAAAGTCTTCCCATTAAATCAAGCGATTTGTTAACTGTTCTTGCGGCTTTCATTTCATTTTCTTCTTGTAGGTTCTCTTCAAACGCAAATCTTCCATCAGGTTCAGTAAATAAATAAGCTCCAGGTGTTGATGGTGAAGATACCAAGTCAAAACAAATTAATTCAAAATCATCTTGAACTTCATTTTGGTCACCTACCTTTTTTAATGAACCTACCCCTCTTGATGATATACCTAACGTTACACCTAATCTTAATAGGTTTGCAGCTTGGTCACCCTTTGTTGATACAATACCTCTTTCATGAAACCCTGGTGAAGTCAGAAGTAATAGTTTACCTAATAGAACATTACCATCCCACCACATCTCTGTAATCATGTGTGATACTCTATCTAAATCTATCAATGAAGACTCAGGGTGGTTAAGTTCAGATAAGGATGTTTTCTTACCTATATAATTTTTAATATAGTTATCCGATTCTCTCTTTAGAATTCTTTCGGGATATATTCTACCATTTCTATTTGGTGTATTATATTTTTGTAGAACGGCATAAAATTCAAATGGTTTTGAATAATCTTTAAAATCCCTACTTTCTTGTAAGAATGTTTGATTATGTTTTTCTGTTGGGGAAACATATCCCGCATCCATCTCAATTAAAATACCCTTTCCTGTCTCTCTTGGACCTAATATTTTATAATTTTGCATTTTACCTTTTTATTAGATAAATATTAAATACTTTCTAATTTATCGGTAGTATTTAATTTATCCTTTTTGGTTAAATAAAATTTAAAATATTTTGAAGGTTTAAAACAATATTTTTCTATTTGTGATATTACGTTTTTTAATTCATTTTTTAACTCTGTTGATTTAAATCCCATCTCTGTTTTAACAAAAAGAGTCATTTCTAAATTCATGAAAGACCGTTTTTTAATTGATATCCCACTTGTTCTTAAATCTAAATCAACAATAAATTTATCATTAAATAAATCTTTGTTAATTATATCACCGAGAGTTGTTTTTATATTTTTGTTGAGTATTGATACAGGTCGTACCCAATCCATCTCTAAACCTTTTGGTTCAACCCAAGATTGGATGTTTAAGTAAATAGATTTTAAGTTTTTCGAATCCACAGTTCCATACGAACACTTTATTTGTTTGTAACCTTTGATTACGCAACTTTTTCCTTTTTTCATTTACAATTTTTTCATATCTTCGTTTATTTATACATTAATAATAACACACAAAAATATAGTTGTCAAAAAAATGTTAATTATCCCTGTCAGAAATAACGAGGTGGAAAAAGCTTTAAAAATTTTTAAACAAAAAGTAGTTAAAACTCAACTTGTAAAAAAATTACAGGAGGGAAAATACTACAAAAAAAAATCTGACACAAAACGTCAGATTTTAAAAAATGCAATTTATAAAAATTTAAAAAATACTGAATTATAAATTTTGAGTTAAGCTCAATAACTTAATATATTCTTTTTTAGATGGTTTAGAGTTTGTAACTCTTTCTTTTGTTTCAACTAAAACATTTTTAAGTTCTTCATCAGATTCTGAAATTAATATGTCAATTTTTTGAACCGCATTTTCTTTTAATTCGTCAAATTTACTTTTTAAATTTTCTTCTTTTGAAGTTAAAATTTCTTTAATTGAATTTCTTTCCGATTCAGTTAAATTTTCTAAATATTTTTCAGCAGTTTTATTAGCAACTTTTAACATTGAACTAATTGGAACTTTGGGTGTTTTATTTTCAACAATTGGTTTAGTTTTAGTTAAACTTTCAACAATTTTCTTTTTGGCAATTGATTTTTTTTCAGGTTTTATCAAATCACCATACAATAAATCATCAATAGTTTCGTATTTGTTTTCTAAAACAATATCTTTTGTCCAACTTTTAATAAATTTATTTGTTGATTCTGAAAGATTTAGATTTTTAAATTCTGAAACCATATCCTCAACCAAGTAATTGGAAGTTTCTTTATCTAAACCTTTGTTTTCATTTAGGTTGTCATAAATTGACATCATTTTAACAAAATCTTTATTTTTCAATAATTTTTTGTTAAAAAGATACATATCAGTTTTAAGAGCATCATTTTTGAATGACTCTACCAACTTATTTTCTACTAGTGTTTTAATTATTCCGAATCTCATTTTATAATAATTTAATTATAAATATCAATCCTTTAATAGTTTATCCAACTGATTTCCAATTTCACCCAATGATTCTTGAACTCTACCTAAATCAATCAGTTCATCTTCATTTAACATTCCACTATTTTCTAATAAAATATTAAGACCTGAATTACGTTTTTCTACATTTTCAGGAACTGTACCTGCTCCTTCTGCCGATGGTGGGGCAGGACTTTCAGATGGTGGTGCAGGACTTTCGGAACCACCTCCAAATCCTTCCATTCCTCCTAATCCTGATTCAGGTGGAGCACCTCCACCTTCTGATGGAGTACCCGCTGGTTCACCTTCTTTTTTACCATATAATTTATCTAAATTATCAAATAAACCTGTGTGAGTAATAACTTCGGCAGTTTTCTTAAGTTCTTCACCAACAGCTCTTTCAATACGTTGTTGTTGTAAATCAAGTTTAATTTCTTCATCTGAAAATCCAAGAATATGTTTCTTAGCCCATGACATAGACACTGGTGCAATACCACTACCAGGGTCGGCAACTAAATCCTTATATAATAAAACTTTTTCTTTCCATACATCAATCTTCATTAAATCAGCTTGAGTTGATGGGTTTGTCAAACTTAATGTAAAGTTTGATATTTCATCTTCAAAACCTAAAATGAATAAATGTATGATTGCAATTTTATTTAATTCAGAAATCATATTTTTCTGAATTCTGTTAATAGTTCTTGCAAAACGAATATCTTGTAATGATAAGTTTTTACCATCACCAACAGTTTCTTCAAAACCTAAAAATGCTTTAGGAACACGAAGAGCCGTTAACAATTTCTTTTGGATATACTCAATATCGGCAATCTCTGATAAGTTCGCAGCTCCTGGTAATGTCTCAATAGGCATTGTTTGTGTAGTATCTCTAACAGGAACAAAATAATCTTGGTCAACTGCCATCTGATTAAATCTCATATCAACATTACCCGTTTTTTGGTCAACTGTTTGACTTCTCTTAAACTTATTAGCAAATCTTTGGATATACGGTTCAACATCGGCGTCATCCATGTTACCAACAAATACTTTGAATACACGTCTTTCAGGTGCTCTTGATGTTCTATAAATTAACATAGCGTCTTCAGATAACAATAATTGTTTCCAAATACGACGAGCCTTCTCCAACATAGCGGTACCATAAGGTAATCTTCTATCATCACCTAATAATCTAAAGTGAGCGATTTCCCAAGTATTAAATTCTAAATCTTTTTGTTTCCATTTAAACTTTAAATGTTTTTTTTCGGGATTAGTAGTTGAATCTGTTGAATGTGAACCCATACTGGCTTCCAATCTTTCAATTTCAATAATTGGTAGTTGCATACATCCAACAACACCTTTTTCAGGGTCTAATTTTATGTAAACAAAATTATCACCATACTTACATGTGTTTCTTGTCCACATTGGTAAGTTAGTATTAATATCTAAAGCATTATTAAACAAATCACCTAAAATTGATTTAATTCTTGATGATTCAGAATAGATTTGTAACATATAACCATCCTGATTGATGGTTGTTGATTCTTCAGCATAAATGTCTAAAGCAGCACCAATTTCAGGAGTAAATTCCATTGACTCATAGTCATAGAATGATGATAATCTGGTTGGTTCATAAAAAACCGCTTGTGTGTATAGATTATTTTCAATTCTACCCCATTGGTTTGCTAAATAATATGTTTGTTGTGCCTGAAGTTTTTCTCTTTCATACTCAGACTTAGAGGTTGTTTTTAATAATTCACTCTTATCATATTTGTACGTAGGATAATCCTGACCCAAAAGAGAATTGGGTCCAAATGTTTGGGATAACCGTTGCCATACCGTTAGTTTATTTTCACTCATACTAAAATATAAATACTTTTAAATTAAATTAAAGTTTAATCAAAATATGATACATAGGTTATGGAGTTGTCGGAGGATTTTCCGATGAAGAAATAGTACCAGTAGTTTCATTTGGTTTAATTTGTATTTTATCACCATTTTGTATGATTGCAGTTAAAATACCAAGACCTGGAACAATCATTCTTGTACCAGCATTATATGTATTAGATTTTTGCCTTTTTAAAAAACCCATAATTTTATCTTCTTCCTCCGAATAACCATAAATAGTTTTCGTAGTCGCTTTTTGTAGCTTCTCGTTTAAAGTTTTCCTGATGTTGTGGGATAACCGGTTCCATAAATTGTTTTCTGTTATACTCATTTGTATTAACAGTCCACGAATCAATCATCGCTTTTGTCTGATTTGTAACCTTATTAAGTGATGTAAATGATGATTCACCGACATAAAGAGCCATTGCCACAGACATAATCAAGTCATCATGTTGTCCCTTTTGGTGGTCAGGTCTCCCATTCATATAAATGAATGTATTCATTTCGTTTAATAACCTACTTGAATTTATTCTAAATCCATGCCTTAAATATTCTTCAAACGTCGCAATAATTTGAACTCTTTTAGCGTTAAAATTAATTCCTGGTATTTTTTCTGTGGCCTTTGGGTCATATTTCCATTTATTTGAAACGTCAACACCATCAACATACATATTTCTATAACCCAACTCTCTTAATCTTAAAGATGTTGTAACACCCATACCGCCTGTAATATCAATAACAATAAATGCGTTATACATATTACCCCACTTATAACATATTTCAGCCAAAGTGTCAGGAGGAAGTTTACCAACATATTCTGCCACTTGCTCTCTCGTATCAAAATCCACAATTTGGAATGTTGAGAAATCCTCACTATCTCCACGAGATACGTCAACACCCATGATATATTTTTTACCCATCTCAGGTTCTTTCCAAATCCAAAGTCCACCACCCATCATTTTTGTAGGAGGTTCCTTAACCATATTAACTCTTAAATTTTCCAATAAATCAGAATCAAATACGTTATCACCCGAACCAAGAAACGCACATTCCAATTCCTGATTAACCTTACGTTTATCGTATTTAAGTTTCTTAACCATTGACTCATACCAAGAAGAACTTGGTTTATATCCCTGAGCAATTAGTTGTCTTATATCATCAAAGTTTTTTTCTTTATTGTTATAGTCAATAATTTCAACATTTGGATAGTCATTACGATTTAAATAATAATGAATAATATCTTTTACATTGATTAATGATAAATCTTTAGCGTATCTTGGGTCTTTCCACCAAACCATTTCGGAAACTTTAAATTCATTCATTCCCTTTAGTGCTTGGTCGTAAATTTCATAGTAAATTGCATCATATCCATTTGGTGTTGATACAACTATTACCTTACCACCTGTGGATAAGGACGCCATACAAGCCGCCCAAAAATCACCATCTGCTTCAATGTATGCGGCTTCGTCAAATATTAATATTGTTGGTGTGTAACCACGAAGAGCATCCTTAGATGTTGCAACCGCTTTAACTTCACATCCGTTTGTTAATTTAAAATGTCTTTGTGAGTTTTTTTCAGATGAAAATCCAACACCAACCCAGCTAGGCCACTGGTCAGTAAATCCTCTAATCTTATTTGCTACCTCAACCGCAGTATCCAACTTATTCGCAATAATCAAAACTTTTTCAGGACTATTCTTTTTAGCAAAAACAAGTTTTTTTGATGACCATGCGGCAGTTACTGTAGATACACCAGCTTGTCTGTACTTTAATGCGATATTTTCATTGTAATTTTCGTAATCCTCAACTAAACTAACTTGGTCAGGGAATAACTCTAACGGGACATACTTTGAAACAGTGTTGTCATATGTCTGTAAATAAGTTTTAAGGGCGTATGGTGTTGATTTCATACACTTGGCATACTCCATTAAAACGGCTTCTTTAGATAAACTCATATACTATAAATATAAAATTTATATTAAAATAGAAAACCCTTCATCTCTGAAGGGTTTTAAAGTTTTTAGTTGATACCTAATCCTTTTAAGAAGTCATCAAAATCCTCATCATCATCATCATCATCATCGTCGTCGTCGTCATCATCCTCATATTTTTTTATAGTATCTTCATACTCATATCCTTTTAGTTCTTCAACAATTTCATCAACCATATCTTTCACCATTTTCTTTCCTTTTGGTGAACCTGATAAAATTTCACGAGCCATTGCAAAAAATTCGTTTGGAGTAAGTTCGGCAAACTTAACAAGGAAATACTGTTGTAAGTTTCTCTTATCGTCATCAAATAACTCATCAGGATAAGACTCACGGAACTTTTGCCAAATAACTGGACCTAATCTCATATCCCAAATTTCACCAACAACAGTATCTTGTGAGTTAATTACTGCCTCTTGTCTTGTCTTATCTTTTGGTAATCCGTATGTACCAGCAATTTCCATAACACCTTTAGCAAGTTCATGAATAAGAATTGGTAAGTTAACACCACGAGCCTTTACTGTCGGTGGGTCAGTCTTAGCATCTAACTCAGACATACCATATGTTGATTCTCCACCACCCGCCATACCTTGAACCATTGAGTCGGGCATTAACCAATAAAGTGAATCGGCAAATGACATAAACACACCATACAAATTTAATAACCTTGGGTTAATGGCATTTAATTCTCTGTTTAACAATTCAAACATATAAGAAGATTGTTTAGCAGCTCCTTGGATAAGTGAGTTAATAAATCGTCTTTTAGCCTTTTCTAAGTCAAATTTTTCAAATGAGTCCATGAAATCTTCAAGTTGTTCTTGTTCTTCTTCAGAACCAAACATATTTTCAATTTCTTCTTCACTTGGTTCTTCACCTTTAGGAGATAACTTACTTGAGTCAATATCATTTGGTTGAACCAACTTTACATCATATTGTAACGCTCCTTCAGGAATTGCAAATTCTTTTTGAACAACCTCAATCGCAAGTTCTTCCAAGTATTCTCTGTTTTCAGATTCTATCTGAGCAATCTCTTGCATAGCATTCATTACCATCATTTGAAGTTGCATCATAGCATTTTGTGATGTAACATCTTGAAGGCCAGTATATCTTTTTAATCTGTTGATAACCTCTTTAAATCTCTGTGATGCAATAAGTTGCTCAAAGTTAGATGGTTTATCCGGTCCTTCAGGTGTAATTTCAGGAAATGCTTTACTACCTGAATGAGGAGTTTCACCTTTTTCAAATTTAGATTGAATATCAGGAGCCATTCTTTCAGGTCCTTCGTATCCGATAGGTGCCTCATTAATTCGACTAACCAATCTTTTTACTAATTGTTCTTTTTTCATCTTACTCACCTTTTAATTTAATATTCATTTTACCAAAACTTAAATAATCAGGTAATTTACCTTTTGGTCTTGGGTCTGTGTTAGGAGCTGGTTGAAAAGGGTTTTTTCTAGGGTTTGTTGTTGTTCTTTCCTTTTCCTTAGTTTTTTCTTTTTCCTTAGTTCCCGAACCTTTTGGTTTTGGGTCAGTGTTAGGTGCCGGTTGAAAAGGATTCTTTCTTGTAGGAGTAGTTGTTTTTTCCTTTTCTTTAGTTTTTTCTTTTGTTTTTGATTCCAAAATACTTTTAATCAAATCTTTTTTAGTCATAGTTGGTCTTAAATTTTCTTCAATGATTTCTCTCATTTTTCGTTCCAAAATTACTTCATATGGATTTTTACCTTCTTTTAATGACTTTTTGACATCAAGAACACATCTTTCAAATTTCTTATCTTCACCTTTAGTGTAATCATCTTTCTTCTTACCTTCCAAACCTAATGATGATGTACAGATAGCCCAAGGATTTTTTTCAACTTTCTTTTTTCTTTTTTTCTTACCTTCAGTCATTTCACCTTCAGCGGTAGAAATTTTTAAAACTCCGTTTTCCACTTTAGCTGTTGACGGTTTATTAGGGTCATTTGATTTTGGAATTACAGTTCCTTTATTTTGAATGTCCGATAAAGGTATATTTGTGGTTGTTGTTACATCTTTAGTTTGAGTAATTGCTTCTTTAGCTTCAGTTTTTTTACCACCTGAAAACATTCTTCCAATAGGTTTATCCATTTTACCATAACCAACAAATCCATGGGCATTAACCATAGATTCATATAAGGTATTAATTTGTTTTGGAGATTGTTTACTTAAATTTTCTTTAGTAAAACCTATCTCAACTAATTTTTGAATTTGTCTTTTTATTTCCATCTTCTTCAAACTCTTTATAAAATTCAAGGATTATATCCTTTTCATATAATTTATCTTTTACTTGTTGTTCAGTCATTCCAAAGTGAAAAACTAATCTTTCATCTTTGTCACTATCGTTTTCCCAAGCTAAAGCTACCACATTGTCTATTGCATCTTTCATACAAAAAAAATCGGAGTTTTGAATGAGCTCCATATCTATTCCGTCTCTATTCAATACTCCTACTTTTTTAATTTCTTCAGTATCAGGTGGTGTTGGGTTTCCATTAGCTGGAACTGTGTCCCAATCATCACCAAATACTTCAGTTGTTTGTGAGAAAATAAACTCGTAAGTTTTGTTTCCCCTATAATTAGCTCCTAATCCGTTAACAAAAACTAAATAACTCATAGGATATTACCTTGTGGGGACACCTTAAGTTGCTTGTCTTTATTTTCAAATACTAAATTACCTTTATTAGTTTTACCTACAAAAGTTACAAATGGGAAATTGTTAACAATCTTTTTTGATATTTCAGCTTGAGCTTCAGTTAAAGATAATCTTTCAATTTCTTTGTTGTATTTAATTTTTCTTGATTCTGAAATAACTTTTTGTTCTTTTTTCTTTTCTTTAACAAATTTCTTTTCATTTTCATTAATTACAACATAACTTTTAAGAACTTTTTCAATTGTTGACTCCCCAAAAATTTTATCTAAGCTAGCAGTAACAAAATCCTCCTCTTTAAATTCCATTTCGTCCATCCATCCTTCAGCCATTTCACCCTCAGGTTCAGGCATTGGTTCTTCTTCCGAAGACATATCAGGTTCTTCACTTGACATTTCATCTTCAGATGAACCCATATCTTCCATTCCGTAATCGGATTCTTCCTCACCTTCAAATCTAGATAAAATTTCTTCTTTATCTTCTTCATCCAATGAATTTAAATCTAAAGAAGATAATATTGAATTAATAACATATTTTACATCTTTACTTGATAACTCATCTTCACCTGAATAATCTCTAATTTTTTGAGCCAACTTTCCAGTTAACTTTTGGATAGATTTAAATGTTACAGGTTCACCTTCCCCACCTTCTGATGGTAATTCACCCATATCTTCCATACCTGTTGGTTCTTCCATACCTGTTGGTTCTTCCATACCCATTTCATCACCTTCAGGTGCAACTGGTAAATCACCACCCATGTCTGAACCCATAGATGGGTCAGCAGGTGCAGGAGTTTCCTCAGGAGCAGGTGCCGGTGGAGGTAAATCTGAAGGTGCTTCAGTTGGGGCTTCCATTTCAGGTTTTGGTGTTTTTAACATGTATTTCTTATCTTCAGTAAATAAAGAAATTCCTTCACTAATACCATTAACTCTATTAATTTCACCAGCCATTAAATTTAATTTTCTCATAGCTGCAGAGTATGAAGAAAAATGTTTTCTATTCTTCATATGGTCAATATAATCTGAAGTAGATTCATTGATTTGTTTTTTAATGATATAACCCAATCTTTCTTTTACAATTTCATAGGTGTTACCATCAGCTAATGTTACTCTGTAATCAACTGAAGATGTTTCATTAATTGAATTTGGTATATTCTCGTTATAACGAGCTATTTCCATAATTCTTTGGATTTTATCCATACCTTGTAGTTTCTCACTACCAATTGGTTTTAGTTTGCTCATAATTTTTTAACTATTTAATCCGTTAAAACCGCCTATTGTTACGGCGTTTAGTTGTATTACAGTATCTCCTGAAATTGTTCCACCACCATAAGTTGGGTGTGGTTGTAATGTTGATGTACAAGTATTACAATTAGTTCCACCTGTAGTGTTGTTAATAACCACATAAGTATATGTTCCAGAAGAATACTGCGCCATAATTTAAGTTTTCTTAATAAATATACAGAAATTTAAGATTTTTTTAGATTAAGTAAAAAATCTATCTTTTGTTCCATTAGTGATAATTCTTTATCGACCAATTTATTCTCTAAATTAAATAGTTTTTCCAAATAATCACTTCTTCTTAAGTACTTAAAGACCAAATTTTCATATGAATATTCACCATCTTTTTTAAGACCTGAACTCCTATATTTTTTAAGTTTTTCTTTAAATTTTTTAATATATTCTCTTGCTTCATCAATATCTTTCTCTGATGCGTTATCAACCACAGTGTCAATCTGTGTTTTCCAATGATTAATTTTTGACTTTAATAATTTAGTGTCTATCTTAACTTCTTCTTTTTCAGGTTTCATATCCCATTCATCATATAGAACTGAATAAACACCTGAACTAAAATGTGCTTCAGATGCGTTTTGAACATATAGTTCAACTTCATACCCAAAAATTTTAATATCGTGATTGGTATTGAAAATAGTTTTTTTAACTTTAAATAATTCTTCGTAAAGTGATAACTCAGTGTCAGAAAATTGAATGAAATCACAAACGACGTGTAAATCAATATCAGAATACTCCGACCAATTGTAGTTTGCTAAAGAACCTGTGAAAATAACATCCTCAATTAATAAAGGAACACCAATAAAATCAATAAATTCATTTGCAGTGTAAAGTAATTTTTCTCTTACTTCTTTACGCAACTTCATGTTCTCATCCCAAATTTTTGAGTTAAGTTCATCTTTAGAAAAAAAACTTTGAATTATATTATTATCTTTCACAAATAATAAATATCAACTAATTACAATCTTTTATATTTGTAAGCCTTTGCAATGTTTTTATTGAAAAAACTTCCTTGTGATTCTGCCATTCTAAATCTTGTATAAACTTCATGAGGTACCTCCTCATATTCATACTGAGCGCCGGTTTTAAAATCAACAATTAGTTTTTTACTCTCTGTGTTGAAATCTGTTTTAGTAATGTTTGATGATTCAATTTCACAAATAATATTTGTTCCACTGATTGTTTCTTTTGTGATTGCCATAACTTTTTTTTTAATGATAAATAATTTTGAATTACATTTGTAGTTGAATTTAAGAACAAATTCATTTAATTTTAATAAAAACTATTTTATGACAGATTCAGTTGAAGAAGGTGGGAAACTACCAAAAAAAGCAGAGGTTAACTCAAGTACACCTGTTTTAGACAATTTTAGTCGTGACCTTATTAAACTTGCCGAAGAAGGTAAGTTAGACCCCGTTGTCGGTAGAGAAGACGAAATATTACGTATTGCTCAAATCCTTTCAAGAAGAAAGAAAAACAACCCAATTATCATCGGTGAACCTGGTTGTGGTAAGACGGCAATTGTTGAGGGATTGGCAATGAAGATTTTTGAAGGTGATTGTCCAAGAAACTTGGTTGACAAACGTATTCTTTCATTAGAGATGAATTCAGTTGTTGCCGGAACAAAGTATCGTGGTCAATTTGAGGAACGATTAAAGGTTATCTTGGAAGAAATTCAAGCAACCCCAAATGTTATTCTATTCATTGATGAAATCCATACCATTGTCGGAGCAGGTAACGCCTCAGGTTCCATGGACGCATCCAATATCTTAAAACCAGCATTATCAAGAGGTGAAATACAATGTATTGGAGCTACAACATTAGATGAGTATAAAAAACAAATTGAAAAGGACGGAGCGTTGGATAGACGTTTTCAAAAAGTAATTGTTAGTTCATCAACAAAAGAAGAAACATTACAAATCCTTAAAAATGTTAAAGACAGATACGAAAATTATCACAAAGTAAATTATACCGATAATATTCTACAAATCTGTGTTGACTTAGCGGAGCGATATATCACGGACAGAGAGTTCCCTGACAAAGCGTTTGACATCTTAGATGAAGTCGGAGCAAGAGCTCAGGTGGATGTAAAAAATCCTGAAATAATTGATGAATTAAAACGTCAGGCGTTAGAGATTAAACAACAAAAATTACTTGTTGTTAAAAAACAGAATTACGAAGAAGCCGCTAACTTAAGAGATAAAGAAAAGAAAGTTTTATCACAACTTGATATTGAAAAGAAAAAGTTTGAACAAACTCTTTTGGATAATAGAAAAACAATTTCTGAAGAATTGGTTTACGAGGTAGTGTCAACAATGACAAAAATACCTTTAACAAAACTTAATTTAGATGATAAAATTGCTCTTATTAATTTAGAGGAAGAGTTAAATAAATCAGTCATTGGACAAAAAGAAGCGGTTACAAAGATTGCGAAATCTATTCGTAGAAATAGATTAGGTATCAAAGACCCAAATAAACCAATTGGTTCATTTATATTCTTAGGTTCAACAGGTGTTGGTAAGACATTATTGGCAAAAGAATTGGCAAGACAAATCTTTGGTAGTGATGAAAATCTTATCCGAGTTGATATGTCTGAATATCAAGATAAACATACCGTATCTCGTTTGATTGGTTCACCTCCAGGTTATGTAGGATATGATGAAGGTGGTCAACTTACAGAACAAGTTAAAACCAAACCATACTCTGTGGTATTATTTGACGAGGTTGAGAAGGCTCACAAAGATATATTCTCGGCATTACTTCAATTGTTGGATGAAGGTTACATGACAGATAGTTTTGGAAGAAAAATCAATTTCAAGAACTGTTTAATTATTATGACTTCAAATCTTGGGGTGAAAAAGATGCAAGAATTTGGAGCAGGTGTTGGGTTTAGTAAAACTAATAATGTTTATGCTAATGAAGAACTTAAAAAAACAATGTTAAACAAAGAATTGAAGAACCACTTCGCACCTGAATTTATCAATCGTTTGGATGAGGTAATTGTATTCAATACACTTCAAAATGACGATATTCAAAAGATTGTTTTGGTTGAAGTTAACAAATTGAAATCTCGTTTGTCAAAATTGGGATATAACATTAACTTCGGTCAGTCAGTAATTGACTTTGTTTCAAAAGTTGGATTTGATGATGTTTACGGAGCACGTCCTTTGAAAAGAGCGATTCAAGAAAAGATTGAAGACTACATTTCAGATGAAGTATTACGTGAAAAAATTGTAATGTATAAGTCCTACAATATTGAAATCAATGAGGAGGAAGTGTCAATATCAGAAGTTGAAGCCCAACCTGATGAAACACCAAAAGTGAAAAGACCAAGAAAGAAAAAGGGGGAATAAACCCCCTTTTTTTTATAATTAAAAATTAAAAACTTGTGAACTGTGTATGAATTGGTATTTCTGTTTACCGAGTTCTTCGATTAGTTTTTTACCTGTATTCATACCGGCAAAAACTTCATGGACAACAACATATTCGTTTGGTGTGTGATAGTTGTGATATCCGATTGAAAAGTTGATACAAGAGAAGTCAAACTTTTTACGAAGTTGCCAAACATCTGTGTAAGGGTGTTGCATATATTTTGGTTCAGATAACATACCTTCAGAAAGAACTTTTTTAGCCTTTGTTTCAAATTCAGAATCCGTTTCAAATACTTTAACACCATAACAATATTCTGTTACCATGTAGTCGTCAGGAGCGTCAAATTGAATTGCGTAACCTACATTACTAAAAAAACCCCTGTCAGCTTCTTTTGAACCCAAACAACCAACTTCTTCAGATACAAATAAAGCAACTTTAATTACATCAAAGACTTCCAATAACTGAAGACAGGCAAACACTCCACACTTATCATCACCACCAATACCTGTCGGGTTACCCAAATCGTTATATGCTTTAAGTGATAAACTTGGATTACCTTTTGAGTCTTTAAGTTGTTCTTCATGGATATTGATTGTGTCAATGTTATGAACCGTATCAGTATGTGCAACAATACAAGGGTAAAATTCACCCTCGTTTATTTCACCCTTTGTGACATAAACATTTCCAAAGTCATCAACTTTAAAATTATGTTTTTTTTCGGTTAAATATTTAACCAAAAATTCAATCATTAAATCTTCTTTAAATGATTTTGTAGGTATTGACAATACCTTTTTTAAAAAATCAACATTTTCTATCATAGCTCATAAAGATAAGCTATTTTTTTATTAAAACAATTCAGGATGATATAAAAAATTTAAGAAAGTATCATAATCAATTTTAACGGTTTGGTTAAATTCATTTTTACTATGATTACTATATGTAATGAGTATTTTTCCGTCATCAACATCTTGAATTATGAATTTGTTTGGTGTCTTTTCACCAAATGTTTTTTGTGAAGGAAATTCATACCATCTATTAAATTCACCATACTTTAACTTTGATAGTTTTTCAAGTGTTTCAGAGTTTTTACGATAAGAATCAATATTATCACTATTTTCAATTTTTTCCATGATTTTATCAAGATTCCAAGTTACACTTCTGTTAAAACCTTCATCATCATAATTTTGACTATCAAAATAAGCATAATAATCTTCATATAAATCTTCATCAAACTGTATTCCCAATTGGTCAATACTTGTTTTTAACATATCTGAAAGTTTAGCGTCTTTGTCTTCACCAGACTTATCCCAAGTATTTAAAAGAATTGATACAGTTGTCATGTAGAGATTAGTACATTTTTTCTCAAAGATATTTAAAGGAAGTAAAGCGTTACATAATTTAGATATAACATATTGTCTTAATCCTTTAACCAAGGCTTCATCATATTCACTTGAATAATCGTAAATAATACTATCTATCTCATTTGAAAATTCATTTTTTAACCACTTACAAATTTCAATAACTTTATCGTTATGATTTCTTAAATCCTCAACGGAAAGACTAGGTCTTAATATTTTTACTATTTGTTTAACCCTATCTAAATTCTCATCATTGAAATAGTGTAGTAAATAACCCTCATCCCAATCATAATCCATGGAATAATCATCAACAAAAACATTACCTCCATAATACCCCCCTTGGAAAGCAACTCTAATTAAATAACCGTTATTAGTTTCATCATTATTTCTAGTGAAAAGGTCAACATAATCATCACTATCAAACGTTAAATAAACCAAAGACTTACCAAGATTTTTTTCATTTATTCTTGTAATACGTAAAATATCCTCATCGTCTTCGTACCTAACAAAATTTGCAGTAACTAAATCTTCCGTAAAATCTTTTAATGCCTGATAAAGTTGACTCATTAAACTTTTTTTTAATAAATACTTGGTAAAAGAAGAATATATTTATATCTTTGTGATATAGTTCTTTGAGTATATGGGGATGTTTTTGGATTTGACAGGTATGAATCTGTCATAAAACGCACGTCGGGGCTAAACTAACCCTGTAAAACTGGTTTAAAACACAAACGGCAACACAATTGCAAAACTTTCTACACTCGGTTTAATCCGTACTGAAGAAGTAACTGTAGCCTAATCTAAGATTAGTATACAACGGGGTCGGTGAGCATATAACCTTGCAACAGAAGCTTGTACCGTGGTGTGGTTTCTATCCGAAAAGGAACAAAGTGGAGGATTAGTTCTCAGTAAACCGAACCACTATAAAATAAGGGAATTGTGAAGTTTCGGATTGTTTAGAAAAACAATGACCTAAACGTGTAGTGTTTTATGGTCGACATATTTGGACCGGGGTTCGAATCCCCGCATCTCCACCAATTAAAAAGGGACTTTTTAGTCCCTTTTTTTATTTAATCATTTTTGATTTAATTTTTTGAATATCTTCTAAAATATTTTTTTTCTTTTGTTCAGATTCAAATTGAGGTAATAAATCACCAATTTTATCTAAGATATCATCAACACTATATCCAAAAATTTCAAATCCGTCACCAGTATCTTTAACATCTTTTTTATCTTGGATTTTTGACACTAACTCTTTTTGACTTTCTTTATCTCCGGGTTTAGCGTCTACAAAAGTTCCTAACCCAACATAGTCTAAAAATTTTTCTAGTTTATTTGGTTCTTTAGTATTATTTTTTTCAGTTTCAATATCACCACCCCTATTATCAAACATAGAATAGTCATAATCAGATTCACTATTACCCCAATTTTTTAAAATAAATTGTTTTATTGTTTGACCTTCAGTTTTTGCTTTATGTCCCGGATTTATTTCACCATGGCCGTAAATCCTATCAGGACTATACCCCAAAGATTTAACCAATTTAAGTGCAGAAACCGCCTGTACAGGTAAAATGTCATCATCATTCATACCAACAACTTCAACACCTTCAGTGTTAGAATTATTAATTCCTTTTGGAGCCGATGGGAAATCACTTGAATTTAAAATATGAGCCCCTCTACTTCCATCAGGTAATGTTCGAACAATAGACCCATCTCTTTCTATAACCCATTGAACACCTAATCCACCTTTTCTACTATTAAGAATGCCAACAACTTTTTCAGCATCACCCCTACCAGCAGTATGATGGATAACAAAAAAATTTCTTGATTTAAGTTTTTCATTTTTCCTTCCATAAGTTGACATCCCTGAAATATCGCTAATCTGAAGAGTTTCTAAAATATTTTTTTTCTTTTGTTCAGATTCAAATTGAGGTATAATACTTTTTACGTTATCTAATATATCGTCTAATTTATATCCAAATATTTCAAAACCTTCATCATTATCTTTCACATCATCATCTGAAAAAAGTTCTTTTGCCTTATCCACCAGTCCTTTTTGACTTTCTTTATTACCTGCCGTCGCGTCACTCAATTCACCTAACCCAACATAATCTAAAAACTTATCAAGTTTAGACGGTTCTTTTTTATCGATAATTTCATTATTTGGAACTTCAGGAAATTCAAAACTATCTAAACTTGATACATTTATTGAATTACAAAACTTTGGTGTAAATCTACTTTCATCTCTCCCATTCTCTGACCAAGATAGGTGAAAATGATTACCTGTTGAATTTCTTGTTCCGTGTCTGTATTCATCAATAAATGTAAATCCTGGAATACTTTTTCTTGCGGCACATAGTAACGTTGAAATTTTATCCAATATTTCATTATCGGTTTCTTTGATGTCACCTTGTTCATTTTTCCAAAAAACTACGTCATTAGCGTTGCCTTTATTATGTCTACTGGTACCTGATATTCTTCGATGAAAACTATCCCTACCCGAACCAAATTGTATGTTTAAATCAGGCATTTCTTTTTTAAACGCTGAACCTATTTTTTGTAATATACTAGAAAACTCAGGTGTAATATCACCAACTTCATCTAATGTTGGTTTAACTTTATACCCTAAACTTTGTAAATGAGCTCTAGCGTTTTTAGCGTTAAAAAAAGTTGATTTATCAATCGCATCCTCAAATATATATTCTAACTTACGTAGTTCTTTTAATGATTGTTCGTGTAATTGTTTTTTATTCATTATAAAAATGGTATATTTATAAATATTATGGAAAACAATAAATTAATTCAAATCGCGAAAAAGCTATCTTTATCCATTAAAGATACAAATGTTACACAAATATCAAGAAAATTAAATGACCGTAAAGGCCCGTATAAACAAATGATGTCCGTGTTAGAAGGATGGGATTTTGTTAAATTGGTATTTTTAATCAATGCCATTAATAATGGTGAAAAAGAATTTGAATCAATATTATGGAAAGTAGATAATGAAAGATTTACCTATGCAATTGCTAATGTATTTGATACTGAAGTTCAGGAAAGCTGTGATTACTGTGGTGGTGATGGTGAAATTAGTTGCAGTGAATGTGATGGTTCAGGTGAAGTAGAATGTTCTGATTGTGGTGGTGAAGGTGAAGACGACGAAGGTGAAACATGTTCAAATTGTGATGGTGGTGGTAAAAGTGAATGTGATTCCTGTGGGGGTAGAGGTACTGAAGATTGTTATGACTGTGGTGGTACAGGTGAACAACAAAAAAGCGACGCTTACGAATTAAAATTAGACTTTTATTTTAGTATTAATGAAGAATTAAAATCAGAAATTAGTAAACTTAACAGATATGACAAAATTGACTCTGACACAATCACAGATTATGAAGATACAAATGAAACTATATTAGTATACGCATCACCGATGGCAATAGAAGTTGAGACAAATGAAGAATTAGAATATAATACCGAATATTTTTATGAAATAGATACTGCTGGATGGGTTGGTAATACGGCTAGTAGCCCAAACTTTGATTTAGATTATTAAATTAAAAAGTTTCTAACCGACTGAGTGTCTTTTTTGAAGTCCTCTCTGAAATTCTTTGTAAACTCCTCATTTTCACAGTATACCTCAACATGTTCACTGAATACCCAATCCATACAAAGAAGAGCAATTAAATGGTTTTCTCTGTCCATAATTGGTAATGAAACCATAGATTGTGTTCCAAACTTTTTAATTAAAGCTCTTGTTGCAATATCAGGGATAAGTTCACAATCGTGAATAAATAATCCGTCCTCCATAGTTTGTTTAATCAACCAATTATAGTGACTTACAAACACATTTTGTATTTTTTCAGTTATTCTTTCAAGTCCATCAGAACATCTTTCATATGTTACAGACGCTTTCTGCATCGCTGATGATGTGTAAAAATTTCCACCATTATGAAACTGAATGACATATATTCTATCTGCGTTATATTTTCTTCTGATTTCTCTTAAAGTAGAGTGAACAATTTCATCTGTTTCAATTTGTTGAGAAAGTTTGTTTCTTGAGTTTTGTTTCGCTCTTTTTTCCTTCATCATATTGAAGAAACCCGCAGTTATTAATGCTATAACAATTGATGTGACTGAGGTAATAATTGTTGGTAATAGTTCCTTCACCTGTTCTTTCTTTAAAAATTTATTTAACTGATTTATAAATAGTTTAAAAAATAAAAAAGGGTTTAAATAACCCTTTTTTTAATGTGGTACCCCCGAAGGGATTCGAACCCCTGACCCACAGATTAGAAATCTGTTGCTCTATCCTACTGAGCTACGAAGGCAATTATTTGTCACAAATATAGACAAAATTTGGGACAACATCAAATTTTCTTGACAACGTATCTGTAACCTGAGTCAGAATTCAATTGAAGAATTGATTTAAATTCTTCAGCTTTATTCTCATCATCAAATTCTAAAATTTCATCCTGAGAATTTAAAATAATAACAGGTAATTCTTTCTTATCTACCTTAATATACTTAACAATACAATACATAATTAATAACCAAAATGTGTTCCACTATAATTATCCCATTCGTCATCAAACGAAAATTTTACTTTATCATATTTTTCAATAATAATAGATGATTTTTCTTCAATAAAGTTTGGGTTTGAAATAAACTCTTTCCATGTGTAAAAATCATGTAAACTTTCTAATACCTCCAAAGGAACTAATATAAGTTTATCATGTGTTAATCCTTTAACATCATCTCTATATTTTTCTGATATTTGTATTTTGTTTTCCGACATAACAATTTAAGTATAATAATACTTATTGCAAAATTCAATTTGTCTTAATAAATTTTTATTAATATATTTGTCATTATGAGTGGAATATTGGTGCTTAATTCAGATTACAGTCCATTAAATGTTACATCGTTTAATCGTGGATTTAATTTAGTATATAAAGGAAAAGCAGAGATTGTTAAATCATCTGACGAGCCAGTTGTATGTGGTATCGTAAAACTCGTTAGACCCGTTATTATTAGACTTTTAAACTACGTTTCAATCACTCGTAGACGAATTCGTGTTAATCGTCACAGAATCATGAAACGTGACCACAACGCTTGTGTTTATTGTGGTAGTAAAAAAGACCTCACAATAGACCATATCGTTCCTAAATCAAAAGGTGGTGGTAATACATGGGATAACCTAGTTACGTGTTGTATAACGTGTAATTCGAAGAAAGGAGACAAGTTATTGAGTGAGACTAATATGAAGTTAATGAAAAAACCCACAGAACCTACTATATTTTCGGATTCTGTGGGTCAATCTTTACAAAAAGTTTGGATTGATTTTCAAAAAAGTTTTTAGATGTCTTTTATGATTGAACTTTTTAATTTTTGTTCTAAAGACTTAATATCATCTTTAACGCCTTCGATATAATCGTGAAGATGTTGTCTAACACCTTGTTTGATTTGTTTATCGTCAAATTTAATTGATTGGGATACAATACCTTTTAATCCCGTTTGTTCACCATTATTTGTTTGTGAAGATGTTTCAATTGCTTTTGATATTGCCTCAGGGACATCATATTCATTTCTAAACATATCTTTAGCAGATACTTTATCTAATTCTGATTTAATACTTTTACCAAGTTCAGACGATGGTGAAACTTCCAATTTGCCTAAGATATATTCTATTGCTCTGTTTTTAAATTCAGATTCTTTTCCTTGAAAAACAACGTCAAATGATTTTTCAAATTCTGCATTGGTTGCTTCATTGATATTATTATTTCTAAATTTAGTTAACGTATCGAAGAATTTTCTATAATTTTGTTTGTTAAACTGTTCTGATAGGGTACTCAAAGATTTTTCATTCTTCTTTGATTTTAATTTGTTTTGAATAGTTTCTTTAATCATTTTACCTTCCTGAAATACTTTTAATTTAGTTTTCACTCTACTTTCTAAATCCGTTTTTAACCAATTTGAATTTTTTGAATTACACATTTGAATAGCCCTTTGAACTGTTTCACTTCTATCTGAAGATGATTTTAAAGCATTTCTTAAATTAACACATAAATTTCTGTTAGCACCTGCCGATAAAATTACTTCAGCACTTGAGTCCGCAGGTGTATCTGAAAGTCTAACGTTTTTAGTTCGTCCTTCTTCACTTCTACCACCTGAAACATATGGTGTAACTTCTTCACCACTATCCTTTAAAAACTTAGTAAATAAATCACTCTTCCTATCAACACGAGTAAGTTCGTCTCTCATCCAAACTTTATGTAACGACAATAATCTAACAATTGGATGCTGGTAAATTTGATGTTCTCCACTATCTTCATCCATCCAAACATCATTATCCCAGTCAATATCATTGGCATCAAAACCACAAAAATCAGATGGTACTAAATTACCATACCAACCTTTTTCACCTGACCATTCGATAAATTCTTTAGCCTTTTGATTTAATTTATCAACTCCTTCTCTTTTATATTTTTTTTCAAATAAATTACCTAAAGTCCAAGGCTCGCATTTTCTTTTTTCTGATTCAATTTGTTTTTCAAACCCAACATCAAGACCTTCACCAGTTTTTAACCAATTTTCGTTTTCATCTTTAATTTGTTTACCTAACGCTTGTAAAGCTGAGTTAGGTGAATTAAGTAAAAATTGAATAAACTCATTACCATATTCTTCCCAAGCGATTTTAATAGAATCAGCATCGTCTTGGATATTTGAAATAATATCTCTAATATTTTTTTGTTTGAAAAAACCAACACGAAAACTTTTTAACCATTTTCTGAATTTATTTGACCTATCAATAGTATTAATTGGAAATTCAACTTTTTTAGATAATTCAGTTTGTTGTTGTGGTGATAATTTTAAAAAATCTCCTTTGTTATCCTTCCAAGCCAGTTTTATACAATTATTTTTAAATGACATACCTTTTTTATTTTCAAGTTTGTCACTACCACATTTAAAATCCGGGCGATTTACTGACATCCAAGCTCTAAAAGCATCACCTTGAGCTTGGTCTTTTGGGTGGTCTAATGTTACATCAACCTTACCACTTTTTTCAGGAGTATCCTTTTTAGGTAATTCTTTTGTACTATCACCTTTTTTAGGTAATTCTTTTGTACTATCACCTTTTTTAGGCAATTCTTTTGTACCATCACCTTTTTTAGGTAATTCTTTTGTACCATCACCTTTTTTAGGTAATTCTTTTTCAATTAAAAGAGTATTTTTATTCATATATTCCATCAATATGACATTTCATATGTTTCACCATTTAAAACTAATTGAACTTTACTATCACTAATAACTTTAACAGAAGTAAAATCGGATATGTCATACCCATAATCAGTTTTAATTTTATCTATAATTTTAGTGTCGGTTGAAGTATTAATATCTCTAGGATATGTTGTTGGTATTATTTCATCTTCCTCAGTTTTTTTAGGTTCACCTTCAACTACTGACCAATATTCATTCTCTCCTTGTGTTACTTTTTTAATAATATTTTTTGTATTATCCATAAATGTAATAGTTAAAACATCATTATCAAATAATAAACTTTTGATATTTTTTTTAATGTTTGGGTCACTACCTGCAGAACCGGCATAATTTGCAATAATAAAATTTTGTAAATTTTTAGGTAAATCACTAAATGATTCTTTATAAGTTTCTTTCCATACATCTTTGTTTGAACCATATCTAAGCCTATCCCAGTTATACCAAACACCACCACCTAATAATGCAAGTCCTAATACTACTAACGCACCTTTCTTCCAACCTGATAAACCTTTCTTTAATTCGTCAACAGAGTCACCGGCCATACCCTCAAGTTCTTTCTTACCTTGTCTAAAAATTTTCATTCTTTCTAAGAATGATTTTTCATCACCACTTAACTCAATCATATAGTTAACCATTTCTTTTTGTGTTACACCAGCATTAATTATATCATCCTCAATTAGTTTTAAATCGGACATAGGAATTGGTTTTTTACCTAATTTTTTGGCTTGTAGTTCGTATAATTTATACATATTTTCAACCGAAGGAGTTGTAATTGATTTAGTTTTAAGTGAAGTTAATTCAGATGCTAATCTTTCTTTTAGATATTTTTTCATTTGTACTCCTAAATCAGTTGCGTCAATTAACTGATTTTGTAATTTCACATATTCCGTATATTTTTCAGGAGACATTCTACTAATATATTTATCATAAGTTAACCCTGGTTGAATTTCAGAATATGAACCATCAGCCCTTTTTGTAAATCTATTAATGATTTGATTTAAATCAGGATTTGATTTTATAAAAGTAGTTTCTACCAAATTTTTAATTCTATCATCATTACTTCTTATTAATGACGCTAACAATTTATCTTCTAATGTTGGTGACAGAGTTCCGGCTTTTAATTTTTGTAAGTTTTTAGCGAAAATTACGCTATCATCACCTAAAGCGGTTTTGAGTGTTTTTTCTAATGAAGGTATTTCTTTTTTTTCAAGTGACGTAAAAAGTTCGTCTGATGATTTATTAAAAAGTTTAGATAAATCGTCAATAAAAGATGAAGGTATTTTACCTTCAATCAACAACGGCAAACCACTAATTTCTCTAAATCTATTAATTTCTGATAAAATTTCTTTTTTCATTTTTTCTTTTTTTTATAAATATGTGTTAATTTGTAATTGGTTCATCAGAAATTTGTATTTCGTCTTCTAAATTTAAACTCTTTAAAAATTCTTCATCTAATTTTCTTAAATTTTCATTAAGTTTTTTCATTTCGTTTTCAACGTCAACTCCTTTTTTCCCACCCGAAATTACCTCATTAATAGCCTTTTTACATTCTATACCAAGACTACCTGATTCAAATTTTGTTTTAATTTGATTCATTGTTTGACTATCTAAAGAACTTAAAGTTTGTAAAATTTTATTTTGTTCTGTTTCATCAAAATACGAAAGGGCTAACTCCCAAAGTTTTTGTTCTTCTTCATTAATATTTTTACCTATTTTTTGACTAAAAATATCATTAATTTTTTTAACCAAAAATGTAACAGCAGGTGTTCCATAAACTAAAATATTAATTAAAGGATTAGATATTTTTCTAGCTATTGGTGCTTTAGCAGTTTTCTTAATACCATCCACCACATCTTTACTCGCCTTTTGAACAACGTCTTTATATTCTTCAGTACCAAGTTCTTTAATAACTCGTTGCTCTTGGGGTGTCATATTTTTTAACAAGTTATCAACTTGTGTTTTGGTTGAATTAGTAGGTAAAGATTTTAATTTTGATTCGACAGATTTGATGACTTCATCACCAAATTTTGCAGATTTTAATGCCGCCTTAACCGGACCTGATGCCATTAATAAAGGTAAAAAGACATACGCCAAGTCCATTTTAATTGCATCATTATCTTGAGCATCAACACTTTTCTTTAAAGAATATAAATTAAGAGCAGTATCGGCCGCTAACTCAAGAAATATTGTTGCCGAAGGTCCTAAACCTAAACCACCTGATAATATTGCAATCGCAACCATACCACCCAACTGTATATATAATCCGTATTCATTCCAAAACGCGCTTTCACAAGGTATTTTTGTTGAATCCCATTTCGCCATAAAAGATTGTCCTTTAGAATTTCTATAATATTTCCCAACAATTCTACCATTTTTATTTTTTTTGGTTCCATTCATTATTTCTTCGAAGAATGACACGACAGCCTCTTCGTCACAATTTTGAAGAGCGTAATCAATTGCTTCTTTAGTAAATAACTTATTAATTAATTCATTACTATATGCTTTATCTATTGTTTCTTTTTTATTTTTTTCTTCATATAAAACAATTAGTTCATCAAAAACCTCATCTTTAGTTTTTCCTTGTATATAAACTTTTATTTTTGTATTAGGTTCTGTCCAATAATTAAATTCATAACCCCCATAATCACCTGTTGTTTTATTATATTGTGTTAATGGTAATTCGGTTGGGAATTTTGAAAAATCAAAAATTTCAGCGTATTCTTTTTCTTGAATTTGTGACATTTCTCTTCTATGTTTTTCTTGATTTATAAACTTAGAAGCATCTGATTGTGGTTTATCTCGTTGAGCCGTTATATCAACTTTTGGTATTTTTGACTTAGGGTTATATCCACTTAAATCGGCGGTTAAATCTTTGTAAACATCATAAACTTTTTTACCTTTAAACATACCCTCGTTAAAAGTTGCATTTGCTGCTTTATTAATATAGGAATTACAAAACGCCCCACTTCTTTCTAATTGATTTTTTTGTGCTAATTTTGGGTAAGAGTTATTAAACCATTCTCTAAACGCATCACCCTCTGTTTTATTTTTAAAAATACATCCCGAAGCAACTGCCCTTTGTTCTGTTTTATTTTGTTGAGCACCTGTTTTTTGTTTTTGAAGTTCATCTAACAATTGACCTGATGTTTTTCCAAATAAATTTTGCATTTGAAAAGGGAATGCGGGTATTAATGTTGACTGAGGACCTGTTGGTTTAATACCGGCGTTTAATCCTTTAGATTTTCTATTCTCGTAATTTTTAAGAGATTTTACGTAAATATCATTTTCCAAAACTATAGACGCCGGAGTAGGATTTGGTTTATTGAATCCTTGTAAACCAAAATCAGGGCTTATTGCTCCATACCCTGCGTCTGAAAATCCTTTTTGAATTTTCATTAAATCAGGTAAAGTAGTCGCCCTTAATCCATTTAAATAAGTTTCCCATTCAGGTCCTGAAAGTGTATTATTTTTAGATAATTTTAAACCTTGTTGTAAAATAGTCGGCCAAGTGTATTGTTCAGTTATTAACTGAGTATTTTCATTCAGTGTCTTTGACGAGTCGTAATTCATCATTAACAATACTCTTTCTAATATTTCTTTTTGATTACTATTCATTACCAAATTTGATTTGCGGTACCTCGTTTAACACCCGAATCCCATTTTTCACCTTTCTTACCTAACATATTAGCCTTACCTCTGACAGTCGCATATAATTCATTCCAATTACTGCCTCTTTTATTCGTGTTAGATGTTCCACCTCCAGCAGCAGGAGCTGCTGCGTCTTGCTCACCTAATTCGTCTTTACTACCTTTTTTTCCATTATCAGTAGTTAATTTTTTAAGCAATGAAATTATGTAATCAACGTCGTGTATCATTATTACATAAATATAAGTTAACCAATAAAAAAAGTGGAGTTATTAGAATAAAAACGAAGGTGGTACTTTCTTTGGATTTGAACTATAGTATTCTTCCATAAATGATGTCAGTTCATCAGTATCAATTTCATATTCCTTTTCATCTGACGCTTCTTCATCAATTATAAGTTCGTCAGTATCTTCTTCATATATAATTGGGAAATCACTTGATTCGTAATCATAGTTTTCCAAAATGAAAAAACCGGACTTTTCAATAAAGTCCAGTTCAAATTCATGTTCTCTTATTTCATCATCACCATCTTCCTCTAATCTAAAACTAACCTGTAGTATTTCAGATTTTGGATTATAGTAATAATCAACTATTTCTTTGATGTTCATTTTACAAAAGTCTCTTAAACCAATTTAATGATTCACTGATATCTTCTTTAACTAACGGAGCTTTTGATTTTAGTTTGATACTTTCCTCAATTTCTTCCATAGAATATCCTTTAGTTCCACACTCACATGTTTCACCTTCTTTCATTTCACCACATTGTTCACATTGTTCTCCCTCTTTCATAGATGAACACTGTTCACACATTTCACCTTCATATAAACCATTACATTGTTCACAAACTTTTTTAAGTTTTCTATTAACTTCTTTGTTCGTATATTCTTTAACTTCACCCATATTAGATACTGTAATTCCTTTTTCATCTAACGCCAAATTTTCTACATTAAGTATCTGTTCTTTTGGTGTGTTAAATCCACGAGTAACATATCCATCATATTGACTTTTGTGTTTATCTTGTATTGATTCTTTTTCTTCTTTAGTAATATTCAAAAAAAATGCGTTTCTCATATATAATTGTTTTCTAGATAAATATATGGTTGATTGAATAATATTAATTTATTATATTTTACACATGGAAAAACCTTACCAACTATTACAACCAGTTTTTAAAGACCATCGTGGGTCTTTCACCCCAATTAAACTTTCTGACAAGTGGGTTCAATCAAATATTAGTATAAACGACGATATATTTGTATTTCGTGGATTACATTATCAAGATGAACCAATGGCTCAAACCAAATTAGTTTCCGTTATTCAAGGAAAGATTATTGATTTTGTTATTAACTTGGATAAAGACAGTGAGAACTTTGGTAAACTTGAAACATTTGTTTTGACCTCAGGTGAATCGGTATATGTTCCAAAAGGTTACGCTCACGGATTTTTAACACTTCAAAGTGGGACAATAGTTAACTACTTGGTTGATAATGATTATTCTAAAGAACACGAAGGATGTATTCAATGGGATACAATAGAAGAAGTGAAAGACATTATCACCAAATACATGAGAGGATTTAACTTTAAAATTAGGATTAGTGATAAAGACACAGAAGGAATCACATTAGAAGACTACAAAAACAAATGACAAAAGAAGAAGTAGAAGAATTAGCCGAAGGCGCAATTCTATTAGACGGATTTGATGAATGTATTACAGGTGTTGTTGAAGAGTTTGGTAATGGTATAAGAATACTTTATTCACGTGATAAAATACTTGAGTCATTACAAAAAGACATGTCTTATGAAGACGCTTTAGAATATTACTACTACAACATTGTTGGTGGACACTTCGGTGAAAGAAATCCTTTGTTTTTACTTTAGAAGTAATTTGCGTAAAATGAAATAATTTTTGGTGCGTATCTTCTTAAAGCAGAATTAATGTTTTCAACTGTCACTTCTTTATTTTCATCTTCAAGTATACTGATTACTCCGTTTACCATTTCACCTTGAGCCTTATCGGCCATATCAACTAATTCATCAAAGGCTTCGTTAGTATCACTATACTTGTGTTCATGAGCCAATCTTTCTTTACCCATATAAAGATATGGAGCCGCCGAAAACATATTAACAACACTAGCCTCTCTTAATTTATTTAGATATCTTTTTATAAACAACATGTTGAAATGTTTTACTAACATCGCATGTTGTGTTAAATCAGTTGATTTATTTTCCTGTATATTTTTTTTCATTTTTCGTTCTCTCATTTCATCAAACTCAGATTCATACATCCATTTATCTTCATCCAATAAATAAAGACTTGACCCATTGTCCCATTTAACAACATACTGAACAAATCCAGGTCCTTTTTGTACTCCTTTAACAGTTCCTCTATCACCAAACGATAGTTGAGGTTCACCTAAGAGTTCAATAATAACAATTCTATCATCAGGTTTAAGTTCAGGATTTAATTTCTTACTCATATATTTATAAATATAATGAAATATATAATTAAAGAATCTCAAAAGCAAATTATCCTTGAAGCAATAAATGATAGGATTAAAGAAGTTCAAGAAGATGGTGTTGAACTAACTAAAAAGATTGTTGAAGACACGAAAACTCATGTTTCAATAAACTTAAAGATGATGCTCACATGGGGTGCGGCAATCGGAGGGTTTATGGGTCCAATCATGCAATGGTTAAATGGACAAGTACCTGAGTTAACAGAAAAAGATTCATCATTGATTGCAGCCGGTATTGCGTCAGTAATATTCTTTCAAGAAAGAAATTTTACCAAATCAATTATTGAAAAAATTAAAGAAGACGGACTTGAAGGTCCATTTAAATTGGGAGCAATTAAAGCCAATCAACTTAAAACTGTTTTAGCAGGTTTTTTAAAGAGTTTGAATTTATCAGCATTCAGTGTGACAAATATGTTAAGTTACGCATTCTTGGTTCCAATCATACCAATGATATATGATGCAGTTTCTGAGGGTATATGGGATATGAAAGATACTGAAATGTTAGTTAAATCATTATCAGCATTTGGATTAATAACAATTTCAGGTAATTTCTTAAAACGACTTATGGATTTAATCGTTGATAGGATTACTAAATAAAATCAATCTTTAATTCCAAATCAGACGTTCCTCTGAATATTCTGTGATAAGTTCCTTCAGGAATTAATAATACTTGTCCTTCAGTTAACTCTATAGGTAGTTGATTATCCATTTGAAATTTCCATCCATTACCCTGAACAACTTCAATCAATCTATCTTCTCTATCACGATGCCATTGTAGTTCACCACTATCAACATCGGATTTAAAAACTCTAATTTTTGAAGTTTCTGTTAATTTTCTATCTTTATACGGTTTCATATTACCAAAATCCTGTATAAGTTTTACCACCCCACAAATAACCAAAACGGTTTAAACGACATGCCCAATATCCGGCAGTTAATCTATCTTTTTTCTTAGAACACTGATGTCTTGCGGCAAATGATTTACGAGCTTTAGGGTTAGATACCTTAGCAGTTAAACCACCATGAACATCACCAAATGAAATCTTCTTAACTCTACCTGTTGACGGGTTCTTTACATAAACAACATATTTCTTTCCACCACCACTATTTCTTCTTGGTTTACCAAGTTCAACTTTCTTTCCATTATGTTCAGCTTCAGAAATAAATGATTCTTCCATCGGAGTATCCAAGAAAACAACTCTACCACTTGATAAAGTTACTTGTTTTCCAAAGTCAGATTCAACAAGTTCAACATCGTCTTCACTTAATTCTACCATTCCTTCAAAATATAACTCACGACCTTCATTAATAACATTAAAGAACTCTTCTGAACCAAATCTGAAGATGTTATCGTTTAGTGGTATATCATTTGTCACATGATAATTAAGATGTTCTGAAATAAGTGGTTTCTCCACTGATTCTGTAAGAACTTTTTTGATAAGTTTTTTGATATTCATTTTTTACTTCGTAATAAGAAATACAACCCAAATAACAATGCTGAAATACAGTAAAAAATTCCTGTGGTAATCCAATAAGAACTTGTGTAGTCTAAAATTGCTTTGAACATTATGTCGAATCCTAGTGGGTTGAAAAACATTGCGAGCATAAGGCAATAGGTGGCAACATTTTCCTTTAGAATTCGTTTCATTTTTGTCATTATCCATTAATGTGGGTTTAAAGTTTATGAACAAGGTTCACTTTATTTATAAATATATTTGTGTGGAGGAATATTTTGTATATATTTGTATTAATAATTAAATAATCAAGTCCTATGAAAAACTTATTTCTTTCAGTATGTTTCATTACAATGTCTGTTCTTGGTTTTTCTCAATCACAATTACCAAGTCACATCAATTTGAAAGAAATTCAAAAAGAATTTATGATTCTTTATTACAAAAGATGTGATAGTTTGGGTCATAAAATATCTGAAGATAATTCTTTACTTTGTCTAACTGAATGTCAGTTAAATTATCTTAAAGATTTTGACGACGTTTCACATAAACAAGAAGTAGGTTCTAAATTTTATTCATTAACCGATAGATATACTTTCTTTTACCCTAAAATGGCGGAAGAATCAAATTCTAATACTGATTTGGGTGAAGTAATTTCTTTAATAGGAACAGGAAAAACTTTACACAAACAAAATAATAAAGAACTTGCAAGAAGATTATTTAACGCTTTTATGAAATCAGACTCACATAGAAAAATTATGGATGAAAAAAAACTAACAAAAGTTAATTTCCAAGTTGGGGTAAATAAATTCAATTCAGTCTATATTGTTGGTATTCTTTCAAATAAAACTTTAAAATAATAAAAAAAGGAGTTAAACTCCTTTTTTTATTGTTAATTATATTTTTATACCAATTGTTTATTTAGAAAAATATCTATCCGAGTAATTTCTTCCACGTCTTTTATCTTTCTTCATTTCTCTTTTTATTTTGTCTGCAGATTTTTTAAGACATTTTTTACTAGGGTCTTCTTGAACAGAATGATGTTTATTTACTCTTTGATATTCTTTATTTTTATGATTTTTTTTCTTTTTTCTATCAAATTTTCTACGTCCTGTAATAATTGAAAATTTCCATCTATATAAAACCGCCCAATATTTTTGACCTTTACTTTCTATTTTGTCAGGGGCGATTTTTTCACCCTCCAAAGTATCTGGTACATTAGGTTTTTCGTCACCGTAATAAAGTTCAACATCAACTGTTGGTCTTACATATCTATATTTTTCATAAGCCTTAGCACCACCTTTATCGGCAGGTTCAGGAGTTCCAAATTGATTTCTTTTACCTTCGTATGTTGCCTTATCTTTTGGGGCCATATTACGTGTATCTACAAAATTATCAAAATTATAATCAACACCTTTAGGTAAAAAAGTATATCCAACAGGTGGATTTGGTCCAGATGTACCATCACCATTTTGTCCTTTAGCATTTATTGTTGTAGTACGTGTACCTGTACACCAATTACCACCTAATTTTCCGTAGGCATTCATTAACAAATATTCAACAGTCTTAGCCCTTGCCTCGGATAATTGAAGAAAACTCATATCTTTTGCTCCCCCTTGATTTCTAAATCTACTAGCACTTGACTCTATATACATACGTTGTATACATATTCCCGCATTAGGATAAGTTTGTCTAATTTTAGCTAAAGCTGTTTTGTATGGTTCAATAAAAGTTGCCATAAATTCATCTATTCCAGGTTGTTTTAATGCCGAGCTATTATTATCAAAGAAATCTTGCTGGACAATTTCCGATGGAATTGTAACAACATCCACTTCCCCAGGTGTTTCATCATCTTCAGGTGGTGTTGTCATAGATGGGTCTGTAAGTTCAAATGCCGTTTTATTTGTCCCCAATCTACAGTATTTGTATGCATCACTCCCTGATTTAGATATAACTGCGTTAATAATATCCGCAGCATAATACATGTCATCTATTTTTATTTTTTCCCATAAATCAATCTGTGATTGGCCAACAAGAATGTTTTTTACATATCCATTATCTCTTTCCTGAAAATTTACTAATGAGTTAACCTTAATCCTCAAATCATTGAACTTTGTATTATCTTCAGTCGCCTGACCTTCAGATTTAAATGCTTCATATTGTTTTGAATAACTACTCTGACCCTGGGTGCGCTCACCTTGGGTGAGTTTAGTCTGTGATTTAGTTATAAATCTTTTTCTATCAGGTGTTTGTTCACTAATAACTTTTTTTATAATATCAACTAAATCATTTTCAGTTAGTTTAACTATTTTTGTCATAATAAAATATTTTATTAATAAATAGACGAAATTTTAAAAAAATTATATACTTATTGCTAAATAAATGAAATAATGGCAGCTAAAGCAACAGGTTCAACGAAGTTATCATTCGGAGTTAAGAAATCAGGTAAATCATCAAAGAAATTTACATCCAATAAAACAAGTAAGAATTACAAAAAACCTTATAAAGGTCAAGGAAGATAAAATGAAAGAATACATTAAAAAACAAATCGGAAACATTAAACAGTTTTCATTTGCCGAGATGACTTCCAATAGTTCAGGAAAGACATCAGGAAGTGGAACGGCGGGTCTTTACATCGTGTTTATCGGAGGTTTGACATTCCTTGTTGGTTGTGTTGATAAAATGTTTTTAAACAACGATATTGACGTTGTAACACAATCAGTAGTCCTTGTTGGAATCGGAGCAAGTCTTTTAGGTTATAGAAAATCAAAAGATAATTCTGAAGAACTTAAGGTAGAAGAAGTACAAGAAACTACTGAAGAAGAAATTAACGGTTAATTCCACCAACGTTCAATATTCTCACTCAAGATTTTAAAAAGTAACTTTCTTGCCCTTTCGTGATTGTATCTTCCGATATTCAAGGCAATTCTTGATTTAACTTCGTATGAAGTTAAATCCTCGTTGTCTATTTTAAAAATATGATATTTTTTATCAGTAACAATTTTCTTATAAACCAATGGATATTTTTTGAAAAAGTCATTTAAGTTTTCTTTTTTCAAACGTGTCTCCATATAATATCCATCCAATACATCTTCAATATCATCACCTGTCGGAACAAAGAAAAAATCTTTATCCTCGTAGTCCATATATTCCATTACATAAAACTCTTCTTGAACTTTTTCCATCAGTTTAACACACAACATCATTCTTTTAGCGTCAAGGTCTGAATTAGTGTGAAAACCTTTTTCTTTAATGTACTTAGCTTGTTTTTCTAACTTGAACTTGAATACTTCAAAAATGTAATGGTCGTCCCAATCTCTATCTTTCCAAATAACAGGAAACCATTTAATCAAATTACCAACAGAGGTGAAAAAACCTCTTACCTTATAACCAATTTTAGACCAATAAAGTTCTTTTATTTTTTCAATCATAATTCAAGAATTGTTTTCTTACTAATTAAACTTTTCTTTAAGGAAACAATACTACATTCAAAGTCCAAAGAATATTGTGTTAATTCTTCAGAATTTTCATACTTTTTAACATAAAAATCAATCAGATTTTCGGCAGATTGAATTTGTCCAAAGTGGGTAATCGAACCAATTACCTTACGTATCCATTGAAAGTCCCTATCCATAGGACAAATATACATAATCTTTTTTAATTATACAATAACGCAGTTAATTGCGGATTACTTTTTTCGTACATACGAATCATGATACCTGCTTCAGTATTCGCATAATTCTCTTGAGATTGGGTGTTAAACCCTTGCAACTTGATATTTCTTTGACGAGCAAACTCGTGAACCCACTCGTGAGCAATAGTTCTTAAAATGTCAATTAACATTCTTCCACCCGCAAGAACTTTAATTCTACCAAGTATTTCACTTCCTGTAGTCATTTTACCAAAACGTTCACCAAGAAGTTGGATATCAACGTCTTTCTTAAGTGGAGAGTTTTTTTGGCAAAATCTCAAGAAGTCCTGAATAACATTTATCTGTTCAGAACCAAGTCCACTAGATTTATCATATAAATTTACTTTCATCTTAACAATAAATATCTTATATTTCTTTTGTATATATAATTATGAAAAAGAGTTTTTTTGAAAAAGTCCTAAATAAAACAAACAAACAAGACATTGACCAATGGTTTGGTGAAAATTCTGAAATCAAAGTTACGGAATTTTCTCATTCAATTAGTCAGAAAAAAAACATTTTATCAGTAAAATTATACCCATCAAATTATGAATACGCTATCGAACTTTTTCCAGAAGGCCTGGAAATTCTTGTCCTACATACTATCAAAAGTCTTTCACTTCCTGAGGATTATATATTAACAACATCTATAGAACACTAAATTATGAATACAAAAGTTTGCAGTAAATGTAAAATTGATAAAGAAATTTGCGAATTTAGAAAATGTTCAAAAATGAAGTGCGGATTTCAGTCTGAATGTAAAATGTGTGCAAAAATAAGTTACAATTTAAATAGAGAAAAAAATTTATTAAATAAAAAAATATACACTGAAAAAAACAAAGATAAAAAATCAGAATACGACAAACACTATAGATTAAAAAATAGACTTAAAAAAAATGAATATCTCCGAAATTACAGAAGAATGAAGAGGTTGAATGACCCAACATTTAGAATTGTTGAAAGTGTAAGAAGTAGAATTAAAATTTTTTTAAAAACAAATAATATTCAAAAGTTTAATAAAACATTTTATATTGTTGGCTGTAAACCTGAAGAATTAAGAAAATTTTTAGAAAGTAAATTTACCGATAATATGAGTTGGGATAATTACGGAAAATGGCACATTGACCATATTATCCCATTATCATCAGCCAAAACTGAACAGGATATATTAAAACTTTGTCATTATACTAACTTACAACCTTTATGGGCAAAAGATAATATTATAAAATCTAATAAAATTATAAAAACTTAAAATTATGCCACATCCAATCGTACATGCAAAATCATCAGCAAAAAAATTCGGAGGAAAATGGGAAGATTATATTGAAATTCATGAATGGTTTGATAATACGAAATCATGGTATGGACATTCATTACACAGAATATGGAGACATCACTCTGAAGGTATATTTGAAATGGAACAACGTTTTGGTGCCGAATTTAAAAATAGTGATGGGAAAACTGTATACACCCGTTATGTCGGTGAACAACATGTAATGGAAGATTGTAACGGATATATTCCATCGGCAAAAGAATGGGTGTTAGCATTAGAAAATAAACAAAGACCTTTATGGATGATTAAAACCATGAAGTTAGAAATTGATGATTGATATTTATTGTTATGGAAGAATTATTTAACAACCCGGAAATTATAAAAAAATTTAAACTTTTACATTATATCTTATTAAGTAATGGTGTTACTCGTATCAGTAATGACTTTTATGTTGATTATGATGGAAATGTTGATTATCACTTTTCACCTTGGACTAATAAAGGTGGTGCTTATGATATTATCCCTAATAAATTATTTGATTTTTTAGATAATTTTTTTGATTCTATAAAAGATGAAGTTTTAGATTCATTAGAAGGTGATGGTGATTCTAGAGCAACGGTATCATGTGAGTATTTAACAACAGATAAAACTTTTACAATTGAAGAAGATATTCAAACTATGGGTTATGAATCATCTTACCAAGAGTTTGAAATTGACGAAAAAGAATTACTTGAAGATATGGTTCAGTGGAAACAAGAAGGTAAACTTAAAATTACAGTTGATTTTAGCGGTGGTGGTGATTCAGGTTATATTGACGATTTTGGATATTACAATGATGGTATCGACAAACATGATTTATCCGCAGTTTGGGAAACCAAGTTATATGATATTTTGGAAAAAAATCATGGTGGATGGGAAATAAATGAAGGTTCTGAGGGAACGTTCATAATTGATAATGAAAACCAAATTATAGAATTAGATTTTCGTATGAATACTGAAGAATCTTCAACAGGTTACGAATTTAAACACCAATTTGAGTTTTAATAAACCTGAATAGTTCTTTGTGGTCTGTCGTCACCAAAGTCAGGACAGAAATAAGTATTATTACCATCGTGGTAAATTGTTCCACCAATTCCATTAGGAATTTTGTGTTTTTCATGGAATTTTTCATCCAAATCTATTTGGTGATTTCCATCATGAATCAAAAAACATAAATTTTCAAAACCACACTTATATTGTTGGTCTTTGTTCTTATGTCTCATGAACTCATCAAAAGACATTACGTATCTTGCGTCTTCGTTAAGGTATCTTTTAACTATAAATTCTAATTGGTTTTCTGTAATAATAAACTTTTTCATATTGTATAAATATATCTATGCTTGGTTATATGTAGTATAATCACCCTTTGAATATAAACTATACTCATGTTTTCTTCTCTTTATTAATTCACCATCTTTCCATCCAGTTGTAAAGTGTTTTTCTATTTCCGGATTTCTGTTTGGGTTGGGGTTAATTTGTATTGCTTTCTTTAAATCTGATTTTGCGTAACCACCAAAATTATATTTTAATGAACACAAGGCATCAAATTGATGTTGTGTCAATTTATTATGCCCACCACCATAAGATAAAATTTCAGGTTCTACTATATTTTTAACATAGTTATTAACTTTTTTTGAGGCTTCCGGTTCAGTTATTGTGTCGCCAGGTCTTACAGGTCTACCATTAATTTTTATTTGACCATACCCGATAGTCAAAATACCGTTTGTGTCTTTATACGGTTCAGAACGAAATCCTTCTTGTTTTTTAATGTAGTCAATAGCCCTTGTTGAACATCTTGTTGCGTAACTATCGCTTGAATTTGATGACTTTTTATCTAAAGATTTTTTAGCAGTCTCAAGTCCAGATTTAATTGTTTTATTTATATCACTAACAACACCTCCCGAATCTGGTTTCATTTGGTCTTTTGGTTGTCCCATAGAAGACCATTTATCCATAAAATTCGGTTCTTCTTTTTTATCATCAGAACCAAAATATTTATTATAGAAATCCATAGTCGATGTCTGTTCATTAATATTTGGTTTTAAAACAGTCATAGCTTCAGGAAAATCTTTATTCAAAACGTCCTCATCTTTATTTGTATAAGGAATATTTTGTAAAACATATCTAATTGAATTTAAACCTGAAATTTTCTTATCATTTGAATCCAAAACAACCCAAGGATGGTTAACTGTTGATGTCTTATCAAAAAGTTTTTGTTTATACTCTGTAAACTTCTCCCACACATCTTGCATCTTCTCATCATTCTCAGAATACTTCCAATATTTTAATGGGGACTTTTGTCTAAAATCAAATCTCTTGGCTTGAGTTTCTTTATCTATTGAGAACCAAAGTTTAAATAGATAATCACCGTCAACAACTAATGACTCCTCAAAGTCCTGAACATTATCCATAAAGTCTTCATACTCTTCTGAAGAACCGTAACCCATTACAGGTTCCACTAAACCTCTATTATACCAACTTCTATCAAAGAAGTTTATCTTACCTCTTTCAATTTGATTACTGTATCTATCCCACCAGTTCTTTCTTTCGTCAGGTGTTGGAATACCGAGAGCAATTACTTTATAATATCTTGGATTTAAGTTTTCAGTAAACTTCTTAATTGTTGAACCTTTACCCGCCGAGTCTCTTCCCTCAAAAACAATAATAACAGTTTTACCTGTTTGTTTTAACCATTCTTGTAATTTTAAAAGTTCAACCTGTAAGAAAAATATTTCTTTCTTGTAAATGTCTTTATTTAAAATTGATGGTTCCTCTTCAGGACTAACAACTTCTTTTTTAGTTTTTCTTTTTTCTAATGACTTAGTTAGTTGTTTAAAAAATTCAAAAACATTAATATCCTTATTACCTTTTAATTTCAAAGTTTTTAATATACCTCTTGTAAGTAATCCAAAATCAACTAAACCTTCTTTTGAAAAACCGTCAATTTTATTAATAAATTTTTGGATTTGAGCACTATAAACTTTGTTGTCTTTTAAAACCGCAACAAGAGATTTAACCTCAGGGCTATACTTTGGTTTTTCAGATTCTGTCAAACCCATATTATTTTTTATCTTACTAACTTCAGTTAATAAATTCCTCATACTAATAAATACTTTTTAATAAGTATTTTGTAAATTAATATAAACCACAAATCCCCTCATTTGAGGGGATTTTTTTATTCTTTAATCTCTTTCATCAACTTACCCCACAACACTGTCTGTAATAGGATAAGACCAACACTTAAAACAAATACAGGCAATGATGGTGAGTTAATCATTAATACAACTGATAATACAAGAGCGAACATTGCTGAAGTCAATTTTAGTTTTAAGTTTTTCATAGTAGTGTTGGTGTTAATTGTTTTACAAATATAAGCAAAAAAACTCCCGATTGGGAGTTTTTTATTATTTTTTTTTAAAAATTAACGTCTTCTAATGTGTCTTCTGATACTCTCAGCCATTGGGTCTCTTGGTTCCTCGTCTTCCATATCCATATCCATACTATCAACATCAGAATCCATTTCTTCACCTGAATTCATTTTATTACTTTCGTAATCTCGGATAATAGACTTAAGTTCCATTGCTTCTTCTTCTTTACCTTCAGTATTTCTTAATTGACCGTAAAGTTCCTTAAGATAATCCCATCCTGCAATACCTAAAAGAGCAATAGTTGTTCCAACCATTGTCGCAATTGCCCCACCAGTACTCATTGCTTCGGGATTAAAGAAGTTTTCAACATCTTCATTAACTCTGTTTCTTTTATTTCTTTTTGTTTCGTTAACTACTGTTTTAATTAATCTAGTTAATTCTGATTCTGATAATCTTACTACTTTTTTCATTTTTTTATTTTTTTATTTTTTTATTTTATCTTGGAGCACCTCTATATGATGTGTTCGGTTTAATTGGTACTACATAATCAGGAGTTCCTTTATAAGTACAAAACGGTCTTGATGTAATTACTTTTGCTAAATCGTTATTTAGATAATCTTCTTTAATACCACCTTTTCTTTGGAAAGGTTGATTAATTTCCCCTAATCCTTTTTCAAATGCTGAGTTACAATTCCATCTGAATTTAATAGGTTCACTACGTCTTTTTACATTCAAAAAAGTACCTGTATAACCATCAACTCCCGCACCTGTCGAAATATCTTGAACTGTAAATTCAACTGTTGGTAAATTATTAATTGTTGTTATTCCAACTTCTTTTATTTTATAGTTTTCAGAAGTTCTTTTACCCTTAAAAATTCCGCTTTCACCTGTGTATTTGTTTAAACCATAAGCATTAAACATAAGAACTTCAGAACCTGTAAGACCTGATACTTCCTTACGAAATTGGTCAGGTGTTTTTGCAGTTAAATCATCGTTTTCTTTTATAACTTTTTTAATTAAATTAATAAGTTCATTTTCTGTTAATCTAATAACTTTTTCTTTTTTCATAAAAAATTCTTTTTTATCTATATAAATACAAAGAAAATTAACTTTTACACTTTTTTATATCAAAAAAAAATAATATAATTGTATATGAGTAAAATTAAAAACGGTGATAATGTATCTGTTCATTATACAGGTAAATTAGAAGATGGTACAGTATTCGACACATCTTTAGCTGAGGGTAGAGAACCTCTTACAGTAACATTAGGTCAAGGACAATTAATTCCAGGTTTTGAAAACGGATTAATTGATATGACCGCTGGCGAAATGAAAACAATTGAAATTGAGCCAGAAAACGCTTACGGAGATATTAATCCTCAACTTGTTAGTGAAGTGTTACTAAACCAAGTCCCTGAAGGTGTTAAAGCTGGGGATATGTTACAAGGACAAAACCAATTTGGTCCAGTAAACGTTGTGGTTACAGAAATTAAAGAAAGTACTGTTGTATTGGACATGAACCATCCATTAGCAGGTAAGAAACTTATCTTTGATTTAGAAGTTGTATCGGTAAACTAATACAATTTCATTTATTTTTCAAAATGTCCCACGTCTTGTGGGATTTTTTGTTTACATTAGCATTATGAATATCTTCTTTTTGGATTGGGATACAAAAAAATGTGCAGAATACCATTGTGATAAACACGTGGTTAAGATGATACTTGAGACTGCACAACTATTATGTGGAGCCCACCATGTAACCCACCAAGTACCCACCAAGTACCGACCAAGTACCGACCAAGTACCGTATAAGTTATCACATAAAAACCACCCCTGTTCAATATGGGTCAGAGAGTCATTATCAAACTATCTTTATCTTTGTGACTTAGGAGTTGAATTATGTAAAGAATACACTTATAGATACGGAAAACGTCATAAATCTCAAGATGTTATTGAGTGGTGTATCACAAATAAGTTAAACATTTGTGATAAAGGTTTTACAGAACCTCCAAAAGCAATGCCCGATGAGTATAAAGTAAAAGACGTTATAGAATCATATAGAAACTACTATAACGGAGCTAAAAAAGATTTTGCTAAATGGAAAAATAGAGATACACCTGAATGGTTTATCCATTCATCAATTGTTGCATCTGAGCAACCAATTGTCCCTGTTGCATCTGAAGTGTTCTAATTCTACCCATTTGTTCATTGTTGAGTTCGAAATCCTCAGATTTAATTTCATTAATTTTGTTATCCAAACGGGTGTGTTGCATTAGTAAGTTACTATACAATTGTGATTTTTCTTCTTGTGTCATAAAATAAAAATAAAAATAAATTTAAAAAAATAAACCCCTTTTTATAAGGGGTTTAAAATTACTTGTTTGACCAATTAAAGTTCAATACAGTGAAAGAAACTTTTTTTGATGACCAATCCAATTCAATTGATAGAATTATAAATGCTAAGACTTTAACAGTAATGTTGATTTCGTCAATTTCCTGTAATTTTAACCAAAGGTTGTTGAATTTCATAATAGTAAGTTTTTATACTATATAAATATAGTTAACTTCCACAATAATCATCACATTCGTCTAACAATTCTCCATCATCATAAACTTCTTGGTCGTAATAGTCTTCATCAGGTAAATTGTTTAATGTCATATTGTTTTTATTTTAGATTACAAATATAGTAAAAAAATTCAATTAATGGTTCATTTACCAATCAATTTTAGGTCCAAATTCCCTTTCGTCAATAATATCGTTTATGTATAATTCAATATTGGGTAACAAATCTTCTATCCTATATTGAATTTCCCCCCTGATATTATCAAAATCATCTCTTAACTGAGTTCTGTAAATATTAATGAGAACTTTTATCTTACCTGACATTACAACATCAACAACCTCAATCTTATCAACAGATTCAACTTCGTGTAATTCATCCATCTCACCCATTCCCCACTCTTCAGACTCTTCTCTTAAACTATCTAATTTAGAATTAATTAATCCTTGAATTAAATTTTTTGTTTTTTCTAATTGTTTTTGGTCTATGATATATTTCATCATCAGATATTTTTATCTTCCAGAATCAGTTAAAAATTTAACACCGTCAAATATATTACAATTTTTTAATTTTACAAAACCACCCGGACATGTTTCTTTGGTTCCTTTAGGTACCAATTTCCATGTTCCACTATAATTCCCATTCCTTGCAACCGCACGATACGTTCCATTAATATTAAGGTGGAATATTGTATTTATAGTTTTACTCTCTCCAACGTATGTTTTACCATTTTTGTCTGCTGAGTCTATTTTGAAGTTACGGTTTTTTAGTTCTTCACCAACATTTTTAGTATTACTTTGTGTGAAATTTGGGTCACTGCTATGAGGTCTTTTTTGTTCGTTAACAGGGTTTGATGGTAAAGGTAAAGGTATTTTAAAAATTTGTTGTAACATGAATAGTATAGAATAACCCATAAGTGCTTTCCCAATACTTTTTGTGTTTATTTTTTTATTTTTGTTTTTATCATTTTTAAAAAATTTTATTAATTTTTGTATCCATTTTGGTTTTGGGTTTCTGTTACTAAGTTCCATGAAATATTGTTTAATTTCAGATTCAGTTTTAGTTGCAAAGAAATTTTCAATTACAGGGCCAAGTTGGTCATCATGAGTTGTCTCAATTTTAAGTTCAAAAGTTGATTTTTCATCACTTTCATTAATAACTCTTTTAACAATGTTAATTAAGTCTGATTCAGTTAGTCTTATTACTTTTTTCATACTAATAAATATATCAAGATACAATAATGTTCACATCAACATATTGCCAGTCTCTGTTTATCATTGTTTTATATTGACTCAAATTTTCTATAATACAATCCCATACAGGGTTTTCAAACAATTCATCATTATCATACTTTATGTCATAAACCAAGTGAACCATTTCATCATAGTTTTTCATAAAATGATGAACCTTTCTAACAAGGTCATCAACAAATATTTTTTCAATTTCAAAAGTGATGTCTATTCTAAAAGATTCACTACTTTCCCAATACATTTCAAAGTTATCATCAACAATATATTTTCCATATATTGTATATATTATGCTGTTATTATCTCTGTATTTTATCTCAACGGTATCTGTATTTAAACATTTCCTTAATTTTTTTTCATTTTCTTTAGGAATATAAAACTCTCCTTTATTGAAATCATTTAATACTATAAGTGATGGACGTTGATATGATTTAATTGATACATTGGCAAAATTTCCAACAGTATCTAATTCATCATCAAGTAAAGAGCTGAGTGCATTGTATGAAAACGGAATGTTATTTGGATTTTTTATCTTTAAGATTGGAACTGTAACCATTTCATTATACAAAGGAACTTTAGTATATTCATCATCATGATAAATTATTAATCCGTGAATCTCTTTTGACTTAAAATAAACGGACATTACTTTAGAAAACGCCTTGTATTTGGAAGGTAAATTACTCATATATTATATTTCGTATTCGTCAGGAATTATTTCTTCAACGTCTTCTTCTGTTGTATTAATCACTCGTTTCATATCTCTCCAATCAATACCATTGATTGATAGAATATGTACCATTGTCATACCTGAATTAAGTTTTTTATCACTAAGTAATGCCCATTCATCCGCAGTATCATCCTCATACATTTTCAAATAATTATATAAGATTGCAATATCAACTTCATCAGTAACTTCAGGTATTATTACATCAACATAAACGTCATACATTTCTCCAAAGTAGTCATCTGCCTCTTCAACAGCTTTTATTTGAACAGGAAGTCGGTACCTTTTGGACAAATCGTCAAGATAGAACTCAATATTACCTCCTAACTTTGAATCAACTAATGCTTTTAGATATGGATATTGGGAAACTTTTTGGATAAATTGTCCCAAACCACCGAAAAACTTGGCAATATCCAAAACAGACCCCCCCTTATCGATTAAACCAATTACTTTTTGTGAAAAATTATCAGACATATAAGATAAATACATTACAAAACAAAAAACCCCACTCAGATGAATGGAGTTAATATTTGATTATAATAAATCAATGACGGGTTTTGCAAATTCCTTAACAATTCGTTTTGAATTAATTTGAAGTAAATCAAACGACTCAAGAGCAAATGGACGACCACCAACCTTTGTCATAAACTCAGATTCAATTCCAGGTTTAAAATTTCCAACAGGTATTGTCTCACCATATCCAGGAAAATCAGAATTGTTTGTACCGAACAAATAATTTACATCACCACCTTTCTCTAAAATTAAAACACTATCTTGACAGAACATCTCACCAAGTTTTTTTATCTTATCAGTAAAAGATGGGTCGTTAGGAAGATTAACAACAAAATAACTATCCTCACTAACTTCAATTTGATTGTCAGACAAAAAGTTCTCAATGTAAGTTCCCTTAACATTTGTTACACCATACCCCAAAGAAATAAGAGTTGATTTCAAATGTTTATTACGAGATTTATTATCTCTAATATTAAGTTTTTTTCCGTCCTCATTATCAATACAATTTATAAGAGAACTTCTAAACGCAGTAATAATTGAACAATCATGTTTTTGAATAAATGAATGTACACGGTTTAAAGATGACTCATTCAGTACATTACCAAATTTGTTTATCATTTCTCTCATTTGTTTACTCATAATAATAAATATTAACAAAAATTATTCTTCGTCAAGATATCTACCAAGATTAACAGGTTCCACAAATGTCCCCTCAAGTTCGGACATTTCTTGTCTATACTCATCTAAAGTTTCAACTGAATAGATGGGAGCAAATAATGGACGACGATTAAATGGGACATTATCTCGGTTTTCCCATTCTTCCAATTCTTTTTCAATATTAGGAATTTGTCGTTTTACATATGAATATTTGTACCACTTCTCGTAGTCCTCACGTGTGGGAACAAATTTAACGTCACCATAGTTATAAATATTCAAATCAGGGTTGTTTGTATAAACATTAAGAATACCCTCATCACCATCATACTGATTACATAACTCCTGAAGAGTATATGGGTTTGTTATACCTTTATCTTCCCAACTTCTTCCATAGGAATGAACTTTACAGATATAAAAATATCCGTCTTCAAAAGAATAAATTTGATTACTAATCTTGTCTTTCAATTCAACAAGTTGTTCGATTGTGTAATTAGATAAATCCATATAAAAAATTATTTTAAAGTATCAATAAACTTTTTTAAATCAGAGAATGATGTACCTGATAATTTGTTTTTCTTTTTAAACATTTTATGTACCTCTCCATTCTTCTTAACTGTTGCTCGTAAAGAAACCTTATCGTTATTAAGGTTAGATTCCTTGGTTCCGTTCATAGCGGTTGTCTTAATTTTATCTAAAACTTTTTTATTTAATACAAAAAACTCAGGAATAAAATCATTTTCACAATCAATGAAACATAAAATATAAAAATCAAAATTTTGCCATTGTCTTAAGTGAGTTAAATGATAAGAATTTTTCTTATCAAGAAACGTACATTTCATTTCAGCAAAAAATTTACCAAAAAAAGCATCACCTCTATCCAAAGATGCAGAAATAGATAATATACCTAATTCTTTAATTAATTTAGCCTGAATTTTACCACCGTATGAACAAGGATTCAAATTAATATAACAATAACATAAAAAATCAATTAAGTCTAATCCAAAATCAACGTCTTTATTGTCAATGTATTTTTGTTTTGCTAATTTAAGAAAATTTAACATAGTAGAGTAGGGGTTTAATGTTGAACGACAAAGATAAATAAAAATTATAGTATTTCCAAATTAATTCCAAGTAATTCACATATATTCATAACATGTCTTACTTTAACTTCAGTAGAACTATACCCACTAATATAAAAGTTATCATTAATTTTTTGTGATTGTTTTAATACCAAGTCATTGTTAGAAAGATAATATTCATGTATACATTCTTTAAACATTTCAAAAGGATGAATCTTAGAAATATCAGAAATAAATGATACGTAATTCTTGGTTGTAATAGTACTATCGTAATTTTTACCTAATACTTTAAATTTAAAAATGGTTTTAGAATTCTTTTTCTTTTTTGGAAACTTTTCGTCATATAGTTTATTAACTATATCAAAAAGCTCATCAGGACATGTTTCAATAAGTTGTTGTAATTTTTCCATAGTATTATATTTTTTATAATAATACTAATAATGATTTTACTAGTCAAATATTCTAGTAAAATACTAAAACTGCATGTTAATTCTCTTAATCTCTATTCCAAACTTATCTTTATAATATTTCTCAATACCTTCACCAACTGAATTTCCAAATAAAACACGCATCTTTTCAAAAAAAGAATAATCAATCCATAATGTCCCGTGATTATTTCTGTGGGCAATTCTTACAGGGTGACCATCACTATCAACGTCTTTCCTACTAAAGAAATGAATATACCCATCATCTTTGTCAATGTTCATTTCAACATCACCATAGGTAGCCTCCATGTACCTCTTAATAACCTCATTTAACTTACTCTCGGTAATAATATATTTCATATTACAATAAATATTTTATATAAAAATAACATCCCACACCGCAGTGGAATCTCCGTTCTTATCTTTAGGGAATAATAATTTAAACATAGTGTCAATATTATCATCAATCTCTGTACCCTCGTCATAAGCGTGATAACTACGACCACCTGTATTTAGTATAATTTGATATACAGGATATGTCTTATCTTTAACTTTCCAATTTTTTGTTTCTATCGAGACATCACCATTAAACCATTCGTATTTAGATAATAGGTTCTCAAGATATTCTTTAAAGAAATTAACTTTCCTCATTTGTAAATTCTGAGACTCGGTGATAATGTATTTCATATTCTACCTAATATTATTTAGCCCTTTTCACCCTTTTTTCAGGAGGTCTTACAAATTTAATATTATTTGTTTCTTCCCAATCCTCAATAAATTGTCTTGCAACTGTTTCAGGAATTCGTTTATCCATTAAATGTTCAATTGCGTCTTGAATTAATGTGTTTCTTGGGTCATCAAAATTTTTCAATTCAGAATCAACCAATTTAGCCATTCTTGAATCTTTTAATTTTTTAGGTAGTGGTTTAGTACCAATCTTATGTGGTATTCTTGTTAATAAGTTTGTTCCTACTAATGCTGCGGTAATTATACCAGCAACCATTGCGCTATCAATGTCTTGGTGTTGTGGATTCAAGGTATTAATAGTAACTGCTCCTGTCATAAGAGACAATACTGTAGTTGCAAATCGTGTGATTATTTTTGTAAGCTCAAGTTTATTTTTTTCAGCTTCGGTATCAACAGTGATACCCCTTCTAGAAAACCCTATTGATTCACTAACCGTATCACCTTCAATAACACTATCAACAACATCTTCAGCAACGTCTTTAAATTCATCTTCCCCAATAGAGTTGTATAGTTTCCCAAGAGTTAACAAATCTTCTTTTGATATGTTATTAAGAATTATATTGGTTACCTCGTCAGTTATTTGTTGTTCCTCGTTTTCACGAATAATACGTTTAACAATTCTTGTCAAATCAGATTCTGTTAATTTTACAATCTTTTTCATATTACAATAAATACTTTAGAAATCACTACCAGCTCCACCACCTCCGAAACTACCTCCACCAAATCCCCCAAAACCATTATTGTTGGTGTAATCATCATCATCAAAATCATAATAAACTCCATAACGGGGAATTGGTTCGTCTTCTTTCTTCTTATGTGGTGAAACACGAGATAAATTAATTTGAGCTTTTTCCAACTCCATATGTAATTTTTTGTCGGTTTCAAATATATTTTTACATAACCCGACAAACTTCTGAAACAGAGGGTTATTTTCATCCATAAAACCCATATCACCATAACCCTTTGTATGTTTTGGAATCTGAACAATAACATCAGAAGATGGAATACGACCAACATCCATATTTTTTCTAACATTAAACACAACAACACTTGCAGTTGTCTTGATACCATCAATGACTATCTCACCCTTAGAATAAATTACAAGGTTTACATCCTTTTGATGTGTTCTACGAGCATCTGTACTAAAATCACCAGAATCAATAGAATCAACAACAAACTCAAACAACTTCAGTTTTCTATCATCCGTTAACTTTAAAGGTTTAAAGAATAACATCTTCTGCTTCAATTTATCTGAGAACGACTGTTCTTCTTCTATAACTCTTTTAACTATTTTAACCAAATCTGATTCAGTTAATCTTACAATCTTTTTCATATTACAATAAATATATACCAAATAAAAAACCCCTCACATGGAGGGGTTGTATAATTTAATTTTGTTTTACATATCATTCCAACGTTTGGGATTAAACCATCCAAGATGTCTACCGGTATCCTCAAAACTTTGACGATTATTATCATCATAATCTTCTTCCTCCTCATCTTCTTCACCAACAATAGCATAGTTCAATTCGTCAAGAACAGAATACTTATCAATCTCATCGTCATTAGCATTTAAAAAGATATCACGACCAAGATACTTAACCAATGGTATACCCTCTTCAACATAAGCATTATATAACTCAATAATATCACTTGGTGATGCCGATTCACCTCCAAATTCCATTCTAACTCCCTTGAAACCTTTAGATATGAAAATATCCTTTTCTTCATGTCTATTTTCATTAACTTTACGTTTTGGTTTATCTTTATTATCCATATCTCTAACAATAGAAAATACATCCTCAAGTTTAGATAACGCTTCTTTCTTATCTTCATCATTAATTGAATTTCTCAACGAATGTAATAATGTATATAAATCTTTTCCTTTTTCTTTTGGAGAAGACTCTTCTTTAACAACTCTTTTAACTATTTTAACCAAATCTGATTCAGTTAATCTTACAACTTTTTTCATAATATATAATGTTTACTATAAATACTTAAATTTTATTTTTTAATGATTCTTTCCAACCAAAATAAAAACCTACACCAACAATTATATTCATTCCAAAAGACGCAATAACCTCATAAATGTCGTTATAAATATTAAGTGATAGATGGACATGACCAACAACCCAAAATGGAATAGATAGATTCTCAGCAATCCATATGATAAGATATTTTAAAAATTCTTTCATATAAATAAGTATCTAAAAACAAAAAAGGGGGTAGGGGGAATTGGAACAACGGAAAAAAAATTATTTTTTCTTTTTGAATTTTTTTCTATATGTAATTGTATCTTCACTTTCATGATGTTTCATATCAAAATCAATACAATCAATATCTTCACCAATAATATCAGAAAAATATTTAATGAGTATTTTTGAGAATATCTTCTTCCTAAAAATCGGAACAAAGTCTGTTATCTTTAATATAGTAACCTCATATATTACAAGTTCATATTCACATCCCTTATCGATATTAGGACTTTTTTTTGTGTTAATATAAGCAACTTCCTCACCATCAACAGTAATATCATAAGTCAAATAACCCCCACCTTCATCTTTGTTAAATTTAACATCCTTAAAAAATGCATCAATTAACTTATAGACAAGTTTAGAATATTGTTCCTTTGTGATTTTGTATTTCATATTATTTTCTTTTAAGGTTAGTATATCCTTTATCAATATAATTCTTCAAATAAGTTTCAACCTTATCTGTAAAAAATTCAATAACCATTTTTGGTGGCATAAATTGAAATTCACCCCTACGTTCAAGGTGTGGAAAACGACCATCAGGTATTAACCGATTAAATAGGGAATCATATTTAAAAATAAAATCATACCCATTATTATATCCGAATATTTTCCCGTCTTTATAAAAATATACCGTCGCAGTTATACTATCACGTCCATTATCACTCATATACGAAATATAAAATGTGATATTAAGTTTTTTAAGAGTTTTTGAAATTAACTCGGAAGATTGGTTTTCAGTTATAACGTATTTCATATTACAATAAATACATCAAAACAAAAAAGGGGGTAGGGGGGATTGAACAACAAAGAAAAAAATTATTTTTTCCCAAAGATATTCATAAACTCTTTTTCGTAATCACGTCTCTCAACCTTAACGGTGTTTACCTGAAACTTAACAAACTTAACATCAGTATATATCATAGGAAATGACATGTTGATTTTATCACCCAACTTCTCAGGAGATAATACCTCACTTGAATCCCAATTGTATCTAACATCAACATATACCAAATACGTTGGAGTAGATTCAAAACTATCAACAGTATATGTAAATTTAGTTTCAAACTTATTAATAACAATTGAATTAATACCAGGTAAACTCTTCTTAAGAACCTTGAATAATAATTCAGGAAAAACAAATTCACCATCCTTATTATACGTTCTGTTGTTCATTGAAGAAACACGATAATCATTATCAATATACGGATTAACAGTCATTCCACCATTAGTTATAGTATAATTACCATAATCCCTTGTTAACAAAACATTATCTCCTAAAATATTCATCATACCAATATTCTCTTCTTCAGGTTCCATATATATTTTTTTTACAAAGATAAAACAATAATACTAATTTACCAAAATTTATTTTTTACATATATCAATAATAAGAAAAAAAAATGAAATAAAAAACCCCTTGAATAAATCAAAGGGGTCGGTCCAACAATACTATCATTGGAGAGGTTAATTTTTCATCTTCTTATACTTAGAATATCCTTTCTTAATTTTTTCATTAAATTCAGGTGTCTCCATTAATGAAAATAATTCCTCCACTTTCTCTCGTGGTAAGTCATAATCCATTTCATAAGCCATACACCCCAAAGTTGTCCAAACAATCTCCTCCTTATATTCATCGTAATCTTCCGCATCATAATCATTAGGTTTTAACCCAGGTATTACCTGACCAAGAATCTTATCTATAAATTTTATCATATTACGACTAAAAGATTTTTTCTTATCTTCATTAATCACACGTTTAACAATATTAGTTAAATCAGATTCCGTAAGTGTTACAATCTTTTTCATATTTTATAAATACCAATTTTCCAAAAAATTTCCCAAAATTTATTTTTTACATATAGGGAACATTTTAAAACAAAGGGTCGCTTTTCTAAAAAAATTTTCCAGGATTTTTTCGAGGGGATTATCCCCCCTATATGACCAAAAAACCCCCTATATAAGGGGGGATACGGGAGGGGGGACCCCATAGGTAGGGGTATAGGAGGGGGTAGTAGGGGGTGTTGATAACTTTTAATAAGTATCCCCTCCCCTTTACATTAGGTCACATCCTTTTACCACTGCTACTATGGTAACCATTAGTAGACAGTATAGGATGATTGCCTGATTGGGTGTGATGGTAAATCGTTTCATCTTATCGTCTGTGTTTCTTAGGGGTACACTGATGTTGTAGTTGGTTCTTCCCTTTGTTCACACGTTTAGTTTGTTTGTACATCTTCTGTTGTGTGTTAGAATGTTTCTTGTAGTTGTACCCATGTTGTGGGGTAGAACAAGATGTTAGTATAACGACTAACATGATTAGGGGTAGTATGTATTTCTTCATAATGTATAGACTACAAATATAGTTCAAAGGTTTTATATATACAAATTATTTCTTAGATAAATCAAGTAGTATGATTGGTAGTCTATCTTTATCAACATATGATAACACATCATCGTAGTCAGATAGTTTAATCCAATCACCTTGGTCACCCCACCAAGCGGCTACTTCAAAGGTATCCACTCCATCACCACGTAACATATTCATCCCACCGACAATAGATTGAAGACCACCACCGACAATAGATACTGTGATATTGTTGGGGAGTGTAAGTAAACCTTGTACCGCACCCTTTACCACACCGTGGGGTTTGAAGTCAAAGTCTTTAATGGTATATATCTTCTGTCTCATTACTACAAAGGTAGGGATTTATTATGTGATAATATATTTGTTTATTTAAAAAATCCGCCGTAACTTAGCTTGGTGCCTTATATATTTTTTTTTATAAGAAGAGCGTCAACACAAAGATACGGCGAAGAAAGTTAATATCCTAATTTTTTATTAATTATTTTCGTTGTAACTTAGCCCCGTAAGTGTACCTTATAACGATAAGGGGATAAAGGGCTGGCACGGTTAATGCTTGGAGTGTATACTCCACCCTGCTTTTAAAAAAAAAGAAGATTTTTTTTGTGGGGGAAGAAAATTGTTGTATATTTGTAGAACAATAAACAACCACTATGAAAATCACCCAAGACAAACTATCAACCAAATTGTTAATGAGATTCATCAAGAAGCAGAACCTTGTTGTTATGACTGACACATGGAACCACTTCGGTGAGGTGTCGGTTCGTATTGTATCTGTGGGTGAGACAGACAAGTGGAATTGGAACACCAATTCTTATGGTCGTGTGATTAACATAGAGGTAACCCTAAAGAGAGAAGGTCACCGTTACGCCGAGTCATCAATCCCAAGTGTTAACTCTTGGCGTAGTCATCACAGAGCAAGTTACTTCAAGAGCAGAAAGTGGTCAGCTAACAACGGAGCACAGAAACTTATCAACAACACAATCATCCCAACCTTCTTCAAAGCTGCCTCTATCCCATTACCAAGACACAATGACGAAATCATCGGGAACATCACCTACAAATTCATCGACTAATATGAAACTCAAAGATAGATTAGATACATACACAACCACCGAACTTCGTAAGATGGGGTTACAACTTATAACCATAGTTAGAAAGACACTCGGTCATGGAAACAAACCATCCCCGAAACTGAAAATTAGAAACGGGTTAACAAATCTCTATGGTCAATACGATTATGAAGCATTAGTTATTAACCCATCCACATGTGATACTGTTGATAAGTTTGTAAAAACAATCATACACGAATACACCCACCACATACAAAGGGGTATCAAACGTAACTACGCATCATCACAATCAAAACATGGTTATTGGAACTGCCCCTTTGAAGTGGAAGCTCGGGGGAATGAAACAAAGTACAAGAGTATTGTATGGAAACAGTTTAAACAAATCCCTTAACATGGTTGTCCAAAATACGTATCGGATTTTCCTGACCCTTGAATAACTCCATGAACTCAGGGGTCAGTGAATACAATGTCAGTATCTTCATGTCCCCTTGGTATGTAGATGATGCTTTCCTATACTCCATCTTACCCACCTTTTCCCCATTATAATATAGGGTCACAGCAACAACATCCCGTAAAGGGTCAGTTACAACCCTTAAATTTTTCAGTATGTCAGGTATGGAAATGGGGTTAGACATATCGTCAGGGGGAATTGTTGATAAATTATTATTCATTTTTTCTTGATTTTGTCAAAATGTCAGGGGAGCGTCAGATAAGGGATAATCCCCTTGACGGGTTTTAGACATATTAACAACTATAAATATAGTGTATATTATGTATATTGTCCATAGGTAAATGTTCCCACTTTTTACCACTGACGTATATGTGAGAGGGGTTTTTGGTTATATGAAAAGTGAAAAAAGTGGTCCTCCTGATAGTGTGAGAAGGGTTTTTTTAACTATATACATTTTCCAGCTAAAAATAGGATGTAACAATAAAGTGGCGTGGACAGACTTTAGTTGTTTAAATCCTTCAACGAAAAGTGTATTTTATAGTGTCTTCAAGGGGGTTTTTAAGATTTCCCCTTACCATATAGACACATGATATGGACAATTATAGTGGTGGTAAAAAGTGGGACATAATGTGTTATATAAGGGATAACCCTGTAGGGTTATGTTCCCTATAAAGAACATTGTCCCTTTCACATTCCACCATATATTTTATACCCTAACAGGTATACTAATATCATCTTATATACCCTTTAGGGTATTTCATTATCCCGATGGGGTACAATACCATTAACAGTAATATGTTATGTCCCTTCATAGTATGTGTCTTTCATTATGGGGGATTATTATAGATTAGTGTTGTACGTTAATTATAGATTCATACAATAGGGGAAATTAGGAAGTTCTTGACCTGATGAAATTAGGAAGTAAACAAATGAATGAACCCATTAGTGTAATGACCCGAAGGGGAATGGAACGACACGATAGTGGAATGGGGGAATGAGTTTGTTTAGTTCATAATTTCTTACTATATTTGCTCTATGGTTATTACAGATAGATTAAAACAACTTATTTTTAAACACCTATATAAAGAGTTGGGTGATTGTGAGATTATTCCTTATAATGGGTCTATATGGTTTATTAATAGGGATAATAAATACTGGTACTTTGAACTTGATGAGTCAGGTACTTTATGGTGGAGATACGATTTTTTTAATTCGTTTTTTCAAATATTCTCCATGAGTTTGGATGATTTTTGTCCTGTTCTATCTTCTTGGGTGGAAGAGGTCTTAAATCATAAGGTATCCACAACCTTCATTCCACTTCCAATTACAACGGACAAGGTGGAAGAGGTCTTAAATCATAAGGTATCTACAACCGTGACAGGTAGCGGTGTTGAAAGCATGATGGTGGAAGATGTATTAAATCATAAGGTATCCACAACGTGCGATGTTAAAGTTCGTGTTCCTTGGAAGGTGGAAGAGGTATTGAATAGTAAGGTATCCACAACTAATACTCACAATGCTCATATCCGAACACGGGTGGAAGATGTATTAAGTCATAATGTTAAGGTGTCTACAACTACCATTCTCAAATACCCCGAACATTCATTGGTGGAAGAAGTATTAAATCATAAGGTATCTACAACCGATTCACTTGATTACGTTGGAAAAATTGAGGTAGAAGAGGTATTAAATCATAAGGTATCAACATTGGAAGCATATTCTGGACCCTTCACAAGAGGGGTGGAAGAGGTATTAAATCATAAGGAATGTACAACGGATGTAGAAATGTCTGTTATGAACTATGTGATGGAACAGGTCTTAAATCAATAATAGTTATTATCTTTATGATATTTATATGTAATGAAATATCTTATCACAGAATCACAATTAGACAGAGTAATCTTTAGATATTTGGATATTAAGAACTTTATTCAGATTAAAAGAGGAAACGCAATATACTTTGTTAATTCGGAAGATGATAAATATGCCCAAATCAGATATGATAGAAACGATGGTTGGTGTTATATACGCCATGGATTAATTTACGAAATTTCTTCTTTCTTTTCTTTGGACATATATGATTCTAAGGAAGTTATCGGTAGATGGGTTGAAAATACTCTACAAATGAGGGTTACTTATACCCGTTTGGTCTTTCACGATGTGAACAATTTGTTTAAAATACCTAACTAATAGTAATAATCTTCCACTCCCCGTTATAATCTTCTACAAGACATGTAGAGTTCTCACAAAAGTCTCCTGAGTTCATATAGTCATTCTCTATCTTCGGGTGATGAATATGTCCACACACCGCAACATCATATCCCTTTTGTTTTGTTAGACCTTTCGCGTTTTGTTCAAAATCAGATACAAAGTTAATTGCCCCTTTTACTGATTGTTTTATTGTGTTTGCCAATGAATGATATGGTAAGTTAAACCACTTTCTTATTTTGTTATATAGAGTATTAAACTTAATGACAATATCATATGACCATCCACCGATTACTGCTAACCACCTCGCTTCCATTATAACGAAATCCAATACATCCCCGTGAAAACAAAAATACTTTCTTCCGTCAATACCATTATGTATATACTTTCTTACAATCCTAATGTTGTTTAATTTAAATGGAATAAAATCTTTTAGGAAGTCATCGTGGTTTCCTCTTATATAAATTACCTTTGTATTCTTCTCAGACATCTTCATGAACTTCCTGAATATCTTGGTACAATCCTTCGTCCATTTACCATTACCTTTAAGAGCCCAACCATCTATAATATCACCGTTCAGTATTAGTTTTTCTGTTGTGTTATTATCCAAGAAACTTATTATCTTATCTGTCTGTGATTGTCTTGCTCCTAAGTGTAAATCACTCATGATTATTGTTTTCCAATTATTCATTCCCAGTATCCTTTATCATCCTCAAAATGATTTTTATTGTTTCTGTTGAAGAATGAACTAACCATAAGTTTTAACATATACCACACCCCTTTCTGTTTGAACCTTCTTGGACTTGTGAATACCGTCGTATTCATGATATAAAACTTGCTTGGTTTAACTTGTTTGGAGAATAGATAATCCTCGGCAACTCTTGCGTTTTCATCAAACCCACCGATTGTATCATATACTTCTTTCTTTACCATCATGAACCCACCAAGACAAAATGGCGTGATTGGTTTAAATACCTTTTGTATTGTATCAAACAATCTGAATATACTATTATACTCACCTGTCGTTGACCTTACCTTACATGTAATCAAATCTGTATTATGTAATAAGAACTCCCATATACAATTGTTTAATATGTTGAAATCCAATAAGAATATGTCAGCATCCAAAAATAAAACATAAGGTGTTTCCACATTCTCAGCCCCCTTATTTCTTGCAACAGACGGAAGTCCTCCTGAAATAATCTGTAGATTAAAATAATCTGTTCTCCTATTTTCCAAAGAATAGGATGTATAATCATCATCCGATGAATCACAAACAATAACTCTAACATCTTGTATTCCCTTTTGAAAGTTTAATAAGGACAACGTTTGTTCTATTATCTTGCCCTCGTTCTTACAAGGGATTACTATGGTTAAAAACTTTGATAAATCCATAATAATAAGTATTAAAAACAACCTCAAACCATATTATCATATTCTTATTAAATTATTAACCCAATATGTATTGTTCAGTTTTATGTGTATCTTTGTATTTATATATAATGAAATACCTTATAACAGAATCTAAATTAAATCAGGTAATCTTTAAGTACTTGGATAATCAGGATTTTATTCAGATTGAGAAAAATGGTGGTGTATACTTTATTAATTCAGAAGGTGACGAATACGCTCAAATTAAATCTAGTATAACTAATGAATGGTGTTATATATCCACTAAATTAATTGATGAGATTTCTTCTTTATTTTCTTTACATTATTTAGATTCAAAAGAAGTTATTGGTAGTTGGGTTAGTGATACTCTCCAAATAAAGATTTCTTACACCCTACCCACTGAACGATTGAGAGCACCTAACTAATACTTATATATAATGAAATACCTTATCACCGAATCACAATTAGATAGAGCAATCTTTATTTACTTGAACCATCAAGATTTTATTCAAATTAAAATAGGTCTTTTAGTATACTTCGTTAACTCTGAAGATGATGAATATGCTCAAATCAAAAATGGTAATTTTGGTTGCGTAATAAGTCCCGAATTAATCAAGAACATCTCATCGTTATTTTCTTTGGACAAATCTGATTCTGAATCGGCTATTGGTAGGTGGGTTGGGAATACCCTACAAATGAAAGTTACAAATACCACCAAGGCTGGTTTGATGACCCAGTCTTGGTTGAAAATACCTAAGAATATTTATATATAATGAAATACCTTATCACCGAATCAAAATTAGAGAAAGTAATCTTTAAGTATCTTGATATTCAGGACTTTGTGATGTATGACAACAAGAAGAAATTCAGCAATTATATATATTTCTTAAACAGTGAGTCAGATAGGGAATCACAGATTAGTGTTTATACTAATAACGCTTTTGGTGAAGTTAGGAATTGGGTGTTTGTAAATTCTGATTTGACTGATAAATTATCTACCTTCTTCTCCATTGATAAATCGGATTGTTTGGATATAATCAAAGCATGGGTTAATAATACTTTGGGTATTAGTGATAGTACGGTTTGGGATGGTCCATATGATTACAGATTAATGGTTAACGAATAATGAAATACTTAATTACAGAATCACAGTTAGAAGCATTTTTACTTAGGAGGTTTACAATGGATGAATTGGAATCACTTAGGGATGATTATAACTACATTATGGATGAAGAAGATTTTGAAGATTCCGCCGACAGAGATGACTACGCTTATGAATTAATTGAAAAGTTCGTTGATAGACATAGAGGTGAAGAGTTTTTTCAATATGATGATGATACTGAATTCTATAATAAACGTTCCGAATATATTAGAGCGTTACT